CGGTGGGTCATGGCGGCCTCCTCGCCTGTTGGGCAGGCCGCAGCCGCCGGGAAGCAGGTCCTAGACGACTTCCTCGTCCCAGTCCTGCTGCCACTTCTCGCTCGTGGCGATGGTCACGTGCTTGCGCATACCGACGATGCGCACGTCCCCGTACCGGCCGGAGGGCCGGTAGTTCTCCGGCCGAGCCTCGATCAGCTCGCCATCCTCATCGCGAACGTCCTCGATCCGGTTGTCCGGACCTGCGTAGTGCTCCAACGCGGCCTTGCGGATCTGCCGGGGCTCGTACCGGTAATTCTTGATCTTCGCGGCCTTCGGCATGGTGGCCCGCTGCTCGTCGGATTCCGGCGGTCGCTGGTCACCCTCCTCGGCGGGGTCGCCGTACACGTCTCCGGGCACGGCGCCGTCCTGCGGCAGCTGCGCCACCGCATCCTCGGCGGGGTCTTCTTCCTCGTCCTCGGGAGTGGGCGCCAGCGCCGGGATCGGCTGGTCCTGGGTGCCCAGCGTGGGCAGCGCGGCATCCTCGGCCTGCTGTTGGACCTGGAGGGGTTTCGGCTGGAAGTCCTGCTTCAGGTCATCAGGGATCGGCAGGCCCGCGTCGCGCAGCGCTTCGTAGCTCTTGCGCCGGGTCTCCTGCTCGGCCACCGAGAGCGCGACCTGCTCCTCGGACTTCTCCTCGGTCATGTCGTCGAAGTCCAGGCCGGTGCCGAGGATGCGACGCCTCATCGGGATCGGGACGCCGGTGGCGACCAGGCCCTCGATGAACTGCCGCTCCTGCATCTGGTCGCTCAAGTTGAGCGTGTCGAACTCCAGTTCCGGTACGAGGAGCTTCGGCTGCTCGATGATCTTCTCTTCGCCGGTCTCCTCGTCCACGACGAGGACCTCTTCCATCTTCACGTAGCGCTTGCCGTTGCGGACGTCGTAGTCCCAGTGCTCCTGCGCCTCGGCGACGATGGCCGCGCGGTCGTGGAAGAACTTCTTCAGCTGACGCTGGTGGTCGGTCATCAGCTGAGTGACCACGTCACGATTGAGTGCGTCGGCCGCGTAGGTCTCGCCCGCATCGGCGCCGGTGAGCATGGTCTGGCTCAGGCCGAACGCCATCAGCATCCGCGACTCCAGCCGGTCGAAGTCCGGCGAAAGGTCCGGCATCTCCTCCTTGCCGAAGACGTTCTCGATCTGGGTGGTGAAGTTGTCCACCATCACCCGGAAGTCGGCGGCCAGCGCCTCGTCGAGAGACTCACGGAAGGCGTCCAGATCGTCGCGGGTCGGGATCCACGGGCTCTGCGTACCCAGGTCATTGGCCGACGCACCGATCTTGGCCAGGATCAGCGGCGTGTAGAGGCGGTCGGCGATCGCATCCTGGGCGGTGTTGAGCATCTCCTCCTGCAAGACCGACCGGAAGGCCCGCATGATGATCGGGATACCGCGCTTGTGGAAGGTGTCGGCCTCGAACTTGATGTGCTTGAGCAGCATCGAGGAGACCGGCATCCGGCTGTTCTCGCCCGCGTAGGCCACCAGCTCCGGATAGGACTCGGCGATCTGGTTGTACTCCCACACCGGCGTCCGGGTGCGCAGCACATCGCGCAGCGCCTCCGGCAGCTTGATCAGGAAGCGCGGGTCGCGCGAGATCGGCGAGGTCTCCACGGTGACGTCGTTCGGGTGCAGCAGCTCCTCGGCCTCCCACACGCCCAGCGTCTCGTTGAAGGTGCCGAGCGGGAACGCCTCGCCGACCATCCACTTTTCCCGGCTCATGGCCACCAGGTAGTCCCGGTAGTTGAGCTGGTTCATGAACAGATCGTCGTAGAACTCCTCCAGCTGCTTGTCCTTGCAGACGATTTTCATGCCCTGCAACGGATATTTCGCGTAGATGTCGATGCAGCTGGCCAACAGTGGGTGCGTCAGATAAAGCAGGCGACAGAATTCGCGCAGCTTCGCCATTTCCTCGTCTTTGGAAATGTCGAAAGGCAGGTTGTTCTGGCGCCAGTAGAACATTGGGTCGCGCGGGCGCCCGATGGCGAAGGACATGTCCCCGGTGCCGCCGCCCCAGCCGCCCATTGAACCGCCGCCGATCGGTGCGCTGCCGTGCTTGCGCAGGGCCAACCTTCGGTTCTGCCGCATCTGCTGGTAGGTCGAGTCGTCGCGGTACGCCGAGCCACCACCCCCGGCCAACGAAGATCCCGGGGGCACGAGGAGACCGCTGCCGGGGGTGGCTTGCATGTCGGACCCGGGGCGGTTCTGCCCTCGTCGATCGTTAATCCGGAAGTCGGGCACGAGATGGCTCCCTGGGTCCTGTGATCAGTCCTGCTTCGCCGGTGCAGTCTTGGCGTCAGCGGGCTGGGTGGTGTTCTTGCTGCTGTCCTTCTGAGGTGCCGGGGCGGGAGCCACGACGCCGTAAGAGACCAGCCTATCGATCTCGACCTGTTCCCGCGCGTCTCCGGCGTCCAACTTGATCGTGTCGCCGGGCTTGTGCGCGCCCTCATCATCGGTCCAGTCGACCAGCACCGTGTAGGTGGCCATCTCAGCTCTCCTTCAGACGAGTCAGCATCGTGCGGCGGTCACGCGCCGCCTCCAGAGCCACGTGGCGCAGGAACGAGGCCAGCGGCACACCGTCACCGTGGGCCGTGCGGAAGGACTTCTTCGCGAACGGGTTGCCGCCGCCGTCGGAGTCGGCAGGCTCCTGCTCGGCGTCCGCATCGTCGTCGGCGAAGGGGTTCGTGTCGTCGTCCCCGTCGGCGTCCGGGTCATCGGGATCCACCGGCGTGCCCTGAGCCTGCTGCTGGGCGGCCATGGTCTCGTCATCGTCGCCCGGCCACTGCGGGCCCATGCCAGGCACCTGCATCGGCACGCCGTTGATCGTCTGCGGGAAGGCCGGGAAGCGCGGCTGCACCTGCACGGTGAAGCACGCCTTGTCGAAACCACACTCGATGGTGCCGTCAGAACGAGCAATTACTCGACCGGATCCACAGAACGGACAGTTGCCCGTCAGCAGGTTGTCCTCCAGCACGAACACATCCGTGCCGTGCGCCCGCACGCAGTAGACGGGCTCGACCTTGCCCGTGGGCCGCACGGACTCCACGGTCCAGCCGATCCGCGCCGGGCGCTCGTGGTCTGCGCGGGCCCGCTGGTCGTCGCGCAGGAAGAACTCGGGCCGCAGATCCTCGGCCATGAAGTCCATCGCATGGATGGCTGTCGGGGTGCTGCCGTAGCCCGTGCGCATCTTGGTGTGCGGCTCGTAGGTGCCGATGCCGAGCACCGTGGCGATGTCGCGCACGCGCTCCAGTGTCTCCAGGGACGCCGAGGACAGCGACACCTGCCCGGCGGGGGTCACCGAGCCGTCGGCGGCGAAGAGCCCCATCAGCCAGCCGAGCAGGTACTCCGGCGATTCGTACAGCGTCGGAACGACCTTGGTGTAGCCCTTCATCCCGGAGGTGTAGCGCAGGCCCTCCACACCGTTCTCGGTGCGTGTGGCGTAGCTCTGCACCGCGACCTCGTCGAAGTACTTCGCCAGCTGGCGCTTCTCGCCCCAGAGCGTGACGGCACCGTAGGTTCCGGCCGTGCGTTGCAGGATGGTGCCATCGCCGTAGACGAAGCCCATCCGGATGCCCTCGCGGTCCGGTGCCAGGTCGAACTGGCGGGCGCGCAGGTGCGCCAGCCGCTGCCCCGGCTTGAGGTTCTGCGTGGTCACCACGCGGTCGGGACGGCGCACCAGCCACCGGTGCCCGGACGTCGCCCGGATCACCTTGGTGCGGCGGTTGCGCTTGAGCGTGACCTCCCACAGCTCCTGCTCGCCCAGCTCCTTGACCGGAGCCTCCATCCAGAAGCCGCCGTGCGGGTCGTCCGTCGACCCGGTCAGCACCCACTGAATGGTCCCGGCCGTCTCGGCGAAGGTCTTGATGCCCTCGCGCGTGATGTACCGGGTCTCCCCGCCGAAGCAGTGGAACACCACTTCCGGATCACCGGAATCGTGCGAGAGCTTGACGATGCGCGGCATGTCCTCGGCGATGACCCGGGCGAGCTTCTGCACGCCGGGTGCGTTGTCGGGCAGGTCCCCGAAGCCAAGCAGGACCGCGTAGCGCACCACACGGGACTGGCCGAGATCGTGCGCCATCTCGTGCATGTGCCGGGGCAGGATGGCGATCTTCTGGTCGCCGAACTCGCCGTTCAGATGGAGGAAGGCATTCTGGCCCCGGGTCTCGGAGACCATGGCCGGTCGGGCGTGCGGAGAGAACATCCGGGAGTGCGCCGCGAAGGCCGCCTCCTCGCCGTGCGCGTCGAATCCCCGGCCGGTGGCCGCGTGCCCGAAGGCGTCGTGCACCGCGCGGAACTTGTCGTTGTCCTCGTCGGAGAAGAACGGGTGGGAGCCGGTGCTGGCGGTTTTCAGGACCTTGATCTGCTTGTTGTTGCGCAGGTCGGAGACCATCTCGTGGACGTTCTTGTAGGGGTCGTAGTCGACCGGGTGGACCTTGATCCCCATCCGGTTCGTCAGGTGGTCGTACTGCTGCTGGACCTCGTGGCCCATGTGCTGGAAGGACGGGATGGCCTTCGCGTCCCGGTCGGGCAGCTTCTCGTAGGCGCGCCCGATGTCCTTGAGATCGTGCGCGTTCGTGCGCACGTTGCCGTAGTCGATGTCGTGCGGGTCGCCCAGGCCTGCATTGTGGTTGTAGGCCCGCGCGCCCTCGACGATGTGCCGCACCTGCTCGAAGGGTGCGTGGTCGCCCACCCGGTGGTCTTCGCGGCCCACGGCGTCCGCCCGCGCGTCCTGCTCCCCTCGGGGCAGGATCAGCGCGGCGGTGTGCACAGGCAGGCGGCGGCCGTTCGACACGTGGTACACGCCGAAGGTCCGCTTCTGCCACAGCTCGTGCGGATGTCCCTCCTCGGCGGCCGCGACCCGATGCTGGCCGTACGGGACGTTGTTGTTCAGGCCGACGCCGTAGCCGTCGGCGAAGTGTTCGGGGTGCGGCGAGCGCGCGTGCTCACGGTCCATGTCGGTGAAGTCCGCTCTGTCCACGTTCTGGCCATGGTTCTGACCCAGTTCGTATCCCCGGTGCCACTCCCGCTCGTGCGGGGACAGGTCATCCTGGGACGGCTGGCGGGACTGCCTGATCCAGTCCTGCGAGGTGAGCTGGTGCTCGGTGCCGTGCCCGGCGTACTCGCCGTGCCCGAAGTACTCGTCGTGCTCCGCGCGGCCGCCGCCGACACCGGCACGCTCGTACCGGCGCTGCTGGGCGTCCTGCAAGCGCCGGAACTCGTCCCAGTCGGCCGCCTGGGCGCGGAGGTCACTCATACTCGCCGCCGAAGGCCTCGGCGAGCAGCTGGCGCGAGGCCAGCCGGTAAACCTCGTGCCGATCCTCTTCCTCCAGTTCGGCCAGGTGCTCGCCGAGGGTGGCCGAGTGCCGCAGCTGGCCCTCCACGTACGCCTGGGCGTCCTCGACGACCGAGCCCACCTCCGCGAAGGCCCCGGCCGTGGCCAGGGACTGGAGCACGGCTCCGTACCCGCCGGAGGCCAGGGCGTGCCGGGCGCCGGTGCGGGAGATCGAGCCGTACTCCAGCGAATCGGCCAGCAGATCGGGCTCAGTGGACGCCTGACGCACGTTCTTGCCCGCCGGGGCCACATCATCGCCGAGACTGGCCACGAAGACCGTGGCGCCCGCACGGGGTCCGGACAGCAGCTTCAGGTGACCGGAGTCGGCTGTGGCCAGCATGAGGATCTTGGCGTGCGTACCGAGCGGCACGCCGTTGCTGCCGTCACCGATGCTGGTGACCATCTGGCCCTCGTGGAACATCATGCCTCCGGGTGCTTGATCACCGATTGGCGCGCGAAGCCCAGGATCTCCGACAGGCTCAGCCCGGGATTCGTCCGGCCGATCACCGCGACGCGCCGTAGCAGGGTGCCGTCCTTCTTCCCGGCCGTGCGGCGACCGGTGGCCCGGAACGGGTCCCGGCCCCATGCGTAGCCGCCGGGTCGGTAGGGATCGACCTCGGGGTGCTTGTCCAGATCAATCAGCGATCCGCACTTGGTCTGGCAGACCCAGTGGGCGTGCTCCTGTGCGTCGGCCAGCAACTGGGTGCCGGGCGCCGCGCACTTCGGGCACGGAGCGCTCAGCTCGATCGGGGCAGAGTCCTTGCGCCGTCCGAGGAACGGGGTCGTGGTGACCTTCTGGCCCAGGTCGTACTCGTGCGGCGCCACGTACGGCGCGTCCTTGGGCGTGGTCGGCGCGTCATTCGGGCGGCGCTTGTTGTAGACGTAGGCGTTGGACTCCTGCGTCAGCTCCTCGCCGGGGATCGGCCGAGTCGGCGCGCGCTTTTCGCTCATCGTTTCGGTGCGCTCGGGCGCGGCCATCGGGTTCGCCGAGGGCATGTCGCCCTCGTACTCGTTCCAGCCGTCGATCGGGTCATTGCCGACCTCGGCCGGGAAGCGGTCATGCGCCTCGGCCGGTGCGGGCATCCCGGGCTGGTGCGCGGCCTGCTTCATGAAGTCCACGAAGATCGGTCCCTCACCGCGCAGCACGGCGAGGCGGCGGTGCTGCTCGGGCTCGTCGAGCCAGAGATCCACGTCGCGGGATCCGCAGCTGTGCACGACGCTGCCGAGTTTGTTCGCCAGGCCACGTTCACCGCAGCCGAAGCAGATGACGGCGTAGGGCATCAGTCGTCCTCCTCGTCGTCATCCGGCTTCTCGCCCTGTGACTGGGTTTCCACGATCGGGATGGGGCGGCCGGGCCGTTGCGGCGTGTTCACGTTGCGATCGCCACCGGCCTGCAACGGCCGCTGCTGCGCGGCCGCGTCCCAGGTCTTCTCCTGGTACTCGTCACCCACACCCGAGGGATTGTCGAACGTCGGGCGCTCCCGCACGTCGGCCTGATGGCGGCTGGCCATGGTGTTCATCGGCGCCTGCGGCTGCGTCGGCGGTGTCTGCCCGGCCATCGGGTTCTCACCGACCGAGCCGTTCGGGATGGTCAGCGGCGCACCTGCCGTCGAGCCGGGGCCGCCCTGCATGGATCCGGGGGCCGGGGGCGCCTCGTTGGGATCCACCTGGGCCGGAGTCGAGCCGGAGTTCGCTCCGCCCATGTCCGATGAAGATGCGTCGGCGAGCACCCAGCGCGCGACATGGCGCGCGCCCTCGTGCTTGTGCATCATCATCGCCTTGAAGGACGCGATGGCATCCTCCTCGGAATCGTGGTGTGAAAGGACCTTGCCGGTGCCCTTCTGGGTCACCACGTACCCGGCGCCGTCCGGGTTGGGCTTCACATACTGGTACTCGGCCTGCTTGCGGGCGGCCAGCACTCGCGACGCCTGGGCATTGGCCACCCACGGGTGGTCGTCCGGAAGCCGGACGCCGTGGCCCGGGTTGCCGGTGAGGTGCTTCCAGGTGTCGCCCTCGCGGTAGACCGGCGAGTTGCAGTGCGCGCAGGCGCCGTGGTTGTCCTTCTCGGCCAGCACGTATCGGCCAGCGGTACGGGCGGCCGCGCCCTGTGATCCGCTGGGCTGAGCCTCGCCGTACATGTCCACGCGCTCGTCCGGTTCGGGCAGGCTCACGTCCGGCGCGAAGCCGTCACCCTGCAATCCGGCCGAGCCCTGGTCGAAAAAGGCCGGGTTCGAGCTTCCGGGCGGCCCGGTCTGCACGCCCTCACCCTGGTAGTCGACGGCCGTGCGCGCGGTGAGGGTGGCACCGAACTGCATCGGCCGGTCGACCCACGCCGCGTTCGGCGGGACCGTCCACAGGCCGGGCTGCATCGGGTATTGCGCGTTCATCGGGTTGTACGGGTCGGGCCCGGCCGGGAACTGCGCGAACTGGCCGTCGGAGGCAGTATTGGGACCGGCCTCCGGGCCGTCGGCGAAGTAGTCGGGGTTCCCCGGCGCCTGGCCGCCGCCCTCCGGCGGGGTCGGACCGACGGCGGCCTGCTTGGTCGAGCGGTAGTCCTCGTGCAGCGAGGCCACCACCTGGTCACGGAAGCCGGGTTCGGGGAACAGCTCCTCGACGCGGTCCTCCACCAGCGCAAGCCGGTGACCGAACTCGTGCTCGGACATGGCGGCGGAGAGGAACGGCCAGAACGTGGCCACAGCCACCTTGGCGCGCACCATGCGCTCGTGGTGCAGCTCGGCCTCGGCATCCCGTGAGACGACGCCCCACAGATCAACAGTCATCGCTTCCTCCGTCGGCTGGCGCCGGGCGTTGTGCAGGGTGGTGGTGTCCACGGCCGGACCGGGACCGACATACGGCATGTCCGCGTAGGGCTGCTTCTTCGGCTCGTCGGGAGCCTTCAACTCGGGGTCGGAGGTCACCGGCGTACCGGCCGGTTCCGCTCCGTTGTACGGCGCCGGGCCGCCGGGACTGGCGGGGTCCTGGCCGTCGGTGTCCGGGGTGGATACCAGGTCACGAGGTGTCTGGTACTCGTTACCCGGCTCGCTCGCCTGGGGGTCCAGGGACATCGACTGGGAGTCGGCGGAGGAGAACCCATCAGCCGTGCGGGTCAAGCTCATCGGTCCTCCTCCGTCGTCGTGGTGGTGATGGGTCAGGCGTTGCGGGGGTCGCGCAGCCACGCCTTGCGCTGCTCGATGAACTTCTCCGCCGCCTTGATCTGCGGGTCGTGCAGCGCGGCGTCCGTGCGCAGGCCCGGGGAGACCGAGGACTGGCCGACGTCGGCCTGCGCGGGCTGACCTTCCGACCACTGGGACGGGATGTTGGTCTCGTCGTCCAGCTCGCTGGCGCCGATGCCGGTGCCCGGCCGGTTGCCCTGGTCGCCGCCGTAGCCGTAGACCGGATCCGGCGCGCCGAGGTTGTGACCACCCTCGCCGGGCGGCGGCGAGTTGGGGACGTAACCGCCCGCGCCCATGTCGCCCATCCAGCCGGAGGCGTCGTACCCGGCTTCCTTCATCGCGGCCTCGTAGGCCTGCCGGGCGACGGCGGTGGCGCGCTTGGAGGCACCCTTGCGCTGGTCGCGCTCGCCGATCTGCTGCTCGGTCTGCTGGATGGTCTGCTGCACCGGGTCGTTCCCGAGGTCCCAGGGGAAGGCCACCTCCTCCGGCAGCGGGGTCGGCTGGAGGTGGGTGTCCGAGGGGTCCACGGTCTGCTGGACCTGGTCCAGGCCGGAGTACGCCTGGTGGCGGCTGGCCGACCGCTGCTGGTTGATCATGTTGCTCCCGTCCCGTTGGGTTCCTTCATCACCGTTGGCCAGATCCGCCGAGTTGTCGGTCTGTCCGAGCCCCGGGTCGTTGACCGGGACCACGTCCTGTGAGGCGCCGGAGCCGTTATTGGCCTCCAGCTCTTGAATCTGCGGCGCGCGCTCGGAGGTGGTGGCCTCCAGCGACAGCGCGGTGCTGTAGTTCGGCATCCCGTCGCCAGGCATGCCCTGCTCGGCAGCGGCAGTGTGGCTGTGGGTTGGCGGGATGTTCCCGGCGCGCAGATCCTGCTGGCGCATGCCGTCGGTCTCCTCGACGAAGGACTGGAACGCCGCCGCCGCCTGCTTGCCGAATTGGCCGGAGATGTGACGGGCGACGCCCTTGGCCTGCTCGGCGAACTCGTCGTAGTCGGCCTTCACGTCCGGCGACGTCCGGTCGTACCAGAGCGAGGCCTGGGTGACGATGTGCGCGTTCACCTCGGCGGCCGGGACTTCGGTGTCAAGACCGTGCATCCAGTCGGACGCCGTGGTGATCAGCGAGTGTGTCTGCACGGGCTGCATCCGCTCGGCGACGATCTTCGCGCCCAGTTCGGTCTGCTTGGAGGCCTCGTGCGCGGCGTAGACGGCGTGCCGAGCTTCCTCGGCCGCCCGGACCAGTCGCTGCTGTTCCGCGTGGTCCTCGGTCCGCCCGGCCTCCACCAGGAGCCGCGAGACATCGGTGCTCGTCGGGAGGGTCATGGTGGGTCAGCCTTCCTCGGGGGTGCCTTCTCGGACATTGGTGTGGAGAAGGCTTCCCGGGTACAGGCCCAGACGTGAAACAGCCCCGCCGCAAGGAGGACGGCGGGGCTGTCGGCTTCCGCCTTGCGGCGGGTGATGGCTCGGGACAGGCTAGCGCAGAAGGCTCTTCCACACGCGCAATCGCCGTCCCTGATCGTGATCGGCGCGCTCGCGCTCCGAATCGGCGTACCGGTCGGTCGCCTCGATCAGGCCCTTGCGCGCGGCCGCCTTGCACATGGCCGACATACCCGAGGTCATCGGCACCCGATCGCCGAGCACCGACCACACCTGATCGGTGGTGAACTCAGCATGCTGCTCGGCCACCTCGGTGATCGCCGATTCCACCAACAGGCGCTGAACGGGTGTCCACGACTGGGCCGCTCGTTCTGCGCCCTCAGCGCCCGCCTGGCGGGAGTTCATCTTCGCCGCGAGCGCGCGGACCTTGCTGACGGCCACGGGGCTCTCGACGACCTTGGGCGGCTCATAGGACGGGTTGGGCCAGTCCACGTGCTGGCTGCGCACCGCCGACCAGCCCGAGCAGCTCTTGTGGTTGGGCCGGGTCTTGTCGCAGCGCAGCGTCTCGCCGTCCCGCTCGCTGGTTTGCCCGCACTCACTCGCCGTCATCGTTGCCCCGGGCGAGGAAGGCGTTGCGCTGCTCGCCCTCGCTCTTTTCCACGGTGAAGTCGGGCGGGGAGGTGAGCACGATCTCGTCCCGGTTGCACCCGAAGAAGTCGGCGGCGATCTCCAGCGCGTCCATCTCGATCTGGGCCAGGGAGTGACCGCGCACCGAGATCGTGGCCCTGGCGGTCGCGTAGGCGAAGGCCTCGGGGTCGATGGTGAACATGGATTCCTCCTGTGCGGGAACGGTGAGCATAGAGCGGCCCCGCTGCACGGGGGACGCAGCGGGGCCGCATCCGGTGCCCTGATCGGGGGTTCACGGCACCGGTATTCCGATGGTCAGTGCCGGTGCGGCGCCAGCAGGTGGTTGACCTGCTCGATCGCCTGCGGCATACCCGGTGCGGCGAAGAGGACCAGGGTGTTGTGCCCGGTGTCCACGTTCCACTGGTGGCGGCCCACCTTGTGGACGTGCAGCCTCGGTTGTCCGTCTGCTCTCGGTGCGGGTGCGGTCATGTCCCTCAACTCCCAGGTGTGTGCGAGGGGGTGCTTCTGCTTGTTGGGTGTCGGTGGTGGCTGTGATCACAGCTACTCGGTGTCGAGCTTGCGCAGGCGCTCGCGCAGCTTCAGCTCCTTCCGCATCCGCTTGATCAGAGGCTGGGCGCGCAGCCACTGATCGGGGGTCTCCCGGTCATAGGCGTCGAAGACCTCGTCGGGCGCGTTCATCAGGTACCGGGAGGCGTAGCTGAGGTGGAGCTTCTGTGCGGAGCGCTCCAGCAGCGCGAGGGTGTTGGTCAGGTGCGTGGTGTGCATCGCGCGGATCTCGTGCGCGGTGCCGTCCTTGGACACCCACCACTTCCGCTGGCCGAGCAGGTCGAGAGGGGTGACGCCGAGCGGCGGCTGCTCGTCCGGGTATGCGGTCCAGACATGCACCGCATGGCGCGCGTTCATCTCGCTGCGCTCGGCGTCGGTGTAGGGGCGGCCCGGCAGCGCGACAGAGAGGTAGACGTCCGGGTCACCCTCCTGGGCCTCGGTACGCAGCGGGACCGCCTTGCGCTCGACGGACCAGCCATCCACAATCACGCCCGCGACGGCACGGGGAGTGCCCAGGCCGGGTGCCAGCTCTTTGAGTGTGGCCTCGATGCTGTCGATCAGCTCATCGCGGGGATCCTGCATGATACGACCTCCAGTGCGGTCTCTGTGTGTACTCAATCGACAATACCACTTCGGGTAGAAAAGACAAGGCCCCCGAGACGTGAGTCCCGGGAGCCTTGGTTCTGGCCACCCCACCAGATGGATCTAGCTCAGTCCTCGTCGAGGTCCGGCTCGGGGTCCGAGGACGGCTCGGCGGTGCTGCCGAGGTCCTTGCGCAGCCGCGCGATGTCCTCGACGTCGAGCAGGCCGTGTTCGTAGCCCAGGCCCACGGCGTCGGCGCGGTTCTGTGCGCCGAGGCGCTGCATGACGAGCTTGACGTTCATCTTCGCCGCGTCCATCGTGACGGGCTTGCCGGTGAGGTGCTCGGCGATCTGCTGGTTGGTCAGGCCGATCGCCATCAGGCGCAGTGTCTCCAGCTGGCGTGGGGTCAGGGGGTTGACCTCGGTGATCGTCGGCGGGGTTTCGGTCGGTTCGGTCATGACGGCCTCGTTTCGTCGGCAGGCTGCGGGGTGCGCCTGAGAAGGAAGATCTTGTCACCAATACTACCCCATCGGGCAGTACCCATCCAGGCATACTCCCTCGTTGTGGATCAGGAGCTGCGGAATCAGTACAAATGCGCCCCGTCACGGGCGAAAGCGAAGAAGGCCCGGCGGATGTCCACCACGGCTTGCAGCTGGGTGGGGGTGAGGTCTTCGGCGATCAGGTCGAAGGTGATGCTCAGCGTGCCGGTGGGCACGATGGCGGTGCGGCGCCAGGTGATCCGGCCCTCCGACAGGTCCACTGTCTCTTCCAGGTGAGCGCTCATTCGGCGGTCGGCTCCTTGACGTGGTCGATGTAGTTGCCCAGCGTGGCGTGCTGGCGCTTGAGCGTGTCCAGCAGCATGGTCAGCTGGTGCTCGTGTCGCTGGATCTTGATCCGGGTCACGGACAGGTCGGAGATCGCCTCGGCGGCCTCCGCCTGGTCGGGGAAGTGGCTCAGTCCGTAGACGTTGTGCTCGTTGTTCCGCCGCATCACGGTCTTGATCAACTCGATGGCCCACTTCTCTTCGGGCCTGAGCGCCTGTGCCTCGTACTTCCTGGTGTGCAGGGTCCGGCGCAGGTCGTCGTTTTCCTGGCGCATGCGCGCGGCATCTTCTCGGGCCCAGCGGTACGCGCGCTCGCGCTCGTGCGTGCCCCAGAAGGACTTGGCCGCGATCGTGCGGTAGGCCGGGCCCAGATCGTCGACCTTCACCTTGGGCGCGTCGCGCAGCATGGTCATCGAGCGGGTCCGGCGGCCGGACGGCGGAGCCATAATGCCCCAGCGCTCGGGGATCTCCAGGCCCTCGACCAGAGCCGGGTCGGCGACGACCAGCCACCACTGCTGGCAGTACCGCAGCCACGGGTCCGGCTTGGTCAGGTCCTCCAGCTCGTGCACGAGGTCGGCGCGGGTCACCTTGATCTCGTGGCCGACCAGCTGGTAGCCGGACGAGCTGCCGAGGCCCATGGCGATCAGGTCGGCGCGCCGGTTGCTGCTCGGCGCCTGGATCTCCGAGAGCAGGTTCCACGAAGGTTGCCGGTTCGGCGGGTTGTAGTGCGCCTCCAGCAGCTTGAGCACGCTGCGCGCGTCGAGCTTCTTCGGTTCGGTCATCCGTCCTCCAGTGCGGGCTGAGAAAGTCGTGGGGTGGATACGACACCGGGCCCTATGACCGGCATAGGGCCCGGATACAACCAGGTCAGGCGCAGCACTCCGCGACCCAGGCGAAATCCGGCGGCCGAGGCTGCCTGATCAGGGTGCCGGGCCCAAAGGTCGTGCCGCACACGCAGACCCCGGGGTACTGCGCGGGAAACCAGCGCGGATCGGTGGCTGTCAGCTTCGCGCGCAGGCTCCCGGTGTCGGCGGCCGCCTGCTCCTCGACGGTCCTGTTGTTGCCCCGGCAGTGGGAGCACATGCTCGCAGGCATGTCGTAGTGCTCGCAGTAGTCGCTGGGGTCGACCATCAGTCCTCGTCCTCGTCGAACAGCTGGTCAAAGCAGTCAGGATGCGTACCGCTGATCAGCATCTCCCGCTCGTCGGCGGTGAGGTCCGGCAGTGCGTCCTGGATGTGTGCGCCTGCTCGCCAGAGGTCGACGCCGTTGGCCGGGGCCGTGATCTCGCTCGTGCGCAGGCACACGACACACGGCTTGGTGGTGATGGTGGTCATCTCGATCGCCATCAGCCCTCGTCCTCGATCAGCTCGAAGTGGCGGCGCTGCAAGCCGAAGGTCGGGTGATCATCGTCATCGAGCTGGAGCAGGAAGTGGGTCACGAACGCGTTTTCCATGCCGGGCACCTCGACGACGACACCGCTTACGCGCTTGTCGGTCCAGTACAAGACACCGGGGTGCGTGCGCACCTTCGCGCCGACCGGCACGTCCGCGCCGGTTTCGGCCGGAGTCCCGGGGATAACGCCGATCATCGGGTGCTGGGAGATCACCTCGTCGCCCAGGCGCTGGCCGAGGTTGCCCTCGGCGGTGGACCAGATCGCCGTCCACTCGGTGTCGACGAGTTCGCTGTCGGGGTAACCCGGCGGGATCCGGGCCCAGATCGTGTGCCCGTCGCCGTGCTCCTCGCGGCGGATCGTGCCGATGGGGTCCATTACGCCTCCTGAAGCTCGGTGGTGGGTCGCAGGGTGGACCAAGTGCCCACGGCCTGCGGAGAGAGCTGCTGAGTGTGCCAGTGGCTGCGCTGGGTCGGCTCGGCCCAGACCACGGTCCACGGGAGGACCCGGTTGCGCTCGGGGGTGTGCATGGCGATCGTGCCGTCGAGCGCGATACGGGCCTCGCGGTTCTGCATGACGTGCCTCCAGTGCGGCGGGTGGATCAGGAGTTGAGCTGAATGCGGTGCGGAATTTGGCTGAGCGCGTAGAACTGCTCCCAGTCCATCAGGCCCTCGGGCACAGGACCCTCGATGGCCCACTTGCGCAGACCATGACCGTCGTTGTTCACGCCGTTCGGACCCCAGTAGTCCCAGTCGCCCGTGCGCGTGAGCGCGAGAACCAGTGCGTCCCCTCGAAAGATCTTGGCCTCGACGGCGTCGCACTGGCCGAAGTACTCCTCGGTGCAGTCCCGGCCGCCCTCGGCGGTGAGCTGCCAGCGGTAGCCCCCGCGCAACGGGGGAAGGAAGCTCCACAGCTCAGCCATCAGACCACCCCCGCCAAGGTGACGGCCTCGTCGAGGGTGGCCACGACGTTTCCGCAGTGGTAGCCCTCCTCGACCTCCCAGCCGGTGTCAACGCGCACGAGGGCGATGGCCAGGTCGCCGGTCTCGCACCAGAGCCGGACCGCGTCGGCGTCGACCGGGTCGATGTGCCCGGTCCGGTCCCACTCGCCCTGGCACAGCTGCCAGGAATAGCCCTCGGGCAGCTCGGGAAGCTCGTACATCAGAGACTCCGCTCGAAGGCCTGGTCCCAGGCGGCCGCCCAGGCGGGCTGGGGGCCACGCGAGGGCGTGACGCCGACGTAAGCGGCCAGGGACTCCAGCGCGGCCAGGGACGCCCGGGAGTCGGCTTCACTGTGTGCCTGGGCGATCTCGCCGAGCAGGGTGTTCGCATTGACGGGAATCGCACCGGACGAGCCAAAGCTGTACAGCGCGCTGTGCTGTCCTTCGTGCCACACCATCGCAGTGACGCGGGCGTGCGTGTCGCTCATCAAACCCATCAGCTCCAGCTCTTCTTGCCGTGCTTGCGACGGCGGGAGTACTTGCTCTTGTCGCGGTGGCGGGCCGCTGCTGACGAGCGGCGCAGCTCCTGAACCTGACGGACCTTCTCGGCCTGACGCTCGGGCATTTCGACACCTCCAGTGCGGTATTCCTCGATACTACCCGATCGAGTAGGCTCCTGGCAAGAGCAAAGCCCCGAGGGCCACAAGGACCTTCGGGGCTTCGTCTGCCGGTCCGGTGACCGCTCGCGGGCTGGCGGGTGCTGCTAGGAACCCTGACCCGACACGCCGCATCACCGAACCGGCATCCCGTCGCGGAGCGTGGGCCGCTCGGGGAAGAAGATGCGGGGGCCGTAAACCCTCGGCCGCACCGGGATCGTGCCTCGGACGGGTCGCAACGCGCCTTATCCGAGGTTGGCCTCCCGATGCCCCATGACCGGCTCTCGCCGGTTGCACGCCGGGGTGCGTGCGGGCATCCGCCGCAGGGATGGAGGGACTCGAACCCCCAACCACCGGTTTTGGAGACCGGCGCGCTACCAGTTGCGCTACATCCCTCTGATGGCCCCGGGTTGCCTAGGACCCGAGACCACCACTGTCCTCGCGGATACAGCATCTCGCGACCCGCCAAGAGTGCACCGGCACGAGGGCCGGGAGAGCGTGGCTGACTGTCGAGACCGTACCGCCGGGAGGAATCGAACCTCCGACCGCGCGATTATGAGTCGCGGGCTCTGCCACTGAGCTACGGCGGTGTTGCGACGATGAGCTTTTGTACCGAACCGGGGAGTCGAACCCCGCCTGCCCCCAAAGGGGCTGCACACACGTGCTGAACGGCCCGCACTGTCCCTGCGCAAGGACTTGAACTACGACTGTGCCCGGCCGTCGGGATCGGCGAGTGCGCAAACACGTCTCTGTCCGTGCCCTGGCGCCGAGGAGCTACCTCAGCGTTGTGGCCCCTGCGGGATCCGAACCCGCGTCCTTCCGGCTGAGAACCGGACGTCCTCGTCCACTAGACCAAGGGGCCGTGTCGCCCCGCTCGCCTTCCGGTCATGCCCCAGATCAGCGAGCGGGACTTCCGCACCTCCACGAGATGCGGCAGCTTGGACGCCGCCCCCGATCTGGGGGATCCGGAGCGGCGCGCCGATGATCTTACTTGCGCTTCGGGTCACCTCGCCGGGGGGTGGTGCCGGTGTCCGTCTTGGACAGCTCATCGGTGAGGATCTTGTCGACGCGGTCCATGTGCTGCTCCCTCGGTCGGGGTCAGGGGCTCTGTGCTCTGCTAAGAAGGACACTACCCGAACGGGCAGGTATCGTCAACCCTCAGGCGAGGCCCTGCTCGTAATCGGTGACGAAGTCCCACATGAGCTGGTGCCAGCGGGCGTCGGCCAGCGCGTTGTGCTCGCCACCGGGGTGCTTGGGCAGGCTGGCGGCGATGCCCAGCCGGTCGGCCTCCTGCCGGACGTCGCGGGTGTACATGGGCAGGTGCTTGGGCCGGTTGATCATCGAGCCCCAGAGCTGCATCAGGGCCACGTGGTCGTAGGCCGAGAAGTAGCCCCACAGCTCGGCGGGGTTGCTGGCGTCCTCGCCGCAGGCCGAGGTGAACTCACGTACCTCGTTGCGGATCTGGCGCAGCGACTTGACCTTGATGCTGCCCAGGTCCAGGGAGAACTCCTTCGGCGAGTTCGTCGGCGGCGTGTGCGCCCAGACGCCATCGCGGGCCAGCGGCAGGTGCGGGACGACGTTGCCCATCAGCCAGTCGTGGCGCCGGATGCTCGCGTGCAGCTCACCGGCGTTCACCATCTCGTTAACCGCGTAGTACTCGCGACCGTCCTCCGCGACGATCCCGATGGAGATCAGCTCGATGGTCATGCCGTTCTCCAGGAATTCTTGATCATAGAAGTACCTCATCGGCGACTCCTCCGTGCTCGCTGGCGGCGGGTGTACTCCCGGCCGTTGGGGGTGGGCAGCTTCTTGCGCTCGAAAATCGATCCGTGGCCGTACGGCCACTCGGCGCACCCACATCGGCAGGCCGCCGGACCGTGGCCGGAGCCGTGGTGGACACCGCAGGGGCAGTAGTCGTCCACGCAGCAGCCGTGCTTGCACACCCGCCCGACGACCTTGCCGCGCAGCGGGGCTCCGCAGCACTTCCGGGGCGGAAACTCGATCGTCTCCGGGCAGACCCCGTCGAACAGTTCGTGCTCCCAGCCCTGACAACCGCAGGACAACGTCCGAGCCTCGGGGAACTGCTCCTCGATGCTCATGTGCCGATGCTCTGCTGGTGGGCGCGGATTTTCTCCAGGACGTCCCAGACGTTGGCCACGTCGCCGAGGTAGTCGACCAGGACGCCCTCGTCGCCCTCGTCCTCCGAGTAGCCGAGCAAGAGGTCGCCGTCCTCCATGTAGACGTAGTAGTGCTGATGCAGGTCAGGCATCGTCGTCCTCCTGCTCGACGGCCTCGGCCTCGGTGGCGAGGTAGGAGCGGCCGACGGCGTTCTCCACCGCCTTGCGAAGGCAGCCGGGCTTGCACGCCCACACGGCGGCCCCGGCGCGGGCTGCGAGCGACCCGTTGCTCCACAGGTCCACCAGCGGGATGTGGTAGCCGTCCGGCTTCGGCGCGCCCTCGGCCACGAGCCGCACGGTGCCGCACTCGGCATCGCACGCGTACTCGGTGCCCTTGATCTCCTTGCTTGCCATGTCTCTCCTTCTCAGCCCAGCATCTTTTGCAGGGCGGTTTTCTCCGGTGCGGTGACGGTCAGGTGGAACTTCGCCTTCACCGCGATCCAGTCGGCGGCGTAGGTCGGCCAGAAGCTCGTCAGCGGCGGCTTCCACTGGTCCGGGCGGCGGTCGCCCTTCTGCTCGTTCAGCCGCGCCGTAACGGCGATCAGCTCGGGGTCGGCCAGGTTGTTGGCGAAGGCCAGCCGCTGGGCATCGCTCCAGGACCACGCTCCGGCCGCCCAGGCTTCCCCCAGCGGCACGACGTGGTCGATCTGGAGCTTGGCCGCCGAGGTGTAGCTCTGGGCGTCGTAGGGGCTCACCCAGCTTCCGGACAGGGCCCGGCACTGTCGGTCGGTCCGGACGTTGCTGCCCTGGGTCTTCAGCACGGCCTCGCGGGTGTTGCAGCCGTGACCCTGGTTAGCCCAGCCGTCGCCGAACTTCGTGCGCACGTACCCGGTCGGGTGCGGCGCGAAGACGGTGAGAGACGCCAGCTGCTGACGAGCGCCGGTGGTGTTGGGGCTCGGGCCGGTCAGGCGGTGCGGGGCGGTCGTCGGCGTGCAGGCAGTCAGTGCTACGGCCAGTACGGCCGTGGTGATGGCGAGGGTGGTGCGATTCACGGGTTGCTCCTCGTGCAGTGTCGGCAGACGAGTCGCCAGCCCTCGGGACCGTTCAGCACGACCACAGAGGGGAAGCCGCAGTTGGCGCAGGGCAGCGCCAGGCGTTTCCGCGCAAACTGCGGCGCGCGGACCTTGCGGTCGGCGACGATGTCAGGGTGGACCACGATTCCTCCGGTGCGGGTTGTGGTACCCGGAAGGGTACGGTACTCGGATGGGTAGGGTCAACGCCGGTGACGGCGCAGCCGCTTCTCCTCTTGATACCGGCGGGTGTCCCGGGCCAAGGACCGCAGCGTCTTCTTGCCGGTCAGGGCCCAGCCGCCGCACTCGCACTGGTAGTAGCGAGTGGGGTTCTCCTCACGCCACGGGTCCGGATCGGCCTGGATCTGGGCCAGCCGGTGCGCGGCCCACTCGCTGGTCCGGAAGTGGACCTTCCACGGGTGCGGGCACTCGGCCGGGCCTTCGCCGTGATCGTCGTCAAGCTCAGTCATGATCAACCTCGGATTCTCTCGGGTGCCCACGCGGGCAACTGCGAGTCGCGGTACACACCTCGGTAGCCCTCGCCGGGGCAGTAGACGATGAACTGGCCCACGGCATCCTCGGCGTTGGCGGCCTCGACCATCCACGGCTTCCAGTCGTCCCGCAGGACCATGTAGGCCACCTTCTCCGGCCAGAGATTGGCACCGGTGCCGGAGAGGGCCGCCAGCTCGTCCAGCGACTCCTCCATCGGCCGCGTGACGATCCGGCTGTTCTCTCGCCACAGCACGCCAACCCTGCGCGCGAGGGCGAGGATCTGGGCTCGGTTGCTGCTCACGGCTGGCGCAACGCGGCGGGTGCGTCCCGGAGCGGGTCGGCGGGTACGGCAAGCTCGTTGGTCCAGGTCTCGGTCGCCGATGACCACGGCTGCGGGTAGCCGTTGACCCACGTGGCATGGGTGTTGTACGGGTGCTCGGCGAAGTCACACCGCCAGCCGTTGCGGCCGTTGACCGCCGGGCAGAACGTCCGGTCACTGCAAGGCGCGATGGCAGACAAAGCACATCCTCTTCTCATTCAAGGCTGATACCGGCGGTGGCGGTGGCGGTGGAGGGGGAAGAGTCGGCAGCAGCAGCTGGGGCCTGGCCACCTGTTGTGGCTCGGTGTCGATCAGAAAGGCCATCGACTCCCGGGCCAGCTCTTCTCCGAGCAGGTCCTGCTCGGCATGGGCCCGGTCGAATTCCGCAAGCCAGAAGTCGCTGCGCACACCCCAGTCCAGCTGCTTCTCATCGTTCTCATCCTCGGCCGGGAATCCCCACCTGGTCTGGGAATCCGCGCCACGCGCGACGATGAAGACGACGGCCAGCACGATCGCGCCGACGAACATGACGACTGCTGTCTGCCACGTCAACATGAGGCCTCCTGTGCGGCGGGTGGATAGTGGCCCGATCTTATACCCGATCGGGTAGGTCGTCAAGACGGGCCTCCCAGGCTGCTCTCGTGGTGCTCCCAGGAGAATCCGTTGGGAGGCATACAAAAGGGCCCTCGCACACCAATCCCGGGTAAGGATGTGACGAGGGCCCTTTCGTGAGGTGCCGGGTGGGACCGCCCAGCCAGATGGCCCTGCCCCCAGGCCCCCAGTCACCATCCTCGGAAGGCGGCAGCCGGTGAACCCTGGGCAGTGACCAGGCCAGGTAGCCCTGTCGGGCTCCTCACGTCCTCATGCTAGCAGTTCGGGTAGCTCAGCCTGAGCCGCACTGCCGCATGGGAGTTATTGCTGGAAGACGGCCTGCACGAAGGCAATGACCGCGTCCGCGCCGTGCTTCAGCCCGGAGAGGATTCCTCCCACCGATCCCGCCGCGTGGATGGGATTGCTGAGAATCAGGTAGGTGACCAGGGCGACCGCCACCCAGAACAAGATGGTCTTGAACTTCACGATCAACCTCCGGTGGCGTTGTCGTGGGCGATGGCCAGCAGGTTGGCCAGCTCGTCCTCGGCCCCGTGGTGGGTCAGCCACGACTCGGACCGGTCGACACGGGAGTACACGGTCCAGCTCCGGTCTTCGTCGTTCCAGTCGACCTCGATCAGTCGTTGCATCGCGTCCTCTCAGGATGTCTTGCGCTGGCTCTTCCAACTGGCCAGCCGCAGGGCGCCGAGCATGGCGCAGGCGCCCACGGAGTCGTTCTCCCACGTGACCGCCGTGCGGCCGTGGTTGGCGCGGTCGGTGACTTCCCAGCCGGTGCGGATCCGGCGGGCACTCACCCTCTTCCCGGTGACCAGCCGGTAGTCGAACTCCTCGGTCGGAGTGCCCCAGTACTGGCATGCCCCGACGCAGTAAGCGTGGTTGCCCGGCGTCCGGGTCTCGGCGCCGTCGGCCTGGTCCACGAACGGCGTGCCGTCCGGGTGGTGGTGGTAGCCGAGCTGGCAGTCGCAGAGGACCGGCAGCTCCTGGTCGACGCAGGCGTGGGTGCGGACACGGATCATGGCGTTCTCCTCAGTCGGAGTAACCCCCAGTCAACTGTCAGTAGACCACGTCACCCGATCGTGTGGGTCGGTCCCGACTCACCACGTCTCCCGGCGGATCTCGGCCTTGCCCAGGCTGCGCACGCGGCGGGCGTAGCCGTTCTTGATGCGCTTGGTCTCGCCGCGCTGGAACGAGACGACGCGGCGAGCCCGGCGGCTGAAGGCGTCGACCTCGTCGGCGGTGGCGGCGGGGATCGGGTGACCCGGACTCATCGTGGTCCTCCTCCGGTGCGGTGGTCTGCTCTCAACCCTACCCGTTCGAGTAGGCCTTGGCAACCAGTTCCGTGTAGGTCTTCGCGGCCCGGTCGGCGCTGGGACCGTCGTAACGCACGATCGCAAACCGATCGGTCACCAGGTAGTGCCCGGTGGAGGGCCAGTAGTCGATGAAGATCTCGCCACGATAGTGCCGGGCCACCACGATCTCGTACCGGCTCACGTACTGCGTCAGGGCCAGACCGCTCAGCTCGTCGGCGTTGTGCGGGTCCAGGTTCATCAGTCCTCCAGGAGGGGCTCGTAGCACCCGGCGCAGGTGCGCGCCCGGCCGTTGTTGTCGCGGGCGTCGTCGCCGTTGAAGATCGGCTGCGGGATCGTGTCCGAGTCCCGCCAGCGCGGGTCTTCGCCCGCGACGTCGAGGTCACGAATCTCGGTGCCGTAGAGCTTGATCTCGCTCTCCACGATCGCCGGGAGTGGCGGCAGGGTCGACACGGAGCCGATCAGGCCCAGGGTGCAGCGAGGACACCACTCGTCGGCCAGGTAGGCAAAGCCCACGACGTCAGTCGCGTGACCGTGGGCGTTGATCTCGTAGTACGTGCCGTTCCAGGCCATGACGTCGCTCCTCAGCGTCGGGGGATGTCGTAGTAGGCGTCCAGCGCGGCACGAGAGTTGGTGCCCTGGTAGACCTCGTGGCCGTGGTCCACCACGACGTACTCGGCGGTGCCCACCCGGTAGTTGATGTAGCGGTGGTAGGCCTGGCTGAACTCGCCGAGAAGGTGTTCCAGCACCTTCTCGGCGACGAAGCCTTCCAGCTCATTCGCGGTGATCTCGTTCCGGACCATGCTCAGTTCTCCTCGGGGTCGTAGTTGTCCATCAGGTCCGCCCCCGTGGTCAGGGACAGCTCGCTCTCCAGCAGGTCGGCCAGGGTGATTCGCAGCCGCCACAGGCCCTCGTGGCCCGGGTGCTCATCGGCGGCCCAGGTGCCGACCCGGACGCTCGTGCCCTCGTCGTTCTCGATCTCGACGAACCGGCTGTTCTTGTCGCTGGGCGGTCCGTCGAAGATGATGTTGATCGCGGTCATGAGCGTGATCCTTTCAGGCAGCAAAGCGAAGACGGCCGGTCATCGGCCGTCCTCAGATGGGTCAGCACCACTCGATCTGGCGCCCGTGCTCGACGGCCCAGCTGGCCACGGCCAGCAAGTTCACCATGCGGCCGCGCAGGAAGGGGCTCATCTCGTAGTTCAGGGCCAGCTGCTCCTCCACACCGCGCAGGACCATCCCGGCATCCACGAAGCCCGCGCTGTCCACGTCCTCGACGACGAAGCCCACCAGGCCGAGCAGCTCACCCCAGGTGGCGCCCGTGGTGTTGAACTGCGGAACCGCCGTGAAGAACTCGGCGGTGTCGGTGTCGAAGTACTCGGGGCGGATTTCCAAGCTCATGATCTTTGACCTCCGGTGCGGCCTGATGTGATGCCTCGATACTACCCGATCGGGCAGAATCGGGCAACCACGGTCTGTGGGCTGATGTAGGGCAGGATGCCGGAGCACGCCAATGGACGGAACGACACCCTCAGGATGGATGAGATGGACCAGAGCGCAGTCCGGCTCCACGCCCTCGACCTGGCGGTGGAACTCGTCGTCAAGGAGCGGCTGGTGGCGGACGAGATCGTCCCGCTGGCCACCGAGTTCTACCGATGGATCATCGGCCCTGCTTCACTGTCCCTGGCCATGGGGCCGATCCGGCTCCAGGACACCCAGGAAACCACCGGAAGGAACGCCAGCGTCATGACGCAGCTTCACGACAACGAGGAATTCGACATCGAGCTGTCGGCCGCCGACGCCAAGGGCGCGGCCGTGAGCGACGACCCCACGTCCACCACCGACGACCCGAGCTTCGTCACCTCGGACCCGGCCGTGTTCACCTACGTGGTGGACCCGGCCAACCCGCGCAAGGCAACCGTCGTGGCGGGCCTGCCCGGCTCGGCCGTCGGCACCGTGTCCCTGGGCTCGATCACCGCGACCCACGCGGTGGACGTCGTCCCGGCCGGGATCGCCACCGTGTCGCTCGCCGAGGGCACCGTGCGCGAGCAGGCTCCGGTGGTCCCGCCGCAGGTTTGACCTCCACCTGCACACACAAAGCCCCTGGGAGCGCGAGTTGCTCCCAGGGGCTTTGTCATGTCGGTCAGAGCCAGCTGCCGTGCAGGTAGCCCTCGTCGGCGAGCCGCTTGACCCAGGAGCGGATGCGGCTCCATTCATTGACGATCAGAGCCTCGACGTGGTCCTTGCCGTCGGCCCACGGAAAGTCGTAGGTGTGCAGGCTTTCCAGCAGGCGAATGTGGTCGTAATCCTTCTGCGCGGAGAACTGCGGGAAGCCGCAGTTCTCCTGGATCCAGTAGTCCGTGGCGGCCTGCCCGGCCAGCAGGACAACGCAGAGCCGGTACAGCTCGTCGAAGTGCGGGTAGCTCTCCGGGTCGAGGAACCGGCTGCCCTTACGCAAGTCGATGATGCCGGTCTTCCCATGAACAGAGGGGCCGTCTCCGTAGACGGTGATGTCCCCGACGTCCAGGTCGAAATGCCTGGCGGCCACGGCATGCCCCAGCTCGTGGGCGGCGATGGTCATCAACTGCCGGTTCACGTCGGCCTCCTGTGCGGTCTCTCGCAAGACTACCCGAAAGGGGTGGGTCAGATCCACTCGACGCCGTAGGCATCAGCCATGTAGCCCAGCCACTGGCCCGCGTACTCGTCGCCCAGCTCGAAGGCGATGACCATGGCCTCGACGAGGCCCAGCACCTGGCCGGTGCTCAGGCGCATGTGGCCGAGGGCACCCCACCAGCGCGCGCCCTGCTCGACCGGCCAGCCCGTGTACTGCTCGGCCCAGTCGCATCCGGCGAAGGCAGCCGTCTCCAGGGCTTGAGCCAGCTTGGCGGTCGTACCCGGACCGAAGTTCTGCTCGTGCGGGGCCGGAAAGGCCCTGAGCGCGTCCAGGAGGGCCTGGACGGCCTCCACGGACCCGAAGGTGTAGCTGGTCATGTCACGGACCTCCTGTGCGGTCTCACGGCTTGTTTCGGGAGGCCGCAGGGCCGGAGAATCCGACCTCCGGCCCTGCGCCTCGACCCCCGAGGGCCACAGCGCGCGAACACTGCGGTTCCGCGTCCTCGGGTGAGGGTGGTCTTACAGGTGCCGCTGGCGCAGCACTTTCTTCTCCAGCAGCACCGGGATCAGGTCGAGCAACTCGCTCCACACCGGCCGCAGGATGTCTCGGGCGCGGATCATGGAGTCCTCCCAGGTGTAGTCCAGGAGCTGCCGCCACTCGGGCGGGTTGTAGGCCAAGTCGCGGGCGTGCAGCTCCCGGTCGGCGACGGCAGTCTCCGGTGCGACCTTGTCCGGGCAGAACTCGGAGTACCACATCTCCAGCGCCACCTGGCCGCCGGTGAACGTCGCCAGGTAATTCTGGTAGAACTCCTGGTCGGGGATGTTGTCCTCGAAGGGAACAAGCACGGACTCCGAGTAGCAGACGCCGGTCAGCTCGTCGGAGAACCACCCGGCCTTGAACACGCGGACCTTCTCCAGCGGGATGCCCGCGTACTTGCCGGTCAGCACGTGGCCCAGCTCGTGGGCGGCCACGGCCTCGTCGGGGATTCTCACGCCAGCCTCTCTTTCCTCTCAGCGACGGCGGCCTCAGGCCAGTCCGTCGAGCATCTTCTTCAGCTTCGGATCCTGGGAGAGGCGTTCGATCGCCTCGTCGAGGGCGTACACGGCGTCGAACATCGCGGCCGTCTCGCCGTCGAGCCGGATGCCGCGCCGGTACACGCGGACGATGTTCTGGAACTCCTGGGCCTGCTGCTCGGCCGGAGTCATCGCGGCCGGGCCAGGTACTCGAAGAACTCGGCCAGCTTCGGGTCCCGGGAGAGGCGCTCGTACTCGACCTGGACCTGCGCCATTACGTCCGTGTCGACCCGATGGTCCGGCGCGGTCAGGTAGACCCGCAGGATCGCCTGGAAGCTCAGCGTCTGGCGCTCGGCCGGAGTCAGGCTCTCGACGGCGCTCACGTCAGGTCCGCCCCTCGGCGCGGCTTGAACTGCGGCGCGTGGTCCTTGAGCGTGAGCTGCACCGTGCCGTTACCGTGCCTGCTGACGCTGGTGAGATGGCAGCTCCCGAAGGGCAGCAGCACGTAGTCGCCGGACGCGACCTCCACGCTCTGCTTCTCACCGCTCTCCAGGTCTTCGACGGTCACCCGGAATCCCTTGTCGCTCATCGGCTCCCACTCTCGATCTGCAAGCGCTGGTTCTCCCAGCGGTCGAACACGGTCTGGTTGTCGGCGACCTTGAGGTAGGGCAGGAAGATCTGCCGCAGGCTGACCATCTCGGTCTCGATGATCGCCGTCTGGGCGCGAACCCAGTCGCGCATGATCGCCCAGGCCACCCGCTCCGCGTGCTCGCGGGTCTTCTGCTTGGGCGGCAACCGGTCGGCCTTGAGCACGTCGAACACGGCGTCCACCCGCACCGGCAGCGTGTAGTGGAAGACCTCGCCGTCGATCTGGATGGCGAAGGACAGGCCGATCAGGTGACCGGCGTTGTCGTACTCGGAGGCGATACCACGCGCACCGGCCTTGACGAGGTCCTTAGTGATCGCGGCCGCCGAGCGGTCCGGCGCCATGCCGGTTGTATAATTCGCTATACTCATCGGACGTACCTCGCGTGCAGGCGGATGGCCTCCACGAGCAGCATCGCCGCGTCATGCAGATCCATGATCTCCTCGGCACTCAGTTCGGCGAGCGCCCGGTCGAGCACGGTGCCGTCACCGGAGAGCAGGCCGCGCATCACGTCGGCACCGGCATCCTGCACGAGTGCCGAGGACGGACGGGGGTAGCTGGGCATCAGGCCTCCCGGACGCTGAAGTCGTGGCTGCGGACGATCTCCTGGAACTCGTTCTGCGGGATCTGGCTGAACCGCAGCTCGGCGTCCTTGCCGAGCAGGGCGTAGGAGTCGGCCAGCTCGCGGGCGATGCCCTCGACGTCGTAGCCGCCGTCCCAGGGGGACAGCTCGCGGACGATGAGGATTTCCAGGCCGGAGATGGTGAGCATCGAGACCTCCTGTGCGGTCGTGGTGATATATCCAGCCTACCCGAACGAGTATGGGCATGCAAGAGCGCCCGGCACGCTGGGCACCGGGCGCTCTTGATCAGGTGGACTAGCTGTGCAGAGCGATCGACTCCTCGTCGACCTGGAACGCCGGGCCCGCCGTCGGCGCGGCCCAGGTGTAGGTCCAGTCCACGTGCGTGGCACCGTCGGGGGCGACGAGCGTGCCCCCGGCCTGGGTCCAGTCCGTGACGCGAACCAGAGTCACGTCGTCCTGGCGGACGACCGCGCCGTCATCGCCCCGCCAGCGGACGTGCCAGGTGACCGTCGGCATGGTCGCGGCGGACTCCTTGTACCAGACCGACGCGTCGTAGCTCGCGCCCGCCGTGACACCCTCGTAGCCGGGGTAGTTGTCGGTCTCGACGCCCGAGCCCCACGGGTCGGTGGTGGTGAACTTCATCGAGCCGGTGCCGCCATTGGCGCCACCGCGCACCGGGGCTACGTCGACCCCGTACTGGGCGACGTCCTTGCCCAGGTCGTATCCGTTGTGCGCCAGCACAGCCGGACCAGGGACCGGAGTGGTCGTGCTGGTCGGCGGGCTGGTCGGATCCGAGGACGGCGGCGGAGTACTGGATCCACCACCGGACGGGAAGGTGCTGCCCGCGTCCTGGCCGTAGGGGCTCGCCTGCCACTGGGCGGGGGTGAGCGTGGTGTCGGTGGACTTGGCCACGAAACTCCACGGGCCCGTGTAGGTGTTGTCGTGCCACGAGTTGTTCGCGTGGAAGGTGATGTTCTGCTGGATCGAGTCGGCCGTGTACGGCGACCAGGACGGGTAGGTGCCCCAGTTGGAGAGCAGGCCCTGGCGGCCGCAGTAGGTCGGGTTGCAGCCGCCGGTGCCGATCGCGACCGGGTCGTAGGTGAACTCGTTGGCGTGCACCTCGACGTTCTTGGTCCACCAGCGGCAGTCGGTGTACAGCGGGTCGGTGTTGATGCCCGGCGCCGCGCAGTCGGCGGTGGTCGGGTGGACCAGCGTGCAGGTGCCCGAGGACGTGTTGGCCGGGCTGTTGCAGAAGCGGTCCGCGTTGGCCCAGGCGATCACGCCGCCCCAGTTGTTCTCGAACAGGTTGCCGGTCACGTCGATCTTGGACGTGCGCGCGGCCACGCGGGATTCACCGTCGGTCTCGGACAGGTAGATCGCGCCGACCGGGAAGTTGTCCCCGGAGGTGGCCCGCTTCTGCCCGGCCTTGATGGCGTTGCCCCGGAAGACGTTGTCCTTGATCTGGGCGTTGTAGCTGATCTCGTAGAGCAGACCCTCGGACTCGTTGTCCTCGATCAGGTTGCCCGACACCAGGAAGTCGTTGTTGTTGGTGTCGGCCCACAGGCCCACGCCGTGGTTGGCGTGGATCCAGTTGCCGGTCACGTCGGCCTTGTTCACGGCCCAGAACTTCACGCCGCCCGAGCAGCCGCAGCCGGGCTGCACCGTCTCCCAGTCGCCGGTGTTGTTGCCGGTGATCTCGTTGCCGGACAGGGTGAGGTTGCCCAGGCCGCCGGACTTGTAGGCGTTCAGGCCGTACTGGCCGTTGTCCTTGAGGCAGTTGCCGGAGATCGTGTTGTCCGCGCCCGCCATGAGCGCGGCGCCGTTGTTGCCGATGATCGTGTTGGCCTGCACGGTCCAGCCGTTGCCGGAGTCGTGGTTCACCACGCCCTCGTCCTGCGGCGCGATGAAGTTCGTGATCGTCAGGTGCTCGACCGACACCCCGGCGACGTCCTGGGTGAAGGCGTACTTGTTCAGGTGCTGGCCGTCGAGGACCGCGCCCGGCGCGCCGAGGTAGGTCGATCCGGCCTTGGCCTGGATCTGGCTGTACTGGTCGGTGCCGAGGATGTGCGTTCCGGTGGCGAAGTAGTAGGTGGTGTCCGCCGCCCAGGTCTGGCCGGAGTTGTCCCCGGTCGGGACGGTGACCGCTCCGGCCGGTGCCGTGGTCGGTCCGTCGAGCGCGGCGGTACCGCACACGGCGGCCGGGTTGGTGGTGGGATAGCTCGGGGTGGCCCCCACCGGGGACGCGATGACAGCGGTACAGCCCGCCACCACCAGCGTCACAGCGCCGAGGATCAGCGCGGCTCTTCGTCGGTGCATGAATTTCCTTCTGTAGGAGGAGAAAAGCGCCCACGAGGTCGTGGGCGCTTCATCCGGTATGAAGTTTTCGCGCTCAGCTTATGTTACCCAAAGGAGTAGGGCAAGGCGCGCTGAGTCGCGGTCGGATCACATCATCTGCGCGGACAGTTCTTGGTGTGCGATCCGCGCCACCCCAAGCAGATCGAGCACTGATCCGGGTGGATGAAGATCCGGGCGAGAAGTTTGATCATGATTCTCTCACCTCCCGCCAGGCCTCTGGCGTCGTCGATCCGACCGGGCGCTGCATGAGCACCCGGGACAGATCTTCGCGCACGCGCCGGACGGCGGTGTCCTTCGAGCGGAACGGCCCGATCACCGACGTGCTGTCGTCGTAGCGGTAACCGAACTCGGCCTCGTCCCGGCTCATCGGTCCTCCCAGCTGCTATCGCCGAACTCCCGGGCCGTCCATACGCCCTCGCCGGACTCGATGTCGGTGACGGCGTAGACCTCCACCTCGCCGCAGTCGTCGAAGGTGTTGGACACGTTGGCACTCAGGTCGTTGCGGTCGACGGCCTTCTGGACCGCCTCCCGGACCGAGTCCGCCCTGACGTAAATCACCTGGCTCATCTGGCGCACCAACATCACGTGGTATTCGGGCATGGGTCAGTCCTCCTGGTCGAATAGGCGGAAGTTGGCGATGCCACCGACGACCGGGCCGGTGAAAGCCAGGGTGCCCGCCGCGTCGCCGAGGTCACGAGCGAACTCGACTCGCACCCGCACCGAACCCCGGGGCGAGATGCGCTGACTGGTTCGCACCACACGGCCGTAGGGCGAGTCCTCCTTGAGGCCGCGCACGATGATCTCGTCCTTGACCCGGGCGACCACGGAGAAGCTCGCGCCGGTGTCGGCCTCGACGTAGAAGTTGCGCAGGTCCGAGTACGGCGCGCGAGCCAAGATCTCTGCTGCGGTGATCTGGGTGAGCCTCTCGCTCATGACTACCTCCGGTGCGGTGTCGGTGTACAACGCCACCCTACCCGTTCAGGTAGGGTGGCGCAAGGGGTCAGACGTTCTGCTTCTCGCCTGCGGGCGCCGGGTCCGGCACCTTGGGGGACTCCTCCCGGCCGTCCCAACCGTCGTCGTGGCACTGCGGGCACCAGGGATAGAGCCGATTGTGCTGGTGCTCGATCGTCCAGGTGATCAGGATCCAGGCCCAGAAACCCAGCTCGACGACCTCGTAGACGATGAAGTTCTGCGTGGGCACGCTCAGGGTGAGCACGACCCATCCCACCCAGAACGCCGTCGGCCAGACGGTGATCCGGACTCCCCAGAGATACAGGGTCCGGTCGTAGATCCGATGCGTCCAGGTCAGCGCCCGGTGGTGCTCCTGAGCCTCCTGGGTGCCGTCCAGCGGCACCTCGTCGATGCAGCGCCAGCAGACGTCCGTCCGGTGCACGGCCGTGGCGAAGATCGCCGCGAAGAACAGCGCGATCACCAAGCTGCCCAAGGTCATCCGGGCGACCTCGCTGTGCTCCCGCAGCAGCCCGTAGCCGCTGTCGAGAATGACCGTGACGACGAACCACCAGACGGGGTGGTGGTGCAGCCAGCGGCCGCCCCGGCGGAACGGACCCTCGGGCTGGCCCTGTTCGGCGACGGGCATCAGTCGCTCACCTGCCAGACGGCCTCGACGCGGACCCGGAAACCGAACGACAAGCCGTCGTTGGTGCGCCCGTACAGCTCGACCTCGCGATCGGTCGCCCCCTCAACCTCGAACACATCGAAGCCCTCGTAGCTCCCCAGCATCAGGTGATGGCCGATCTGCTTGGCGACCTCCTGCGGAAGGGGGATCCGGCGCGCGGCCATCTCCTCGGCCGACTTGACCTGCTCGACCTTGAAACCCGCCACGGCGAGGTTGCCGTAGCCGCCATGCCAGTTGCCCCAGTAGAAGCCCACGCCGTCTTCGGCGTCCGCGTCCGAGACGTAGTCGTCCACGATGAACTCCGCGCCCTTCGGCACGGCGATCGCAGGGTTACACAGATTCACGGTGTTCTCGATGACACGCGCCAGGGCGCCCTGTTTCATCGGTTCGATCATGATCAGCCTTTCAACGAGGGAAGGGCGGGGCCGTCATCACGACGGCCCCGCCGGAGGTCACTTGCAGGCCTTGGTCTGGTGTGCGCCGTAGCTGGCCTGCGCCTTGGTGAAACCCTCACCGGCCGACGAGGAGAGCTGCTGCGTCAGGCCGGAGCAGGAGAACGACGTGTAGTCGAGGTACTGCTGAGCCGACTTCGCGGCCTGCGCGTTGTAGTCCACGGTGAGGCTGTCCACGGCCTGCGTGGCGACGTCCTTCGGGAACCCCTCGCCCGCCGTGGAGGACAGCTGGCGGATGAGCCCGGCCCGGGAGAAGGCGGTGTAGTTCAGGTACGACTGGGCCGAGCTGCGCGCCTGCTCCACCTGCGGCGGGTACTGGGGCGCCTCGGTCGTCGGTGCGGCCGCCGGGGTGACGGGCGCGGCCGGAGAGACGCTGTCGGCAGTGCCCGGGAGCTTGGCCCACTCGCACGTGTACGGGTCCCAGGCCACCGAGCTGCCGTCAGCGGGCGGCGTCGGCGTCCCCTTGGGTTCCGGGCAGACGGAGGTGAGCCCGGTGGACGGGGCGGCTGCCGGGGTCGTGGCCGGAGTGCCGCCACCACCGGTGACGCCCACGACGATGCCGAGGACGATGAAGCCGCCGACGATCGCACCGGTGATCTTCAGAGCCCGGTGCTTCTTCTTGGGCGCGGGAGCCTGCGGCGACGGGGGATAAACGTTGGTCATGGATCTGCTGCTTTCTGTCGGTAGTGCAAGTGGATCAAAAAGTGAAAGTTATGAGCGCCACCAGGCGGTGACCAGGTGCCCGATCAGCCAGACCAGCACCACGGCGGCGAGGACGAAGCAGAGGAACACCCAGTCGTTCACCCGGGTCAGTCCTGCTCGACGGGCAGCAACGGCTCAGCTTCGACGTCGCGCAGGTTCTGGGCCAACATCCGGGCCGCGAGGTCTCCCCGGCCGGTGCCACCCCGGGAGAGATTGGTGATCTCCTGGTCGCTCTGCTCCAGGACGGTCGCGCGGCGCATCAGTTCTCCTCGGGAAGGGTGTCGCGCTCGGGCAGCTGGTCGTTGCCCAGCTCACGGTCGCGCAGCTCGGCGCGCACCAGGACGAGCTTCTCGCGGTGGATCCGGCGGGTGGCCTTGTAGCAGGCGCGGTGGTCGATCGCCTTGAGCAGCTCGCGCTCCAGGTTCTTCAGCGAGGCCGTGCTGGAGATCGCGAACCTCGTGATCAGCGCGGACCGGCGCTCGGACTCGTCGAGCCGGGCCCGGCCGTGCAACTCGGTCATGAGCAGGCTGTACTTGGCCTTGGGCTCGCGCAGGGTCATCGAGCTGCCGCCGCCGTGGCGGCGAATCACCTGGACGTTCGAGTCGAGCAGCAGGCCCAGCGTGCGCTCGGGCATGGTGGCGTACCGGGCCGCGTAGTCGGCGAGGTCGAGGATGAACGGCGGGTGGTGCAGCATGTCGGACCTCCGGTGCGGTCTGTTGAACTGACAAGACCGACCCTACCCGATCAGGTAGGGTCGGTCAAGGGCCTTTCTGCTCAGCCCAGGTGCCAGGGGGCCCGGCCGGACACGACGGCCTGCTGCATCCGGTCGGCGTACTTGCGGCGCAGGGTCTCGGCGATCGGCCCCACGACGGCGCTGTGCTGGGAGAAAGTGTCCACGTCCTTGTTGCCCGCCGGGTCGCTGCGGATCTCGATGCCGAAACAGGAGCTGCGCTTAGAGAGGTTGACGGCGCAGTGCATGACCCCGGCCGGGACGTACATCACCGCCTCCGGCCCGTGCAGGTACGGCACCCACTCCTCGCCCTCGCGGACCAGGGTGGCGCCGTAGCCGTCCAGCAGGCGCACGGCGATCGGGCTTTTCCAGTGCACGTGCGGGATGGAAATGCCGTCCGGCGGCATCCACACGTCGAGGATAGAAAACGGCGGGGTCTCCCCCGCCGTCTCCTCGGTCAAAATCGGCCGCAGCTTCTGTCCCTGCGGCCCGGTGATCTGGTCGATACTGTTGATCTCGATACGCACAGTCATGCGGTTACTTTCTCACGCGACCGGACGATCAGGACTCCGTTGTGCGCCTGGCCCGCTCACGGGAGATCGCGGCGTCGTAGTCGATGTTCATCTCGACCACGTCGTAGTTGGCCGTGTAGACCTCGCCGTCGCCCTTGTCGTAGTCCTGGAAGTCATCACGGACCTCGCCGTGATGATCAATCACCGGCAGGTGGCTGGGGATCTCGTCGCCCTCCAGGTAGACGACGGGCGGTGGGGTCCACCCGGCCTTCAACAGAGCCTTGCGCAAGATGGCCGCGCGCTGGGCGGTGGATCCACCAAGCACGCTGGCCATCTTGCCAACGACCTCGTCGAGGTCGGTCTTGCGAACGGGTCTGGGCACGTGGCCCTCCTTCAAATTCGGATCAGGCATTCGGTGGCGTAGCCGTGGCAGCCCACCAGCTGGATGGCCGTGCAGGAGGCCTCGATCCAGCTGGGTGCCTCGATCTGCACCCAGGCCCACTCGGCGACGAGCACGCCCTCCTGGAGCAGCTCGTGGGTGGTGATGCCCACGTCGAACTCGTAGACGGCCACGGTCAGAACGCCTTCTTGAGCAGCACGTAGAGAGCGACCGCGACGATCGCGCCGAGCACGTAGACGAGGGTCCAGTCGAAGTCGGTCATGATCAGACCACCTGCACCGGAGTGGCACTCCAGACGCGCCCTGCGCGGGTCAGTGCGAACTCGATCTGGACGTCGCGGAACTCGGGGTTCTCGATGTCGTAGTTGATGCCCCCGTCGGACTGGGTCTGCAAGACCCGGCCGTCGGTGAGGAAGATCTTGAAGCGCGGGTTGCCGTTGACCGACAGCTTGAGCCGCTGAAGGGATTCGATACGACCCTGCGTGGTGTTCTGCATGATGATCAGTCCTCCGGGTAGGCGGCGAGGATGCAGCCGTTGATGGCCTCGAAATGAAAGGCGTACTCGGCGGCTACGGCCTTGGCCGAGGCGGTCTGCGACCACTCGTAGGGCCAGTCGTAGACATCGCCCTCCCAGGCGATGGAGACGGCGCCCTGGGGCAGCTCTTCGTGCGTGTGGCCCGCCACGAAGAAATCGGTCACGTCGGCCCCGTAGTGCCGGGCCACGGCCAGCGCGACGGTGGCGGCCTTGGCCAGCTCCAGGCTGGTGCCCTCGCCGGTGCGCGGGCCCTGGCTGTACAGGCCCGTACCGCTGTCGCGCACGTAGGCGGTGTACTCGGGAAGGCTGATCTTGATTTCATGCATGCGGACCTCCGGTGCGGCCTGAACGAACAAGACCCACCCTACCCGTTCAGGTAGAGTGGGTCAAGGCCCTGCGCGGTCAGGGCGTGTACGGGATGGTCGCGTGCAGGATCACCGTGGTGTTGGCCTGGATCTCGGAGAGCAGGAAGTAGTTCCCGAACGAGCTGTCCTTCGTCCACGCGTCCGGCTGCCGGGTCGACTGCCAGATACCCGCGTCCGAGCCGGGGTTCTGGGCCACCCACTCGGCCGGGTTGTTCGTCAGCTCGCTCAACGGCGCCATGGCCAGCAGCTTACCCAGGTAGTCGCGCATGATCGGCCAGTTGGTGCCCGGGTCCGGCACGTCGGCGAAGGTCCCCACGATGAGGATCAGCGGCGTCTTGATCGTGTCCGACGCGCCGATGGCGGTCAGCTCGGCTTCGGCGTGGTCGCCCAGTGCGGTCATGATGGTCTCCCTGGTCGGGAGGGCTTCCCCGCCCTCACCTATTCGTGCCGTCGCGCGGGTCCGGCGGCATGGGCTCGGGTCCGAAGCGCTGCTCGGTCCGGCCATCCGCCCAGTCGTTGGCGGCGGACTTGTCGGCGCCGTGATCACGCGAACCCTGGTAGTACTCCTCGTGGTGGGCCAGCCACTGGGTGCGGGTGAGGTCGGAGTGCTTGTCCGAGGCGCCGCACGTCGGGCAGAGGCCGAGGGGCTCCTTCCAGATGATCGCCTGGGTGATGGGATCCACCACCTCCACGGCAGGGGCCAGCTGGCCGAGCACCTCGGCGGTGCGCAGGTGCAGGTAGGCGAGGTCGGTCCACGGCCCTCCCGGAGTGCCCAGACCGCCGTTCTCCCGGCGGCGAATGTAGCTCTGGGCCGCCTTCACGTGGTCCTGGGCGTTCATGTCGGTCATGCTTCCTCCAGCGCTGCTTCGGCGCGGAGCGTGGGCTCCACGCTGTCGGGACATCGGTAGCCGAGCGCACGCAGCGCGGCCACCCGGTCGGCGGCCGCGCTCGCAGTAGGCTCCTCGAAGGTCTCGCCCGCGTGCGGCAGGTCGAGATCCTCGTGGTGGTAGGGCAGTGTGCTCACGAGCTGATAGCGCGCGATGCACCGCTCGACGAAGTCCACCGAGCCAGTCGGCACCAGTGGTGGCAGCGGTTCGTCGAAGACCATCCGGCGCGCGGCGACGGCGACCCTCCAGCCGCCGCTCGCGTCCTCCCAGACGTACAGATCGCACTGGAAGTCGTCGGTGCTCCACCTGCAATAACTCACCGCTCCTCCAGTGGCTCGGTCGGCGGCGTCGCGGGCTCGAAGGGCACTCCGGCGCCGCCGACTTCGGGATGCTGCCACCAGCGCTCGACCTTCATGCCGTCGCCTGGGTGGTTCCGCTCGGAAACCTCGTCGATCGCGTCGGCCCACAGGTTTTTCTGCTCAGTGGTCAGCTGCTTGGTGACGTAGTGCCACTTCACGTAAAGCCAGATGCTGGCCAGCAGCTCCTTGTACTCGTCAACCCGGGGCTTGAGCGCCTGGCCTCCGATGATCTCGCGAATCTCCTCGAAGGCCCGATGGTCGTTCGGATAGAACCCGATGCTGTCCAGCACCCCCTGGATCGCGTTGAGCTGCTGAGCCAGGAACGCCCCGTGCCGCGCGGCCTGCTTGAGCATGGCCTTCACGCCGTCGAGTTCGGCCTGCTGATGCCGGATGTGGGCGGCGTGCACCCGACGGATCCGCTCCGACTGGGCCAGTTGTTCGCGCAGGTCGTCGATCTCGCTCACGAGACGTGGCCTTTCTCGTCGTAGGTGCGCTTGCCGTCCATGACGTCACGCAGCTCCCGGACGCCGCGCTCGGCCTTCCGGAACGCCTCCTCGACGGCGTGCCGGTGGTCGGGCCGCACGTTGCGCATGTCGCTGTCGGCCTCGGTCATGGTCAGGTACTGCAACGCCATCTCCACGAAGTAACCGGTGATCATCCGACCTTGCGGGTCGTGGATGTCGCCGAAGAAGTCGGCCAGCTCCTTGCGGGTCTCCGGCAACGTGGCGTCCTTCGCGCCCGGAGCGCCGGGGATGGCCAGTTGCAGGCTGATCCACCGGGACAGCAGGCTGTAGGGGCTGCCGGAATTGGCGAAGACTCCGGCGAGGCCGTTGTCCACCAGCCAGACGTGGGTCTCGCTGATCAGCTTGATCAGCTCCTCGCGATTGAGCATGAGGCGCACGTTCTCGGTCATGACTCCTCCACCAGAGTCTTGATGCGCTCCAGCGCGCGGATCGCGTCGGCGAGTTCCCGCTCGGCGCCGTCGGTGCGGGGATCATCGGCGTCCACGTCGAAGTAGAGGGCCAGGGCGGACCGCAGGGCGACCTTGCTGACACCCTGCTCCGGCAGCAGCAACACCCGCGACGACGGGTTCTTTATCGCCTCGTCCAGACTGGCTAGCGTCTCGGCGGTGGGCGTCCAGTCCGCGTCGAGGCGCAGCGGCTGCGGTGCCGGGCCCGAGAGGATGAACTGCCCGACCGTGCCCTTGAGGTCCTCGACGAGGTTGCCGTGGGCCAGCTCGATGTCCTCGGTGGTGCCGTCGGCGTGCGTGACGTGCCAGACGCCCGTGAACTCGAACAGGTAGCTGTCGTCGGCGCTCATGAACCCTCCTCGGTGTAGTCGGCCAGCTCCTGCTGGCAGGCCCGGTGCAACGCGAGCGACGCGCGCAGCTGATTCCACGTGCTCAGGGAGAGTGCGGACAGCAGCGCCACCGCTACGAGCTGGACCGCCTGGATGGCGTGGCTGGTGGGTGGCGGCGCGAAGCCGATCAGGAAAACCAGCTCGGCGATGAAGATCAGGCCGACGATCACCGTGGACACGATCCGGGTCCGCAGGATCTTGCGTGCGGTGTAGGCCTTGAGCGACAGCAGCCGCAGTTCGAGCGGCGGATAGCCATTGTCGATGTTCATTCGTCACCCACCAGCCTCCGCAGCTCGGCCCACTTGACGCCCAGCTCGCGCCGGACCTCGGCCAGCACGGGCTCGACCAGTGCGAAGTCGACGCCCTGATCCACGGCGTCGTCGACCGCCATGTACAGCATGTCCATGTCCGTACTGATCTCGCGGATGAACCGCGCGGCACGCTGAGTGTCACTGGTCAACGGGCTCTTGCTCATGAGATCACTCCTCGGGTTATGACCAGGGCCAAGGCCACCGCGACGACGCCGTGGCTCAGGCACAAGAACAGGGCGAGAGGTACGGCGGCCGGGATGGCCCGGCACCGCACTCCCCAGGTGGCGCTGACGAGCACGACGGCCACACACCAGATGGCCATGACCGCCAGCAAGACGTTCAGGTCGTCACCCCCTTGGTCGCGGCGATCGCGCAGACCGTGATGACGAAGCCGTTGATCACCAGCGAGATCACCAGCGAGATCACGGCGCCGGTGCCGGTGTATTTGACGACTTTCTTCTGCCCGGCCGAATACATGGCCGCGAGGATGTTCAAGCCGCAGAGGCCCGCGACAATCCACAGCAAGACGTTCATTCCCGATCTCTTTTCCAGTCGATGACGATGGCCGCGACCAGCGCGACCAGGATGGCCAGGAGGATGAGCACGAAGGCCGAGCCGACGCCCCAGGCGACGGCCGGGCTCAACGCTTCGTCCAAGTGCGACGGGGTCGGGTCCATGCGTGCAGCGTGGCAGTGCCCTCGGCGGTGAGGCGCACGTAGTAGTGCGCAGCCACCGGGCCCGGTTCCAGCTCGGTCAGACCGGCCTCGCCCAGCTCGCGCATGGCGGCCGACGCGTGCTTGATCACGGGCTCGCCGAGACGGTCGGTCCAGCAGCCCTCCCAGTGGTGCCGGTTGCCCGCCGCCACCTGGTGCAGCTCGGCCTCGCGACGATCGGTGCGGGTGAAGGGCCGGGCCTCGGCCGGGGCGCTCATGAGCCGTTCCTGATCTCGTTGGCGAGGTCGCGCAGCTCGTCTCTCCGGTAGCTGGACACAGGCCAGTCCTCGTCTTCTTGAGCCAGCTCCGTCAGCACAGCAGCGACGGCCAGGGCCAGCTCGCGATCGAGAAATTGCCGGGTGCACAACAGGTGCGTTTGCGTGCAGCCGATCATGTCGTCGACTACCTCCGTGTGGGCGGCGCGCACTAGCCGCTCCGGCAGGCTCATACCGCACCCCAGCGGTCGTGGTGGACGAGCCCGGACTGGGTTACGGTGACGTCGCCGGGGATCTCGCGCACGGACAGCAGACCGGCGCGCAGCAGGTCCGCCAGCGGCCGGGCGAGGTAGTGCCGGACCAGCGTGCCGGTGGCGTGCCGGAACTGGCCGTCGTAGTGCAGGGGCTCGGTCACGGCGGCGTGCAGCGCCGCATGCCGGGGCCGGGTGCCGTAGACGATCGGCGCGGGACTCTCCCAGTCGGCCATCGTGCGGCGGCCCTTGTCGGTGATGTGGGCGCGGAGCAGGCTCCCGGCCTCGGGTACCAGCTCGATCAGGCCGTCCTCCAGTATCTCGCGCAGGGCGCGGCTCTGGTGGCCGGTGACCACGTTGCTGTCGAGGTCGTACCACGAGGTCTCGAACTTGTCGCGCTCCTTGCGCTCGACGGCGCGGAGTTCGCTCAGTCTCAGGCGGGATGAGGGGATAACGCTCACGAGGTGCCTCCAGTGCGGCAGTGGGGCGGATGGTCGGTCAAGCGAGGCTGCGGCAGAGCTTCTGAATCCGCACGGCGGGGCGGGAGACGAACTGGTCGGTGACGTGCATCCCGCGTGGACGAGGCAGCACCCAGGCAACCGGGGTGCCGTCGTGGTAGACGAGATAGGAGACGCTACCGTCCATCGCCTCGGCGATCAGCCGGGAGAACTCCAGGCCGCCCAGCTGGCCCTGGACGAGGCTGTCGGCGCTCGGCTGCACCTCGGCGCGGATGGGACCGCTCCGGAACGCCCGGCGGTGCAGGATGTGCTCTTCGATCTCGCGGTAGGTGGCCATCGTCGGTCAAAGCCCGAGGCCGTAGCGGCAGGTGTGCTGGAGCTGCGACGTGGTCTGCGAGAAACGCTGCGCGGTCACGTGCGCCTGGCCGTCGAGGATCCACGCGATCGGCGTGTAGTAGCTGTAGACGAGGTAGGAGACGCGACCCTCGGCGACGGCCGTGCGCAGCGCGGCGTACTCCCCCTCGTTGAGCTGGCCCTGACCCACGCTGCCGGGATGCACCTCGGCGTGCGAGGACGCGGCCTCATAGGCCTCGCGGTTCTGGATACGGACCTCGTATTGACTGCGCGTGAGTCGCGGCATGGCTGCCTCCTGTGCGGCTGATGTGGTAAGACCGAGCCTACCTGATCGGGTAGGCTCGGTCAAGATCTGATCGAGGGGACGGCGACCGAGAGCAGGGTTGCGCCGCTCGCGCCCAACCAGCCCGGCGCGCTGCCCTCGGTTCTTATGTGGCTGTCCACGCCGCCCGGCGGCTCTCAGACGAGCCGGAAGTGCTCGTCGGTCAGCTCGGTCAGCGACTTGGGCCCGAGACGGCGGATCTTCTTGCCCTCGCGCTTGGCGTTCCAGGCCTGAGCCAGCAGGCCCAGGAACGGCTTGACCAGCTTGGAGCCCTGGGTCACCTGGTTCATCCGGACGATCGCGTTGCGCAAGGTCAGCTCCGGGTCGCCGTCGATGAGGCCGGAGCCCTTCTGCACACCGGTCCAGAAGTCGACCGCCAGGGCCGGGTCGATCTCGTGGGTGAGGAAGTACATCGCGGCGGCCGCGCTCGGGATCGCCCCGATCTCGTGCCGCAGGTTGACCCCGTACCGCACGGCATTGATCATCGGCTCGCGGTTCTTCACGCCGAACTCGACGATCTCGGAGTCGGTGGGCTTGTAGCCCTCTGACTTGATCTCCTCGATCTGCCACAGGAGCACGATGCGGGCGGTGGCCGCCACCAGCTTCGCCGAGGGCATCTGGAACCGCATGGTCAGTTCGTCGGCGGCCGTGCGCTTGCGCTGCTTGTCCATCTTGTAACGGTGCTGGCGGTCGATGCCCTCGATGATGATGAACTCGATCTGGCGGCCGGACTGGACTACGGCGGACAGCCGGTGCTGGCCGTCGATGAGGTTGCCGTCCTGGTCGAACTTGATCGTCTCCCCGATGTTGGGGAAGTCGCCGTTGGCCATGTCGCGGGCGAGCTTGTCCACCCAGTCCTGCGACAAGGTGCGGTTCTCGCAGTTCGTGGACAGCCAGTCCTTGGCCATGCGCGGCGTGACGAGCAGTTTGCGGTGCTTGAGTTCGGTCAAGGGGGTGCTCCCTCCAGTGCGGGGTCTGTACGGTGGTTGACACTACCCGACCGAGTAGGATCTTGGCAAATGAAGAGGTCGGAAGCGGGATCTGATCACTCAGCGTCATCCCGCTCCCGACCTGGGAAAAGGCTTCGGGTCGCTCCAGGGGCTACCTCGAAGGTTGAAGATCGATTGTGACGCTGTGTCACAACCTCTCGATGGCCTCGCCGACGAGGTCATCGGCAGCCCGGTAGTCCACGTTCTCGATGTCGCCGTCCTCGTCGAGGATGCCCTTGATGATTCCGGCCTTGATCAGGGCCGCGTACACCTCGTACTGCCAGCCGCTGTTGCCGAACGGGCGCTTGCCGTTGAAGGACTCTCCGTCCTCCCACACGCACGTCAGCAGCTTGATCAGATACGCCCGGACCGTGGTCGCACCGGCATCGTTGTCCATGGGGTCCATCGGCGCGGCCAGCACGGCGTCGAGCCTGGCGGGGTCGGTGCTCATGAATGCTCCTCGTCGTTTGCTCTGTCGCGGAAGCCATCGATCACCATGACGATGGTCCAGAAGCAGGTGTAGATCACGGCCGCGAAGGCGGCGTACACCAGGCCAGTCAGCGAGAACCCCGGCTCGGCGGCGCCAAGCAGGCCGCCCACGTCGGCGGTTGCCAGGATGAAGAACGTCAGCGAGAGCCAGCGCACCAGGAACGGCGGCGCGGTGACCTTGATCTTCTGCCCGCTCACTTGACCTCCAGGATGGGCACGCCGTAGCCGGTCACGCGGATCTGCACGAAGTGGCCGAGCGGGATGATGTCCAGGCCCGGCCGCGTGGTGAGGATCGCCGGGATGTCGTTGCCCTCGATCACCGCGTCCCGGGCCTCCAGCTCGTCCACGACGGCGTACCGCACCGGCTCCCAGCCGACCACACTGCGGCCGTCCTTCGCGGCGTCTCCGGCGATCTGAGCCCGCATGTACGCCTCCACGCTCGCGTAGGTGCCCTCCTGGGCCACCAGGTTGCGCCCGATGACCTGCGCGGCGTCGTGCTTGGTCGTCTCGCTGGCATGCCGCATCACGTGCTCGGCGATCTTCTTGCCCATGGCCTGGGCCGGGCGCTTGTTCGTGCGGGGGATGGTCACGAGAGCCTCCAGCTCGGGCGGAAGTCGGGGTGGTGCGGCCAGGCCATGACCATGTCGTCGAGCACGTCGCGGTAGGCCATGCGGACCATGTCGTTGGCCAGCGTGAGGTCGGCCTCGGCGCGCTCACCGCCTAGCTCGGCCGACGAGAGCCAGGGGAACAGCTCCTTGGCCGTGGGGCCGCCGAGCAGCTCGTAGCGCCGGGCCCGGTCGAGTGTGCGGCGCTTGGCCTTGGCCTGGACGAAGTGTGCTGTTCGGTCTTCCTCGTCGAGCCGCGCGGCGATGAAGTCGATCTTCTCCAGGTAGTCCTCGCTCACCGTTGCTCCCGATAGACGTGCGGGCGAATGCCGCTGTGCTGCTGCGCGAGTTCCTGATTGAGCCGCAGCACCGTATCGACCCACTCGAAGACGTCGTGGGTCTCCAGGTGCTGGCGCAAGATGGCCTTAAGCCATTGCCCGACCTGCGGCGCGCCATCGGCCCGGATCGGCGGGCGCTGCCGCTCGTAGGCCTCCTGGCTCAGGACCCAACCGCAGCCGTCGACCGGGCACTCGTAGACGGGGATGTTCAGCATGCTCACGGTCGCCAGCTCTCCTGGTAGTCCGGGTGGTGGGCCCAGGGCAGCGCGATCACCTGGACCGCCAGCTCCAGGGAGTCGGCCTTGACGCTCCACGGCCGGTCCCCCGCGAGCGTGTAGTCCTCGCGGTAGTCGATCGCGTTCCTCCGCGCCTCGGCGTACAGCTCGACGAGCCTGCGCTTGGCCGCGAGGTCTTCCAGCACACGCTGCGGATCCTGGCTGGCGAAGAACTCGACGTCCGCCGGTTCGTACCAGGCCTGCCCCGTGTCGCGGGAGAAGCGGCCGTGGAAGAACGAGTCGAAGCGCGGAACCTCTCCCTCCTCGTGCGCGGCGCCCAGCGGCTTGACCGCGAGGGCCAGCCGCTCGGCGTGGTCGAGGCGGGCCAGTACGAAGGCGACCAGCGCCTCGGCGCCGGTGCTCACAGTTCCTCGATCGTGACGCGCACGTCGTGGCCCTCGCAGCGGCCCAGCCAGCTGGTCCGGGTCAGTGTGTCGTCGCCGTTCCGCTCGTTGTCGAGCATCTCGATCACGAACGTGTTCTGGTCCACCAGGCCCTCGGTCGGATGGATCTCCACCGCCGAGATGGTGACCAGCTTGATGGTCTCGGGGTTCACGGCGGGCTCAGCCATGGTCTTCCTCCAGGGCGGCAGTGATGGCTTTAACGGTGTCGCAGGGCCACGCGTCGCCGGAGTGTTCGCAGACGGGCAGGGCAGATTCGTGCCAGTGGTCCTCGATCTCGATGGGCTTGTGGAGGTCGAGCACGGCACGGAGCGCGACGAACGCTTTCGGGGCTGCCCTCCGCTTGAACCCGGTCGCGGGCTCATCCGCGTACAAGTTGCCGTAGGTGTCGAGCAGTGCGCGCGGGTCAGCCACGGTCTTCCTCCCACAGCTCCAGGTACTCGGTGTGCATGTTGGGGTCGACGAGCACGACGCGGTCACCAATGATGTCGTTGCCCAGGACCCTGAACAGGCCGCCGGTGCCATGCGAGTCGATCAGCGCCTGGACGACCGAGACCTGCACGCGCGGGCAGATGATCACCCGGCGCTGCTCGTCGAGCTGCTTGGTCATCCGGTCCCAGGTGGCCATCAGCTCCTCGTAGTTCAGGCTCACACCTGCTCCTCGTCGAACTCGATGAAGACGATCACGTGCTCGTCGGACGGCTTGATCTTGATCAGGTCGGACGCGGGCTCGTCGCCGTGCTTGACCTTGCCCAGCTCCACCAGCCGGTGGGTGGCGTAGGTGATGGCCAGCATCAGGTCGGTCCAGTCCGCGCCATCACCCCAGAAGCCGCCGGGCGTGGGCACATGCCACTCCACGCGCTGGCGGGTGAAGACCTTCTTCTCGATGTCGGCGGCCATCAGTCCTTCACCAACTCGACCGGCCCCAGGGTGCGCTTGGCCAGCTTGCGGTAGTTCGGGATGCCCTCGAAGGTCACCGTCACGGCACGGGCGTCGGTCTCGCTCTGGCACTGGCAGAAGACCGGCGGCTCCTCACCGTCGTCGAGCACGAAGTCCCAGATCTCCTGCGGGTCGGGGTCGGCCACGAAGTACTCGTTGCTCATGATCACCTCTCCGGTGCGGGGTGTGGTTATACGAGACCGACCCTACCAGATTGGGTAGGGTCGGTCCAGGGCTCGATCAGGCGTTCAGGTCCCGTCCCAGGCACGCACGCAGCTCGCGCGCAACCCGGCGCAGACCCCACTTCTGCCCACGCTGCTCGGCCAGCGCCACCGGATCCGAAGCCGACACAGTGACCGGCCCATTGCCCTCGGTCTCCAGGCTCTCGATCACGCTCAGGATGTTCTGCAAGGCCACGATGGCCCTGCCGCCGTGTTCGCCGCGCAGGCCGAGGAAGACCTTCACTGGTCCGGCGCCGTCGTCGGTAGGCACCGTCAGCGTGATGTCCTCGCGGGCGTAGTCGCGCAGCCGCTGCCGCAGCTCCTCGGTGGTGGGGGCACTCACGCTTGCCTCGCCTTCTCGCGGTTGATCACCTTGGCCGTGTGGCGATCGGACATGAGGTAATGCCACCGGCCGCCGGAGGTGAGCCGGAATTTGTAGCCGATCCGGACCGGCACGCCGCCGGGGAAGTAGTGCACATAATCGATCTTCATGAGTCCTCCTGGTCAGTAGTGGGCCAGCTGTGCTCGCCGGGTTCGGCCTGCGCCGCGCGGATCTGGGCCATCCGCCGCTTGGTGTCGGCCCAGGGCACGGTATGGCTCATCGGCCGGTGTTCAGGCTCGGCGTCCTCGGTCTCGGGTTCGTCCTCGGCAATCGCGGGGATCTGGGTGGTGATCTCGGCCAGCCGGTGCTTGCCCGGCACCGGGTCGAAGCTGCCGGTCACGAGCTTGGTGTATGCCCGCCGGTCGGCCTCGTCGGCGATCTCGTCGCGTAAGGCGTCGATGGCGTTCATGGTTTCGTCGTGGTGATCCCGGGCCCGCCGCACGTGCACCGTGTAGGCGCCGAACAGCAACACCAGGAGGACTGCGATCAGGATGAGGATGATGAGCAGGCTCATGGGGCCGCTCACCGCCTTTCACGGTGTGGGTGGGGACGTGGGGCCCGCAGAGGCGTTCAGAGCCTCTGCGGGCATCTGAGAGGCTTTACAGCAGGGGAAGCTCGTCCCGCCCGGCTCGCTGAAGGATCAGCAGCGGCGTCAGCTCGGGGAACTGCGCGGGGGTCACGAAGGTGATGATCTCGACCACGCGCCACCACGAGGACTCCTCCAGCGGCGGCGTGAAGTGCATCATGCTGCCCCGCTGCGGCTGCTCGGCCAGCGTCACGGGTTCCACCTCCTGGGCGCCCACTTGCAGCTGAACGCGGTAGGTGCGCCCGGTCTTCGCCGCCACCTCGCCCTTCAACTGCTCGGCCAGCTCCTCGCGGGGCTCGGGGGTGTCGAACAGGGTCGGGTCCTCCTCGACCACCGGGCCCTGCGGCGTGGTGAACTCCGCCAGGTTGGTCAGAACCCGCGCACCGCCCAGGCCCGTCTCCTGCTCACGGGTCGGCACGAGACGCGGCTCGTCGTGGATGCGTTCGCTGGCGAAGTCCTGCACCACCGGCTTCGCGGCCTTCTCGGGCACGGCGGTCCACGTGGTGGCGGGCTCGACCGGGTCCCAGGTCAGCTGCGCGGGGGTCACGAACCGCTCCGGCACGTTGAAGGTCTCAGCGAGGGACTCCGGCTTGACGTAGTCCAGCGAGTCACGCTCCCACGCCTGCTGGTCTGCGCGCAGGTGCGCAGTGCTGTTGGACTTGCGGCTCTGGTTGTTGAAGTACTGAAGAGCCCGGGTGAACGACTCGTAGGTGAGGGCCTCGGTGGGCGGCTCAGGCGGGGTCACGACCTTCGTGGAGTCGGCGAGTTCCTGCTCCAGGATCTTCCGGCGCTGGCGCACGGCGTCGATAGCATCCTGGCTCGCCACCCAGCTCAGCTCCGCCTTCTGGGCGGCCTGGTACATCCACACGTCGTCGCGGGTGATGCCGATCAACGCCACGATCTGGGTGAGGCGCGGGTACCCGCTGATTTCGGGGATCGTGGTGTAGATCAGGCCCGCCAGCCCGTCGATCCTTGTCTCGGCCTGGTGCCAGATCTTCTTCGGCAGCATGCCGAGCAGCTGGTGCTCCACGGAGGTGTACGGCGGGTTCTGCTTGACGGCGTAGGCCGGGGTCTGGTGCCGCTTCTCCAGCCGCTCCTTCATCTCGGCCATGGCCTCACTACCAGAGAGGCGCTGCTCCTGCTGGGCCTTGGAGCTGGCCGTCTGGGCATCGAGCAGGGTCGTGGCGCGCTTGAGCACCGGTGCGTCCTCACCGTGGTAGGCGGCCACCAGGCCGAGCAGCGCGCTGTTCAGGGTGATGCCCGGCAGGTGGTACTTCGGCTCGATGTCCTTGAGTGCCGACACCGGCCCGCGCCGGTTCACCTGGTCCTGCCAGTCCTGGGGCAGGACGGTGATGACCTCCTGCTGGGCCAGGGTGAAGGGCCACTGCTGGTCACCGCCGGGCGTGGGGTGGTTCGTTTCGTGGTTCATGCGCCGCTCCAATGGAGTCTTATCCGGTGAGAAAAGCAGAACAAATGCGTGGTATTTAGTGGTGAATATATATGATCATTCCTGGGCATTGGTGGCGTGCAGGTGCGCGGTATCCTCCTCGGTGAGGGGCTGCCACTTGCCGCCGTTGCGGATCCGGCCCTCCCACGTCCAGGTGGCACCGTCCAGGATCAGCACGGGTGGCTGACTGATCCGCGCCCGGCGCACGTCGTGGGTGACGACGAGGACCAGGTCTCCCCGCCGGGTGAGCACCCCGGCCTCCCGCAGGCCTTCCACCCGGGTCTGCTGGGCTCGGGGCACCGGTTGCAGGGCGCGGGCGTGTGGGTAGGCGAGGACCTGGTGGTCCCGCAGCCGGTCCAGGGCGTCGGCCTTGTCGCGGGCCAGGACGTAGAAGCGGCCCTTGTACCGGCCGGTTCCGCCCAGGGCCGCCGTGACGGCGTCCGGCAGGGTGGCCGCCGTGTCGAAGTTGGTGAAGACGGTGAGGGCCATCTGGGGCCGCCCTTCTCGTGGTGGGGTCATGCCGCCCGGCGGGCCTTGTGCGCGCAGTGGCGGCACAGGGGTAGGCTGCGGATGTCTCGGGCCGGTCCCCGCCGGGTGCGCGGCGGGTAGATTTTGCCGATGGCCTTCTGGGTGTAGACCTCGATGGGCTTGCGCAGGCCTTCGGTGCACAGGGCCGACCCGATGCCGTCGCCGTTGACGGCGCGAGCGAGGTGCCGCTTGGTTTGCAGCAGGTTGGCCGTGTCGATCACTCGTCACGCTCGATCTCGTCGGCGATGGAGTGGATCCACGTCCACATGGCTCCGGCGCCCTGGGAGTTCGCAAGGACGCGCAAGGCGGCGGTGGCCGCAGCCTCAGCCTCTCCGAGATGGGCCCGGTGGTGCTCGTCGATGGCGTTCCGTGTCGCGCGGACCACCCGCTTGGACAGGTCGCTCACCACGACCCCTCCTCGTGCACATCGCCATTGTCGTGCTGTGTCACGAAGTGCGTGGTGGCCATCACCATCGCGGCCGTCCAGGCGTCGGCCCACACAGCTGTCGTGACGCGGTTCGGGGCACCGGCGGAATGCTGGCACGCCCACACCCAACAGCCCGCGATCTTGAACACGCGCGGCCGGGGCCACGTCGTCAGGTTCTCCGGCACGGCGGCTTCATCCGGCAGCTCGCTCATGACTCGGCATCCAGGATGATGCGCGCACGCGCCACGTTTTCGTGGGCCGTGTAGCGGCGATCTTCCAGCACGTCGCGGATCGCGAGCAGCAGCTGGTCCCAATGTGCGAGAGCGGCGGACAGGTCGTCGATCCGTGCCAGCAGCCCGGCTACCGGGCCCAGCCGCACGGCGTCGGCGGGTAGCTCGGACAGGTACGCCGATGCGCTGCGCCCGACGCGGTAGTAGCCACGTACTGGACCGGATTCAAGAACTCCGTGCTTCGGGCTCCACCACAGCTCGGGCGCCTCATCGCTCATCGGTGAACTCCTTCGAGGACTTCGGCGAGTTCGTCGATCTCTTCCTGGTGCCACCACTTGTCGGGGCGCTCAGCCATCTCCCGCAGCGCTGCTGCGATCCCCTTCCCCGTCGAGCAATCGGCGCCCAGGTTCGTCGCGTTGTTGCCCATCGCGTCATCGGTCGCCTTGACCATGCGCTCGGCCCAGGACTTGAACAGGTCGCTCATCGGGCGGACTCCTCATCCTCCTCGTCGACCAGGCTCACCATCTCCGTGCTCGGCTTACGCTCGACGGCGGCTGTCGCCAGCTTCGGCGGGTCGGCGGTCGGGTTCGCTTCGAGCCACATCCGAGCACGCTCTGAGATCGGCGTGCCCTCGCGGGGTTCCGCAGAGGCGGCCGGACCCAGGTAGTCATCGCTCTCCAGACAGCCGCTTAAGCATCGGCAGCATCCGCCGCACGGCCCTTGGTAGTCGGCCATTCCGCCGCATGTCCCGAGCTTGCAAGCACCGATCGCGCACGACTTCGCAGGGGCGGCAGCGGGGCGGGCGAGGATGGCGCGGATACGGCTCAGGAAGCGCGGCCCGTAGCTGGTGCTGGTGTCGACCTGGAATCGAGCCCGGGTGGCCGCGTCTTCGGCGAGCACCTTGTTGATCTCGTCGAGCCTCGCCCGGGCCTCGTCACGCTCGGCGCGGACGTTCGCCGCCGCCTCAACGAGGCCGTGCCACGGATCGGCTATCGAGAGACCGAGTGCGCCGAAGACGCGGCCGTACAGTTCCGTGCTCGCGATCTGCTCCTCCCGGAGCTTCGTCTCTGCGGCATCGTCGCGGGCAGGCTCGGTGGGCTCGTCGCTCATGATCACCATTCCCTGTTGGTCGGTACGGACGGGGTTGTCGTGGTCGTGCCGGGCGGGTTGGGCACGGCCGCCGTGAGCGGACCCAGGCCCATGACCAGTTGCTGCGTGGTCCTGGTCTGGTGCCAGGAGTTCACGCAGTGCCAGAGGCCGTCGACCAGCTCCCAGCCGAGGCGGTGCCGGTCACGGGCGTAGGTGAGCCCCTCGGGGATCTCTTCGATCGTGCTGAAGGTCTTGAACGTCCAGGAAGCGTTCATGACCTTCTTCGCGTGGTGCACGGTCGCGTCCACCAGCCGCTGCACCTCGCCGTAGTCGTAGCAGCGGGGGAAACCCGCCGCGTCGTGCTCGCACGGCAGGCTGTTGACGATGCCCGTGCAGCGGGGCTTGTGCGGATGCCGCACTCTCTCACTCGACGTGGTCATCAGACCCCTTCTGGTAAACGGTCCCCTCGTGGCCGGTGCCGATGAGGTACCGGCCCAGGTAGGCGCGCTGCTCCTCGGGGAGCCCGGCCGCCGAGTCGCAGAGCATCTCGGCGGTCAGGCGGGCCGAGGTGATGACTCGCTCCCGGTCGTCGGCCTGGGCCTGGTCGGTCATGGAGCGCAACAACGTGTCAAGGTGCCCCACACCGATCTGCCGGGCGAGCACGATGCTGTGGTCGAAGAGCCTGCCCAGGGACGCGGGATACTCGGTCAGCGCCGCGAGGTGGTACTGCTCGGACTCGGCGTGCAGAGCCAGCAGCTCGGCATAGAGGCCCATCTCAACCCTCCTCGGGGATGAAGACGATCTCGCGGGACTTCGCGTCGTACTCGAAGTAGCCGATGGTCGCCCAGCCGCTGCCGGTGAACGTGACCACCCGCGAGTGACTGTGGCTCCGGTGCACGATGACCTCGCCAGGCGTGGCCAAAAAGCCAGCGTCGCGCAGCCGCTGCGCGTCGTTGTGGAGGTGGGCCAGCACGCTCAGGTGGCGTGGGCTGTCCACGAAGGCGATCCCGACTCGCTCGGCCAGCTCGACGGCCTGCACTGCGGTGTGGGCGACGAGGTACCAGTTGCCCTGCTCACCGTGGCGCGTGGCCCCCACCAGCGCCTCGGTGCCGCGCGGGAGGTAGCTCTGACGGTGGTCCTTGTGCACGTAGACCTTAAGCTGCGACATGATCAGTTCTCCTCGGTGGTGAGCCCGGCGGCGTGCAGGAAGGCAGTCACGCGGTACTCGGCCTCGGCCTGCGCCTCGGCGACGGTGGGGTAGACGGTGTGCGGGTAACGCTTACCCGGCAGGGTGGTCTCGACGTCGAAGCGCTCGCTGCCGACAGCCTGCACGTAAGCCACCGGCACGGTGCCAAGCAGACCGACATCGCGAGGGGTGCCACCGGAGGTGCGCCCGCTGGTCCAGGTGAGCTGCAACATGATCTTGACCTCCGGTGCGGTCTGGAACTGATAACACCACCCTACCCGATCAGGTAGGGTGGTGCAAGGGGTCAGGCCTGGTCGGCGAACTTCTGCGCAGCAACCTTGGCGTCGTGCATCGTGCGCGCCGAGTCGTAGGAGATCAGGTTGCGGGTCGGCAGGGTCCAGATGCGCAGGTCCCACAGGTCGTTCGCGATCTTGTCGATCGCGAAGCTGTGCGTGTCAGTGCGGGCGTAGTAGGTACCGGACCAGGCCTGGCGGGTATATGTGAGCTTCACGATCATCCTCCGGTGCGGACGGGGGCGACCGGATGGCCGCCCCAGTTGGATCAGTCGCAGAGCCTAGAGACGAGTTCCAGCCGAGCCGGGTCCGCGCCCAGCACCCGGCCGTCGCGGTTCCAGCGGACCGGAATTTCGTCCGGCTGGACGCTAATCTCGCTCCACTTGAGCGCAGGGTCCAGCTGGACGACTACGCCCACCTCATCGAGATCGGTGTGCCGGACCGTCATGCCCTCGGCAAACTCGATCATTTCGACCTCTCCTCGGTAGCGGGGTGTAGCTCGACGTGGGCGTCCGAGGTCTTGATCCCCGGCGGCTGGCCTGGTTACCAGCCGCCCGTCTCTCCCTGTCAGTTCTCGCGGATGTCGCTCAGGTCATCCCAGGCGAGCCACCCTGCCTCGCCGTCTTCCCACCGGGCCAGCACCACAAACCGGCGCTCTTCCAGGATCTCGACGATCTGGTCGTTGTCGAACGTGGCAATCTTGGTCATGATCGGTTTCCTTCCCGGTCGGACCGGGGGCGACCGGGTGGCCGCCCCCGCTGGGGCTCAGGCGCAGTTCCACCACAGGCGGTCGCCCAGCTCGGTGAGCAGGTCCACCAGCACCGTCCGGCGGTCCGACTGATCCAGGCCGATCAACTCGCCGTAGGCGATCTTCTGCTCGTACCCCGCGATGTGCTCGCGGAGTTCGGCGATGTTGGCCGCGTTGGCGGCGAGCGGGTGGCGGGTGGTGTTCGACATCTTGACCTCCGGTGCGATCCTCAACCTGACAAAACCCATACTACCCGTTCGAGTAGTATGGGTCAAGGGTCCGCTACGGCCGTATGTAAGGCACCTCGGCTTCAGCGTCGAACCAGCGCGGGGAGTGGCCGCCGTCGGCGTGCTGCACGCCGACAATCACCTACCTCGCACCGTTCGCCGGGTTGAATCCTCCGGATATGGCATCCGTGCGGACGGTGATCTGCACCAGGCCGCTCTCGTCGCGGTACTCGTCGCCCGCGCGCAAGTCCTGCGCCAGCATGGTCAGCTCTCCTTCACGGTGTCGAAGGCCCGCTGGGCATCGAAGGCCAGGACGAGGCCGGAGAGCACCTGGAGACGCTCGATCTTGCGCCACAGGCCCTCCAGGGTCTTCTGGGCGTGCTCGATGCTCCTGTCGATGTTCTGGGGCTGGAAACCGGCCACCTGGACGTTCGCCCGGCGCCACACGGTGCCCTCTGAGGGGTAGTGGCGCGTCGTGGTGCCGTCGCGGAAGGCCAGCACCAGCTCCAGGGAGCGGGTGGCGGTGTCGGGCGCGATGCCGATCACCAGGGCCCAGCCGTTGGTCCCGGAGGCAAACCAGACGTTGTCGCCCAGCTTCAGCTCGGCGGTAGGAACCATGCTGGCGTCGCTCATGGCGGTCAAACCTCCAGGCCGGTGATGTGCTCGGCCAACCGGACCTGGGCGGCCTTGACGCCGTCATCGAAGGCCTCGTTGTACTGCGCGCTGTAACGCTGCTGCGGGGCGATGTCGTAAACCGCGCTCACGGCCTGCTTGTACTCGGCCAGCTCGGCCAACACGGCACGCAGATCGTGGGTGGTAAGCCAGACGCCGGGGGTGGCGCGAGAGACGACGCCCTGGTGGTTGGGCTCCGGCCACTCAGCCAGGAACTGCTCGATGTTCTCGGCGGCCGCCTGGCCGGGAGAGTGCGACATGATCTTGTCCTTCCAGGACGGGGGCCGGGCCCCGTGTGGAGCCCGGCGGGTGAGTCAGCCTTCGATCATCTTCAGGGCGGCGGCCTCGCACTTGGCGCACACCTTGCGCTGGCGGAGAAGCTTGGCGTAGGCCAGCGCCTCGGCCGGGGTCTCGAAGGTCGGGCCCTTGGCGAAGCGGGTCAGGCCCCGGGAGAGCGCCGAGCAGGCGGTCATCGCGTAGTCCAGGCCGTCGGCCGAGTCCTGCGAGGTGATGTCGAGGCCCTCGATGTGGTTGCTGGTCCGGTTGTAGCGGATGGTGAACGACATCGGGGCCTCCAGTGCGGCTCGTCTTGCTGACAGATTCATACTACCCGTTCAGGTAGCAGAGCGCAAGGGCCAATCAGCTGCGCTGTCCCGAGCCGTTGCACTGGAAGCAATACTTCCGGCCGTGGCGGTAGTAGCGGCTGGCCCCGTCAAACTCTCCGGTGCCGAGGCACTTGCCGCATGCCCGCTCCTCCAGGGCCTCAACCTCCAGGCGGAGGTTGTCGACCAAGGCCTGGTACTGCGCAACCTGGGCGGCCAGGGTGTCGAACTCCTTGGCGGTGCACCGAGCCTGGAAGAACTCGGCGTCGAAGACGGCGTGCTTCTCGGCGTCGGCGAGCTGGTGGCGGGCAGTGGCGAGGGTGGCAACGAAGGTCATACCCTGAGACTACCCGATTGGGTAGGGTGGCGCAAGAGTCAGCCGCAGGGATGCACCGACAGATACGTGTAGGTCACACTGCCGATCTCGATCCCTTCGTCCAGTTCGCGCCAGGTGGCCTCCTGGCCCCATTCCTGGGGCTCTCGCAGGCTCAGAACGCACTGCTGCTGGCGATCATTGCCCGGGAACCAGAAGGGCACCACAGAGCCGTTCAGCTCGCGCAGGAGCGCGTTCAGCCGGTGCGACTCTACGTTGCTCAGGTACAGGCGGATGTCAGCCAGCGACTGCGGGTTGCCCAGGGCCGGTGTGATGAACTGGTAGGCGGCCATGAGGCGCTCGGTCAGCTCGTCATACAGGTCCAGCGGGTCGACATTGAACTGGTACCGCCCTGCCGCTGCGTCCCAGTCGCCGTAGGTCTCGTTTGCCATCGTCAAGCCCTCCCGATCGCCCATGGCTCGGGCAAGAAGCCGCCCTTGCTCAGCCAGTCGTCCAGGCCTTCGACCAGGTCGACCAGCGCCTCGGCCAGGGAGTCGTCCGGCTCCTGCTGCAATGCCTCGACCAGCTCGCGGATCTGGGCGAGGGCTACGTTCGGGTCCATGCGGACCTCCTTCATGATCGGGAATGGAGCCGGGTGACCCCTCCACCGGAGAGGCCGCCCGGAGTGTGGTGGCAGATCAGCGGTGACCCATGGCCAGCAGGTCGGCGCCCCGAAAGTCCTCGTACAGGGCCCAGCCGTTGCCCTCATCCACGAAGACCTCCACGATCTCGGTGGTGGGCAGCGCGGCCTGCGCCTGGACGTAGTCGTAGGCGGCCGACTGGCTGCGCTGGCGGACGCGGTCCCCCTTGTTGACGACGACGGCCCACTTCTTCCACGCGCTCATGACGATCTCCAATGCGATCAGGACGGAAGGCCCGGGGGCGGTGGTGCCCCGGGCCGGGGGTAATCAGGCGGGGGTCTGGTCGGCGAGCTGGCGCACGCCGTTGCGCACGGTGCTGTAGTCGCCGCGCCAGTAGGACGAGCGCTCGGGCAGAGTCTCCCGCTGATCGCGGACGGTCTCGTCCATGCTCGCCTCACGGCGGACCTCGGCCTCCAGGCGTGCCTCGAACTCCGGCGACAGCGCGCGGTTCTCGTGGATGTAGCCCGCGCCCATGTGGACCAGCTCGACCTCGTCGCAGCAGGGCGCGAACTCGGGGCCGGTCTCGCAGAACTTGTCGCCACCGTGGGTCTCGGCGGTCTGGACGCCGTGCTTCTCGCACCACCACTGGTTCGAGCTGTAGGAGCAGTCACTCAGGCCCTCGAAGCGCGCCGAGCCGAACGCGTGGGTGATCTTCTTGACCTGGTCCTCGGTGGGGCCGTCGGTCCAGTTGACCGCGACCGAGCTGCCACCCGCGTACCGGTCGATGCGGACCGAGAAGAACCGCGCGGGCAGCTGCGGGAAGGCCAGCTTCAACTGACGGCGCATGAGCTTCGCGACCTCGGCGGTGTCGATGTGGCGGGCGTTCGACATGGTGTCCTCCGGTGCGGGGTGATCCCTGACTGACAAGACCCACACTACCCGTTCGAGTAGTGTGGGTCAAGGAGTCAGCCGATCTGCTTGCGAGCACCACCGACACGGGTCGTGCCGATGTCGGCACGCTGACCGGCGTCGCCACCGCGTCCGTAGGCGGTGCCGTTGGCGACCCGGCGGTTGGCGGTGCTCACCTGAGGGAACGCAGTCACGAACATGGACTGCACCCGCTTGGTGCGGTCGACGACCACGAGGGCGGTGCTGACCTGGTGGCTGGCCTCGTAGTCCTGCCGGGCCCGGGCGGTGGCCTCGTACAGGCGCTTGCCGATGACCACGCTGAAGCCCTGCAAAAAGCTCTTGGTGTAGCTCACCCGGACCGAGCCCTTCTCGGCACCGGTCAGCCACGACCAGGAGGGTGTGATCGTGGAGCCGGAGGTCCGGGCCACTTCACCGAAGGCCTGCAACAGCAGCGACGTCCACAGCATCTCGACCCGGTCCAGGTCGGCGGGGAACCCGACGATGTGCACGGTTGCCGAGCGGGTGATCCGCACCGTCTTGCAGCCCAGGCCCTCGGCCGTGTACTGCAACAGGAACTGCTTGTCGACCCGGTACGGGTTGGGCACGTGGAAGGTGCGCTGCTCGGGCTCCTCACGCTTGTGCCCGGCGGCGGCCACCATGGCCTCGTCGATGCCATGGGTGACCATCAGGGAGATGGCCTTGTTCCGGTAGTTCTCGGCGGCCTCGGTGTTGCCCTGCGTGGCCAGCGACTCGGCGGTGTCGAGCAGGCTCCGGACCTTGGCGAGCTTCGGGTTGGTGGCATCAGTCATGCGGTCATCCTCCAGTGCGGATGTGATCGGTGGTCAGGCGCAGAGCGGGCAGAGGTACAGCTCAGCCTGATAGCGGAGCGACTCCGCGTGCCACACGGTCCGGCAGGAGTCACAGGTATCCGGGGTGACGTCCAGGCACTCGATGCTGATGACGCGACCGTGGTCGGTGGTGATCTGGTCGATCCGGATGGCTGCGGCCGTGTTGCTCACGAGAAACCTCCAGTGCGGCTCGGTTGGTGACACCACTGACACTACCCGTTCGGGTAAGATGAGTCAAGAAGGTCAGAGAACGATGTCGCCGTGGTGGTCGCCGAGCTGGATGACGATCGCGCCGGGCGCGACGTTCCCCACGACGTTGATCACGTCGGCGGTGAGGTCGTTGGCTCGCAGCTCGGTGCCGCCCACGTAGTCCACGGCCCCGGACTCGATCAGCTCACGCCGGATGACGGTGTCCTGCGGCTGCTCGCCGTCCTCGACGAGGGAGCGCAGCGCGGCCCGTGCGGCGGGGGTGAGGTTGATGTTCACGACATCCTCCTGGAACGAGAGACGGCGGAGCGTCGATCGACGCTCCGCCGGGATGGATCAGTAGGTGATCGAGCCGCCGTCCATGCCGACCGGCATAACTCCGACCTTGGCCAGGCGGCGCGCCTCGTCGGCGTCCTCGGCGTACTCCCAGCCCTCGACCTCGCACACATCGGCGTGCACGTGCTCGTGACCGGCCTCGCAGACATAAGCCCGACCGTCGTCCCACGCCAGAGCGTCGCACTCGCGGACGATGCGGCGGCCGTCCTCGTCGGTCACGAAGCCCCAGCCATCACGCACCTCGTACTGCCAGCCGCAGGGATAAGCCTCTCCGGCATAACAGCGCCGAACGGCCTCGACGGAGTGGTGGGTCTTCTTGCAGTTCCCGCAAGTGATGGTGCTCGACATGAATGCCTCCGGTGCGGCTCGTGCTGACGTCGCCGACACTACCTACCCGATCAGGTAGTGTCAACCCCGGGAGGCAGACCACCTGTCAAGAGCCTGCCAGAGAGCCATCTCTCGGCCCCAGGTGGTGTCGATGACGTCCAGCGTGGCCGCCTGGTCGAGGTCGCGCACGGCCGCCGAGGAGACGTGCTGGAGCATGGTTTCCGTGGTCCAGCGGCCGCCGGTGACCACCACGCCGTCTTCCTTGGTCAGCGGCTCGTGATGGACCAGGCTGTCCAGGACAAGCATTCCGGCGCCCTCCAGGTGACGCCGAAACTCCAGCAGCTCCGTGCGCGCCAGGTACCCGCTGACGAACGCGCGCTGCTCAACCAGGGTGTCGTTGATCCACCAGCGGCCGCCGGGCTGACTCTGGTCGGTGAAGAAGCCAGCCTCGTTGGCCCGCGCCAAATACGGCAGCAGGGACGTCGTCTCGTGATCCGGCACGTCGTACCCGCTCGGATGCGCCCCCAGCTCACCCCGAGCCCAGCGGGCGCCGCGCTCACTCAGCTCGGGCAAGGTACGGGCCCGGCACCACTCCCGGCGCAAACCTGCGTAGTAACGCATGTCATCGACCCCGACGACATCGAGCACATACCTGATCTTCCTCTTGAGCATCGACAACATCAGTCCTCCTGTGCGTAGATCTTCAACTGGTCTTCCAGAGCGTGCGCGACGCTGCGGCCGCTACCGATGATCAGCGCCTTGGCCTCGTCGTAGGGATCACGCGGCACCCAGAAGCGCACGCGGGTGCGCTTGGTCTTCGGTCGGAACGGCGGGCGCCGGGCCGGATCGCGATGGGGATCGGGCAGAGCCAGCACGGCCGCCCGGAACAGGGCCATGCGGCACACGGCGGTGAAGTCCACGCACTCGGCCTGGGCGATGGCCTGGGCCCGCTCGACGACGGCCAAGGCAATCTCCATGTCCGCCTCGAACGTAGGCAGCGACGGGTCGAGACCGTGGGCGGCGAGGATCTGCCGGAAGCTGGCCTGGATCCGCGCGATCTCCGCGTACCCGGCCGCGTAGCCCTCGACCCGACTCACTCCCCCTCGACTTCGGCGGGCACGGGAGCATCCAGCTGGACCAGGTCCACCAGCGGCCAGTCGTCGGAGTAGACGCCGTACATGTCGTGGCGCTTCTCGTGGGCCAGCACCTCCAGCCTGGCGCGCGTGAGCGGGTAGGTCACGAAGTCCACGCTCACGCCGCTGCCGAACACCGCGCGCCACTGCTCCTTGTCGTCGTGGGTGTAGGCGGCCCGCCACTTCACCGGCTGGCGGGTGACCGGCCGGGTCGGGTAGGCGACCCGGCCGCTGTGCACCGGCTTGCCGTCGGCGTCCTGGCCCCATTCGAGCTTGCCGTGGCGGATCTGCTTCACCGGCCGGTTGGCGGCTCGGTCCGCCGTCTTGTCCAGCGCGCGGAACACGCCGCGCAGGGCCCGGCCGAGCCGCCGCGTCCACTTGCCCTTCGCCATGGCTACCTCCTGAGGATCAAACGTGAGGGTAGGTTACCCCATAGCCTACGGGGGCAGTACCATACGGTCATGACCTACGACTCTGAGCGTGATGACGCCCCCAGCTACGAGGGCGAGGTGACCGAGGAATCAACCCGGCTCCGGCCCCGTACGTGGGCTGCGCTGATCGCGCTCGGGGCCGAAGGCATCTCCCTGCTGATGGGCAACTACCTGATCTCCGTCGGCCTGATCGTCTGCTACGTGGCCTGGATGTTCCTGCGGGACGCCCTGCGCCGCCGACGGCGAAACCGGGACTGGAACACCGTGGCCAACAACGTGATGGAGGGGGACGAGATCCGATGACCGAGCACCAGAACCAGGCGGCCAACCTGCCCGGTGCCAAGGGCGTCGCGTGGGTGTGCTTTCTATTCGGCACGGTCGTGAGCGTGGCGTTCAACGTCATGGACTCGTTCATCCCGCCGGTCGGCGCACCTGCTGGCTGGACGCCAGGCCTGTGGGTGATCGTGTTCGCCGCGACGTGGCCCCTAGCACTGATCGGCTCGGTTGAGCTGCTGGCCCGGCTGGGCTGGAGCGACACCATCTTCGCCAAGATCGTGCGCTACGGGGTGATGAGCGCCGTGGCGGTCTTCGCGGCCGTTATCTCCTACCAGCACATCCGCGAAGTCCTGCTCTCCTGGCGCTACAACGAGCTGTCCGCGAACGTCGGCCCGCTCGTCATCGACGGCCTGATGATCCTGGCTGGTTACGCCATGGTCATGGGGTCGAAGAACGGCGAGGCCAAGCCCTCACCGAAGACCTCTACCCAGGCCGCGCCGGAGCTTCCGGCCAAGTCCGAGCCGGGTCCGGCTCTGGGCGACATGCTGAAGCCCCTTCCGGTCCAGAAACCGCCGGTGCGCAACCGGACCAACGGGATCAAGCCCGCCCAGGCTCGCCGATCGGCTGGGCCCAGTACTCAAGACATCGTCAGCACCCTGCGCAAGCGCGGAGACGTCCCCACCAAGCGGGCGATCGTCGCTGAGTTCGGCGTGGGCTCGCTGAAAGCCCAAGAAGCTCGCAATCTGCTCAAGAGCGACGAAAAGGAGGAATTGTGAGCAAAGGCAAGAACTCAGTTTTCGGCATCGCCACCGGCGTCGCTCTCTCCCAGGGCCTGCCCGGCTTCATGAAGACGTTCCGCCGGTGGTCCTTCCGGTTCCGGCGCGTGCTCACCCCGGTGTGGACGGCCTTCCTCGTCTACCTAGTCGCCGTCGTCTGGCGCTGGCAGATCCCGCAGTGGTGGCCGGTGGTCCTGGTGCTGCCGCTGCTCGGCGTGGGCCTGGCCTGGGGTGGCCCGCACCTGAGCGAGCGCTGGTCCCGGGTGGTGATGAAGCTGGTCCCCGACGGGCTCGACAAGGGCCAGGACGGCATCCTGGACCGGCTCACCGAGCGGCTGTACCTGGCCATCCTGCTGAGCTACACCGGCGCCTACCTGGCCGTGCGGATCGTAGGCGGCGCGAGCTACGTGTCCGGCCTGCTCTGGCAAATCGGGCTGGGTGCCTTCGGGGTGACCTACTGGTACCACCGCCGGGTGCGCAGCTTGGGCAAGGCGAACAAGTACGTGAAGAAGTGGGCGCGCTTCGCCGACCGCGAGACCTGCCCGCCGACGCTGATCTCGCTGGTCGGCTCGAAGGTCGTCAAGCACGACGTCTCGCCCAACGGCAAGGCGATCACCCTCACGATCAAGCTGGCCGAGGGCGTCACCGCCGACCGCATCGGTCACATGGCCGAGTCGCTGGACTCCTATTTCAACCTGCGCAAGGGCGCCACGACCATCACCGAGTACAAGGACCAGTCCCGGTATGCGGTGGCGAAGTTCGTGCCGAAGGACCCGTGGGAGGACAAGATCGAGCACCCGCTGCCCGGTCCGGACAAGATCAGTCTGGCGAGCAGCGGCGGCCGATTCTCGATGGGCATCTATGCGAACAGCGACGAGCTGATCTACCAGCTTCAGCACACGCTGCTGTGCGGCACCAACGGCTCGGGCAAGTCCGGCTGGCTGCACTCGCTGATCGCCTGGCTGGTCCCGTGCCGGGATGTGGTCCTGCTGGGCATCGACATGGCCCAGGGGGCGACCCTGAACGTCTGGCGCAAGACGTTCGCCCTGCCGATCGCCACGGACGTGGACAGCGCTCTGATCATCCTGGAGAAGGTCTTCGCGGTGATCAAATATCGCGAGGGCGTGCTGAGCAAGGCGAGCGAGGAGGACGACGACGCGGCCGACTCGTTCGTGCCGTCGAAGAAGACCCCGTGGATCGTGCTGATCATCGAGGAGTTCCCGGACCTACTGGCCGAGGCCAAGAACACCGAGCGGTACGACTCCAAGGGCAACGTGATCGGGAACATGTACGACCTGCTCGTGCTGCTGCTCGGCCGGATCGCGAAGAAGGCCCGTAAGTGCGGTATCCGGCTGGTCTTCGCGACCCAGAACGGGACCAAGGTCGACACGGGCTCGAAGGAGATGCAGGGCCAGCTGAAGGCCACCGTGGGCCTGCGTCTGGACCAGAACCAGTCGAAGAACCTGTGGGGCGGCGGCAGCTTCGCTGGGCCCGGCTGGAACTCCACCGATCTGGGCCTGGGCGAGTTCCTGCTCCGCGACGAGGACCACTCGGTTCCGGACAAGGCCAAGGGGTACTGGGTCGACAACGCGGCCCGCCGCAAGATGGTCTCCGACAACGTGGGCCCGAGCGGTACCCGCGAGGTCTACCTGGAGCCGGACGCATGGTCTCTGCTGATGAGCGAGACCATGGGCCTGGACGTGGAGGCCGACGTTCCCGAGGCCGAGCGGACCGAGGCCGACGATCGCCGGGACCGCGTCGTGCGATACCTGGAGGACCACTGGACCGAGTACCGCAACGGCGTGAAGGCCCAGACCATCAGTGACGACCTGGAGATCCCGACCTCCACGCTCTACCGGGATCTGGACGTACTCCGGAGTGACGACCCGGGCCCGTGCCGGGTCCAGGTGCTGAAGAAGTGGTACTACCCGGCGGGGAAGGCTCCCACGGAGTCCGGCCCGGCCCCGGTCATGGCGTCCATCCAGGGCGAGCAGACCGGCGGCTGACCCCCGTCCGCACCGTCAGCGCCCCCACTCGCCTCGTGCGCGTGGGGGCGCACTCGTGTGCCCGTCCACCTGCGCGCCTGCGGCCCCGCGCGTTTACACACAGCGTTATGTATCACGGGTGTGCGAGCACCTAGCGCCACGCATTCTCACGCTGGGTGCGCCCTCGCGCGTAACGTGCGCAGGCGCGCGAGAGGGAATCTTACCCCGAACGGCCCGATGATCATGTTTTCGCAGGTCACCCCACCTCTATGGCCTTCTCCAGCGTCCTGCCCTTTTCCCACCGTTCCCACACGCCAGAAGGCCCCGATGGGAGTAGCCATCGGGGCCTTCGTGGTGACGCTGTGTGAGGAGATCAGAGGGTGTGGGCGCCGCACGGGAAGAGCCGGGTGGGGTGCCAGACCTGCCAATGGCCGCCCTTGGCGATCCACAGGCCGTCGTCGCGGTGGCACACGGGGCACCGCTGCTCGTGCCGTTCTACCGCCGCGACGAGGTCTCTCTCGGGGTCGGCGCTCATGGCAATGCCGTGGTCTTCGGTGGCGATGCTCATGCCCTCTCCGTCCAGTTCAGCTCGTAGCGCTCGGGCCCGGTCTGGTGCAGAGTCCCACCCAGGCCCAGCGCCGAGTCCGTCAGGCTCAGGACCGCCTCGGCCAGTCTCACCAGCGGTACCCGCTGCGGGTCCACGGGCACCTGGGCCCAGACGACCTGCGGGCCCGCGATCCCCAGGACCATGTCCGCCATGGTGTGGTACCGGAACATGGGACCGGAGTCGGGCTCGGTGTCCTCGTCGATGTCCCCGATGTACTCGCGCAGCTTCTGGTACCGCTGGGCCTCGGCGACTAACAGGACCCGGATCGCATCGGGCTCGGACATGACGGATCTCCTCCAGGTAGGTCTTCTCAGTATGGGCCTTCAGGCCAGTACCGAGGCCAGTCCCACCCACCAGGGACCACCCTGGGCCCAGACCGTGAGGGCACCCAGGACTCCGACGAGACCACCCAGGCCCAGGGTCACCGCGCCCTCGCCGATGTTGATCCAGGCCCACCGCGAGTGGTCCTTCAGGCGCTTGTTCTCGTGGTGGGCTCCGACGCGGAAACGGGCCCGGCGCGGTACCAGCCAGACCGGTCCCCAGCGCTTCTCGGCGCGCTTCCAGAAGGGCGCCCAGAACGGGATCCCGCCGAGGGTGATGGCGTCGCCCCACAGGTGCGCGAAGTGCCCCACCACGACCGCCAGGGCGGCCCACAGAGCCCACGCGGACGCCGGGGTGGCCAGGACGCCCAGGAAGGTCGTGAGGCCCATCAGGACGCCCCACAAGGCCGTGTGCGTCAGGGTCCGGTGGCCCGGGTACATGCCGCCCCGGTCCTTCGGCGTCTTGGTTGCCTCGTAGACGATGATGGAGAGCTTGTTGATCAGCCAGGCCAGGATCCAGGTGACCGGCCCCAGCAGCTTCGAGGCCTTGGCGCCCGGCATGTCGAGGTCCGGCAGGAGCGCGCCGATCCCGGCCACCGCGACGAAGGCCACCGTCACGAGGATGTTGTTACCCGACGGGTGCGGGATGACAGGGGCGACGGCGAGCGCGGCCGCGTACCCGGTGAGTTGATGTCCGGTGTGTTCGATGGTTCAGCCCTCCCACGTGCACAAGCCCGTGTGCGGATGACCGGTCCCCCGGCAGTCCCAGCAGAGACCGCCGGTGGACTCGTCCCAGACGTCGCCGCCGGTGCCGTGGCACCTGTCGCAGCAAGGAGGGATGGACCGCAGCAACTGCATGGCCTGCTCGACGACCTGGCCGCCGAGGAAACCGGCGACGAGCACGAGAGCCTCCAAGAAGGGCACGGTGATCATCAGCTCTCCTGGTCCAGGCAGAACAGCTGCCAGTCGCGGTCCGGGTGCTCATCCTCGAAGCGCAGCGCGGCGTCGGTGATGGCACCGATCAGCTTCCCGAAGAGCTTCTCCGGGAAGCCCTCGGGCGTGGTCACGGTGATGTGCGGGGTGCCCTGCGGGCCCTTGCCGTATTTCACTGGAACGTCCACCACCCGTCGAAGCACGGGGGGACCGCTGGGAAGTTCTCCAGCATCGGGCGCAGGATCTCCAGGTGGGTCTGCACGATCTCCGGCACCTCCTCGCCCCAGTACCCGGTGCCGTCCCAGCGGGCCACGGCGGCACCGCCGTACCGGCCGTCGTCCATCTGCTCCATCGCGTGCAGGCCGTCGCGGGGGATCTCGTCCACGAGGGCCGACAGCGACCCGGCCACGGACACCGGGGCGTTCTTGCGGCCCCGGAACCAGAGGGCCTGCACCGTGCACCGGTAGAAGTCCGGCCGGTGCACGGTGGTGTGCGTGGTGATGTGCAGCGAGCCGAGGTCCACAGCATAGGGTCGGTGGCTGAACACGAACTTGTCCTCGCGGATCATGACTCGTCCCCCACGGCCTCGGCGGCCACCGGCGGCTTCCGGCATGCCCACTTCTCCCGCACGATGTCCTGGATGCGCGCGAGCATCGTCGTCGGCAGGGCCGGGCCCGCGTGCCGGAAGTCCTCCAGCGCCGTGTCGATCCGGTCGAGCCGGTTGCTGGCATCGTGGTACAGGCTGGCCGCGTTCAGGTGGACGCGCAGGTGCGCCATCACGAAACTGTGGCTCGTGCCGGGCCGCATTCCCATCTCCGTGATGATCTCGGCCAGTCGCGCCTCCGCCACGGCCAGACGCTCGGCATCCACATCCGGGGCCGGGCGGTGCTGGCCGAAAAGCGGGACCATCCCCTCGGGCAGCTCGGCCGTCTCGATCCCGACGCCGTCACGGTCATCCTCGGCTCGCTCCCAGGCCTCCCACCAGTCGTTGACGTGGTCGTACACGTAGACGTAGTCGGTCGACGGCGCGAAGAGCACGCGGTCCTCGGTCATGATCCGCTCCTGAGGTCGGTTTCGGCGCGCTCGTACTCGGTGCCATCCGGAGTGGTGCAATCCACGACGGCATACATCCGCTCGCCGTCCTCGGTCGCGATCCAGGTGTCCACGGCCTGGCCGTCGACCTCCTGGCCGTAGGAGTTCCGGAAGATCACGGTGTCCTTGTAGAGCGTGAACCGCTGCGCTTGCTCGCTCATCAGCGCTCCTCGGGAAGGCCGTGTTCCGGCTCGACATCGGCGAGCCGGTAGCCGGTACGGATCGGACGGAACCGGGCGATCTTGATCGTGCCCGAGTGGGCGGCCAGGACACCGCCGGGCTCGTCGTACCAGGTGGTCACCAGGGCGACGTTGTACTGCGGCACGTCGTCGGGGCGCAGGCCGTCCACCCGGACGTAGCGGGTCGCGCGATTGCGCGGGTCGTTGTCGATCCACAGCTGGCCGGGTTCGGGCCGGAAGTAGACCATCAGTGCACCGCCCAGCTCGTGCCGTGCACGACGAGGTTCCGCAGGGAGCGGGTGACGCCGTCAAGGGTGTAGTGGCCGGTACGGTTGTCCGTGCGGTGCCTGCCCATGGTCGGGGGCGTGGCCCACAACCGGGTGGCGAGACCGAGCAGCTTGGTCATGAGAGTCCTTCGGGTAGAGGAAGGCCCCCGGCCGGTGAGGGCCGGGGGTCGTGGATCAGGCGCGAGCCCGGGAGAGGGCGCGCCGCTCGTCTTCGGTGAAGCCGCCGAAGACACCGTCGTCGAGACCGTTGTCGAGTGCGAACGCCAGGCATTCCTCGCGCACCGGGCAGCGCGCGCAGACGGCCTTGGCCTCGGCGATCTGCCGCTCGGCCGGACCGACCTCGGAGATCGGGAAGAACAGCTCGCCGTCCTCCCACTGGCAGGCGGCGTCCTGCATCCAGCGCACCTGGCGCATGTCGAACTCGAACGTGAACACGATGTCGCCTCCGGTGCGGCTTGAGTGCTTGCCTGTTTAGGCTACCTGATCGGGTAGGGTCAGCACAAGTCTCATTTACGACGGCGCAGGGCTACTACCCAGCCCCATACATAGCCGCCCAGCAACAGCACGGCTCCGGTCAGGCCGAGGATCTCCCAGGCGGTCACACCTGGCCCCGGAAGAGGTCTTCCGGCTCGGCCTGGGCAGTCGGCGGCCGCGCGACATGGGCGAGCCGGGCCGTCAGGGCCTCGTTCTCCTGCCGGAGGACGGTGTTCTGGGCCGTCAGCTGGCCCACGAGCGTCATCAGCTCGTCGAAGGCCTTCCGCTGCCGGGCGGCCGCCTCGAAGGCCGTCACGGCCGTTTCGTCGGCGAACACGGCGGGCAGCTCGGCCGAGCGCCCGGTCTTCTGCTGGTCGTGCCAGCTCTGTGGCTGCGGCATGGGTCAGTCCTCCGTGAGCAGGGCGATGTCCAGGCCGAGGATGTCGGCCAGGTGGCGGAAGTCCTCGGCGTCGGCGGCGAAGTGGGCCAGCTTCTTCACGGCCGCCTTCTCCGTCTCGTGCCGGGCCACGACGTCGGCGGCATACTGCTCCAGCTCGGCATCGGACACCACGCCAAACAGCGGGGACGTGTGATAGCCCGCCGTGGTGATGCGGTCGAAGCTCACGCGGCACCGTCCAGGGCGAGGGCTTCGACGGTCTCGGGCAGCCGGTCGTGGAACCCGCCGCGCTCGTCGAGCGGGTATCCGTGCCAGCCCCGGTCCCAGGCGCGCCAGCAGTTCACCGCCTGGCTCTCGTGGTACGGGTTCTCGGAGTCCGGCAGGCCAAGCAGGTTGGCCGTGTCGCCCTGCCGCCAGGCAAGCTCGGTCGCTTCCGTGCGGGGAATGACTGTCACGTTGTGTCCCTTCAGTGTTGGACATGAACATGGAAGCGCCCTCCACCCGACGGCCCCAGGACATCCGCCGAGCAGAGGGTCGCTCATCCTGATTCGTGGTACCTCAGCGGCCCATGAACCAGGACGTACTTGGCAAGGACGTCCCGCGAGATCCGGCCGCGCTCGTTCACCTTGAGCCCCTGCTTGGCCGCCCACGCCCGGATGGCGAGGGACTCGGCCTTGTGGGCCTCCTTGGGCGTCATGCCCTCGGTGATCTGCAAGTCCATCACGGGCGTGGCCGCGTCGACGAACTCCTGCAGGCGCTGGCGCAGGTCGGTCGCGTTCTCCTTGCTCAGATCGATCATGTAGTTGATCCCGTCCAGGCCGAAGATGAGCTGCTCGTCGGCCACCACCTGGTGGCCCCGCGCGCGTTCGAGGTCGTCCACCTTCTGCCGGATGACCTGCTCTGCCATCGTCTGCCTTTCGAGCGAGTTTCGCGTGTAATTTCCCAGAGTTCTGAGGAGATCCGAGCGTATCTCGATCACCTCTTTCACCGCAATGGCACCGGTATAAGCAGTGCCTTTTCGAGCTGATAAGAGTACTAATTGAGCCCGGGAGGAGTGGCCCTCCCGGGCTCGGGGACTACAGGCGCGAGCGGCACACCGGGCCGATCCCGGCCGTGTCCTGGAGGTACTTCAACAGCTTGGCCACACGGTCCGGGCAGTCAGCGACCATGCCAGCCGAAGAGTTGCACGCTCCGCACAGCAAGCCCCTGAACTCCCCGGTGGAGTGATCATGATCGACGTGAACCCGATTGCCCGGCTCGGGCGTCCCTTCCCACCCGCAGGCTTCGCAGCGATTGCCCACCTGCGCCAACCTGTCCAGCACCGCGTCTGCGTCCACTTTGAGCGTTCTGGCACTTTGCCGGAGAGCGCGGTAGAGCCACCTTTCTGGGTCGGCCTTCCACAGCTCCCGGTCTTTGTCCCTAGCCGCCTTCCTGCGCTCCTCGTACACGTCCGGGCTGTCAGCTTTTAGAGTGCGGAGCCGATCCCTGGTCTCGCGAGCAGCGCAGTCCCGGCATCGGGACCGAAGCCTGGTACTCCCGTGCGTGGTCTTCCGCCACCCGAATTCCTCGACCGGCTTGGTCAACCCGCAACCGGTGCACTCCTTCTCCGCCTTCGGCGGCTCGAAAGACTTCTCGTAGCAGATGGCGCAGACGTTGCTGCCCTTTCGCTTCTCCCGGCCGCAGGGGCAGGCATCGCTGCGCACCGACTGGTCGTAGTGCCGAGCGCAAAGGCCCTTGCTGCGCACCGGCTCTCCGCAGTCATCCAGCACGCAGACGCGCCCTTTGGCTGGCTGGTACTTCGGCAGTGTCGGCCCGACGTCCTTGCGACCGCTTCGGATCCAACGGTCGTAGTGGAGGGCGCAGAGCCCCTTGGTCCTCGGCGGCTCTGCGCATCCGCCCACTTCGCATTCTGTGGAATCTGTCACGAGAGGTTAGTGTAACAAGTCGGGCCGATGCCTCGGCTTCTGGACACCTCGTCGGTGAGCGTCCGGCCGCAAACGCCGCACTCGCCGATCTCCTTGCCGTAGCGGGCCGTCGCCTCCAGGACGCCATCCGACTCGATCTTCCGGAGCACGGAGCGGGCGACCACGAACGGCAGCTCGCGCTCCTCGTCCGAAGCCATCACCGCGACGGTGACGTAGCCGGTCTTGGACACCCGCACCCGGTAGAAGGCGGTCTCGCCGTCCTTGTTGTCCACGGCGTAGCGGCCGTCCGGCACCTCGGGCAGCTTTGGGCGCGGCGTGCGGTCCTCGCGAGGGTCGACCTGCTGGCCCAGCCGGTGCTCGTTGCGCTCGTCCTTCAGCGCGCTGATGGTGTCGCTGGCCTTGGCGGCGGTGAGCTGACCGGCCTGGTCCTGGGCGCGCAGCTCGAACCACAGCTGACGGCCGCGCTCCACGTCGTACTCGGCGATCTGGGTAAGCAGGTCCGTCAAGAAGTCGATCTGGCCCTGGCTGCGCTGGCGCGGGGCGCTGGCGGTGCGGGGGAAGTTGCGGGTCGAGTTCATCGTGGCCTCCGGTGCGGCTGCGTGCTGACCTCGTTGACACTACCCTTCCGGGTAGTCTTCGTCAACACTGATCATGATAGTCAGCTTGTCGGATCCCATCGGCTCGACCAGGAAGGACCGGCCCCAGTCGTTCGCCTCGGTGCCGATCCGGCGCTGCACGACGTCCACCCACACCCAGAATGCGGCCCAGTCGCCGGGCCGGACCCGCGAGGAGATCTTCAGGTCCGCAAGCCACGGATACTGCTCGCAGACATGCCTATCGGCCATGTCGAGCAGGAGGCTCGGGAGGAACCGCGCGGGGATGGGCAGACCGGTCAGGTGGGTCATCAGCGCGGAAAGAGAACGCGTCTCGCCCGGCACGAGCAGGATCGTGCGCATCCGCAGGGCCAGCAGGTCGGCCAGGTGGAAACCGGCCTGCTCGCGGATCATGCCCGGCCCCAAGCCAGATCGACCACCTTCTCCAGCGGCTCGCCCGCGCGATCGCGATCCAGCGCGGTATTGAGTGCGTCGATTCCCTCGGCGAGCGATTCGCCGACCCGCTCCTCGGTCACCCCGGGTGGCATCATGACCGTCCGGGAGTGCCAGTAACCGTCGATCGACACCGTCGGCGTGGCCACGTGCAGAACGGGGACGGAGATGACGCCACCGGGCGCCGACGGATTGGGCAGCATGGTCATGAAGACCGTCCAGTCGAGGTCGAAGGACGGCGGCTCGGCCTTCAGCCGGGCCCGGACGGACTCGCTCAGGGCGAGCACGGTTTCGCGGTTCATGTCAGTCCTCCTCGTCGTCGAACAGCAGGGTCTCCACTTGATCGAAGTTCAAGCGGACATGTCCCTTGCCGTCGCGGGTCGGGGCGACCACTTCCGGCTCGACCCCGATCTCCCGCAACCAGGAGCGGATCTCCCGGGCGTGCTCGGCGTGCTGGCGGGCCTCGGGCGTGTCCGGCACGCGCTGTTCGCGCGCTGTGCGGACACGCTGGCGGCCACGCGGATATGCGGGATGGTCGACGCCACTCATCGCTGCCTCCTCCAGTGCGGAATTCAACTACCCGTCATCCTCTCACACGGACGCGGCCAGCCACGGTCACGCGAGATCATCGGACGGCCGGACTGTTGCTCCAGTCGGCCGGGGCGGCCAGCGACTCGGGGTGCTCCGCAGCACGCTGGTGGCACAGGAACAGCTCCTGCATGAGTCCTTTTTGGTCCAGTGCCTTCTCGACGGCGTTCCTCGCGTCCCACCAGCCCTCGCCCTGCGGGCCGAAGGCGTCCGAGCGGTTGCTGTGCACGAACTCCCACAGCGCGCTGCCGTTCTGCGTCCGGTACGGCTCGGGCATCTTGAGGATGCCCTCGGCCATCAGGATGATCCCGTGCACCTCGTCGGCGAGTCCCTGGCCCTCGGGGAAGCTGGCCATGGACCAGTCGGGCAGGTCCGGCGGCCGGACGATCCAGGTCTCGGTCACCACGTCCCAGGCCGCGTACGGCCGGATCAGCCGGATGTCCCAGCCGAGCAGGTTGGCAAACCAGGTTTCGTCCCACACGCCCTCGATACCGGGAAAGCGCTTCTGCGGGTCGTTCAGCTCGGCGTGCATCTGCTGGGTCAGCCCGGTGGCGATCTGGTCGTCGGTGGCGCCCAGGAAGCTCGGATTACTCTCCCGGAAGCGCATGTAGTGGATCCCGATCGAGAGGTCGAAGTCGTTGTTCCCGTGCAGGGTCTTCGAGGTCCAGGTGGAGGCCTCTGATCCGAAGAACACGACCTTCGCCCAGGTCTCGTGACCGACGTAGCCGTGCCGCGTGCAGAACGCGTCGAAGGAGGCCATGATGTCGGTGCGCACCGGCTCCTTGAGCCGCGCGTCTTCCCAGATGCGGGTGTCCAGGCCGTAGGTCCGGCCGAACAGCCGCTCCCTGGGCGCGGTGTAGCGGGCCTCGTGCGGGATGGGGCTCCGCGTGAGCCGGGAGAAGGTTCCCGCCGCGTCCGGGCCGAGGTGCTGGTGGTAGAGCTGGTGCGCGGCCTGCTGGAACTCCGGCCCGTGGCCGCCCGCTCCCTCACCGGTGCCTGTGAGGATGTGGGCCATCTCGTGCAACAGGGTCAGGTCGTTCGTGTGCTCGCCGGACAGCCCGATGTGGTTGAGCCCGTCCGTGGTGGCCTGGCCGGAGTCCGGCTTCCGCAGGTCCCAGTGTTTCGGGTGCACCTGGATGCCGCCGGGATGTCCATGCTCAGCCAGCACACCGTTGACGAACTCGTGCACAGGCCGGTGCGCCTCGGCGCGCGCGGGGTTGTCCCAATGCATGGCGGGCACGTGCCAATCCCGGCCCGCGTGCCCGGCGCGTTCCATGGCCTCCTCGGCCACCGACACGCGATCCTCGTCGGAGAGCACGGCGTTGCGCCGGATGCCCTGCTCATAGGTCTCGTCGTGGTTGCCCGCGCTGAGCACGTGCAGCTCGTCGCCGACGGTGCGGTGCACCACGCGGGTCTTGAAGTTGAGGTTGGTGGCCTGCCAGCCCTTCAGCGGCCCGTTGAGCGCGTGCGTGGACGCGTGGCTGTTCCCGCGCCGCAGGTCGTCCACGCGGTCGTGGTAGGCCAGCTGGACGGGCTTGGACAGACGCCGGAGGTCGGAGGCGACCTTCGGGTGTTCGGCTAGCGCCTTGAGCGGCGCGCCGATGGAGTCCCGGCCGGAACCCGGGGCCACGTCCGATGGTCGTCCCGCGTCCTCATCGTCAGCTCGGCGCGCCACGTCGGGTGCATCGTGACGTGGCTTGCCTTTGCCTGCCGTACGGCCATGGTTCTCCTCTTTGTGGCGCGGGTCCAGGTGCTCCCAGTGGTCCACCGTGACCGGGGTGTCGTGGAAGGCGATCGCCGACTTGTGGCTCTCCGGCCCCTCGTGGGAGTTGCCGTAGACGATCCCGTCGTGGCCCCGGTCCTTCAGGTGGGCCAGGAAGCCGTCGGAAATCGCGTGGCGCTTCGGGTGGTGCCCGAGCCACGTCTCTTTCTGGTGCAGAGAGGCGTCCTCGGTGCCGAACTCGTCGATCTCGTCCACGTTCGGGTCCGGGTGACGGCCGTGATGCAGGCCGCGATCCCGGGCCCAGCCGATCGCGTGGTCGGTCAGCTCGTGCTCGTTCTCGTAGTCGGCCGGGTTGGCCATGTGCAGCCGCGCGTGCGCGACCCGGCTGTCCGGCGAGGCGCCCTTGCGGATGGCGATCTGCTTGGCCACGTCGCGCAGGGCCGTGTAGTGGGTGCCGAGGTCGGTGGACCAGTTCTCCGCGTGAGCACCCTCGTAATCCCAGCGCGGCGACTTCGGCGCACCCTCGTACGGCGTCGCGGTGCCGTGGTACCAGTGCTTGCCCTCCGGGCCGCCAAGGCCGTGCCCGAGATCCGCGTAGGGGTTGGGGTGCGACGGCGGCACCTCGGCCGCCGCGCGGCTAAAACCCAGACGGCGGTTGGTGACGTCCAGGGATTCGACGCCATTCCGGTGGGCCATCCGATCCGCGAGGATCCGGTGGTGCCCCCCCGCGATCCAGTGCTGGCCCTCGTGTTCCCAGGTGTGAGGCTCGCCCGGTCGGGGCCCGATTCCGCCCCCGCCGGTGTACGGATGGCGGATGTAGTGCTCCAGGCCACTTTTGTACAGCGTGTCCTGCGAGGTGTGCAACGGGACGTCCGGCCGATGGTGCACAGGGACGCCTTCGTGCTGGGGGACCGCGTGGTCGTCGTCGACCTCTCCGGCCTCCCAGGGGTCCTCGTCGTGCAGATGAATGTTGTGCTCGCGCATCAACTGCGCGGCGTCGCGGCCCTGGATCAGCTCGTCGAGGCCGTCCAGGCGGTACAGGGCATGCCGCTGCGCGTCGTCGAGCCCATCGGACGCCGTGACGTACCGGTGCAGCGCGGCCCGCCCGCGCTTGATCCTCATCGCCGCCACGTCCGGTGCTGCCAGTCGTCGCCGTCCCGGTCGTACAGCTCCGCCACATCCGGCGGCGGCTCCATCTCGTGGCTGACGACGAACCCGACGGGACTGCGCGCATCACCGGACCGTGGGTAGCGCTGGCGACCTTGTGCGTCCAGCTCCGGATCGGACTCCACATGATGGTCGCTGCCGATCGGGTGCACGGCGTAGACCCGGGGCCGCCCGGGACTCACGGGATCACGATCGGAATGCTGCCCATGTGCCTCGCTGGCGTACTCCCAGGCGTCCTGGAGGTTCGTGGTGGCGTAGGCGTAATTCGGGTCGGACAGGTGATGGTCGTGCAAGGTGCCCGCGCCGTGCTGCGTCGCCGGGAGGATGTGCGTCACGTGCGGAACCGACGTGCCGTGGTAGTAGAAGTCCAGCTCCGGCATACCCGCTCCTCTACAGTCCGTGCCGCTGGCGCAGCGTGTCCAGCACCCACTTGCCGTCGCGGAATTGCCCGACCGGCCGACCGGCCAGCGGGGTCTCCTGCTTCGGCGTCGGCTGCTTGGCTGCCAGCTTCTCGCCCTTGGCGGCCCAGTGGGTCTTCTGTTCGTCAGTGGCCGGGTAAAGGTGCGCGAACGAGTGGTATCCCTCAGGCGGGTTCTCGCGTTCGTGCTCGGGCAGGTGCGAGTACTTCTGCTGCCAGCCGCCGTGATCCTTCATCGCATCCGGATCGAGCTTCGGGTGCAGGTACTTTTCCGAGAAGTCGTGCAGGTCGAAGTAGGCCTTTTGCCGCTGATCGACGGCGAACTTGCGCACGTCGCCCTCGTCCTTGAAGTGCCTGCTGGCGTCGAGGTAGACCTTGTTCTCCGCGCGGTCGAGCCAGCCGCCCTGGTAGCTGTCCGGCTTGGCCAGGTGCTCGGCGGCGGCCTGCCGGTGCGCGGCGATGTGCTCGGGCTGGATGTCCTTCAGATCATGGACGGTGGCCATCCCCGAGCCCTCGGGCGCGTGGTAGGAGGCCATGAAGCCGGACGACGGAGCACCACCGCGCGCCGGGTGACTGGAGAAGCCGCCGTTGGCCACCAGGTCGTGCAGACGGCCGTGGTCGTACTCGTTACTGCCCGAGGGCGCGGTGGCCGTCCGATGACCGGCTGAGGCCCCCGCAATGGCATTCAGTGCCTCCTGCGGGTCATCCGGCAGGAACAGGTGGACGAAGCGGCCGCCGGACTTGGCGGCCGTGTGCAGTCCCCACAGCGAGGGCTCGAAGGTCATGGGGGCTCCCGAGGCAGAAGAGGCGGTCTTCGCCTGTTGGTGCGCCGAGGTCAGTCCTCGTGCAGGTGATGCAGGTGGTGGCCGACGGCCTTGATGGCCACGTAACCGCCGACGATGGCGCCGGTGGCGATCAGCGCGTTGCGCCGCTCGATCCGCTCCTGGTCGGAGAAGAACTCGTCGAACCGGGCACCGAGCTGCTTGGTGTAGTCGACCTCGGCGGCCTTGCGGCGCTTGCGGCCGATCCACAGGGCGACGAACGGCAGGGCGAACCAGGTGTAGACGACCACCGGGCCGACGGCGCCGATCAGGCCGCACGAGAGCACGAGGTAGATCCCCACCCAGCGCAGAGCGTAGGTCCAGCGCTTGGCGTCGGCGGCCGCGCGGCGCTCGAAGCGGGCGTTGATCCGGCGTGCGTTCTTCAGGCTCGGCATGCCGTACTGACGGCCGTCGCGGCGATCGCGGTACCAGTACACGCCGTGGCTCTCGGCCTCGAAAACCAGGTGCTGGCGGGCGTCGGCCGCGCGGTGCGGGTAGGTCTCGTCCCACACCTGCCACTCCGGTGCTTCCTGCTCCGGCTCCTCGACGGTGAACTCGGCGTCCTCGATCGGGTGCTCGGCGCGGTGCATCGCCATGACCTCGTCCCAGCTGAGCGGGCGGAAGTCGTTCGTGTCGGTCATGCCGTTGCCCTTCGTTGTTCCAACCGGCTCACGGCCCGGAGGATGCTGTGCCACTGCATGCCCATGCGGGCGACGATCTCGTCCTTGGTGCAGCCCTGCGACTGGAGTTCGCGCAGGTCCTGCTCCACATCCTCCGCCCGGTGCGACCGGCGGGGGAAGTCGACGTGCTGGCCCCGGTCGTAGAGGTAGCCGTAGCAGCGCAGGCACATCCCGCGCGCGGCGACGGGGCATTTCTTCCCGCACCGCGCGCAGGGGGCCTTCGGGCCGTACATCAGGCCAGGTCCAGCTCGCGCTCGGCCAGGGCCTCGTCGAGCAGGCTGCGGAGGCTGGCCTTACCGGCGGCGCGGAGGCTGCGGCGGCTCTTGGCCTTGACCGAGGACGGCGCCATCGAGAGGCAGTCGATCCGGTAGTGCGAGAAGTGGCGGGCTTCGCGGTCACGGTGGGTGGCAATGGCGTTCACGAGGGACCTCCTGTGCGGTCTTCTTGGTGACACCACTGATACTACCCGTCCGGGTAGTGACACGCAAGGGCCTATCTGCGGCCACGCCGATGGGCGTTGCGCGCCGGGTTCAGGCCGCCGCCGCGCACCATGTTCCGCACGGCCGGAGAGAGCTGATTGATCAGCGCCTGGTCCGGCGCCTGCTGCCGGGCGTACGGGTTGAAGCCGCCCTGCTGGCCGAAGACCGGCTTCAGCTCGGAGAGCATGCCCTTGGACCAGGCCTGGACCTGGTCGGCCAGCAGGCGCCAGGTGACCTCCATCATCGACTTGGCCACGTCGTCATGGACCACCGGGCCGGTGTCCTGGTGCACAACCCGGTTCGTCGTGGCCGTGGTCTTGAGCTGGAGGAACTTCAACTCCAGCTCGGCCGTCTCGTACTCCGGGGCCTCGACCCAGCCCTGGTTGATCGCGACCTTGAAGCACTCGGCCACCTGCCAGTTGTGCTGGGAGGTGGCCGTTTCTTCGTGGACGTCCATCCGCTTGGGCGCGCGGTGCTCGCGGACCCGGCGGACCAGGGTGGCGATCGGCATGGCGCTGTTGTGCTGGTCGAAGGTGAACTCGTCGACCTTGAACGCCCAGATCATGTCCCAGAGCCGATCAGTGACCTCCAGGTAGTCGATCGTGTTGTCCGGGAACTCCGACGGCATCCAGTGGTGGATCACGTCGAACCGGACCTTCATCAGGCCGGAGTCGTCGCCGAGGGGGACGGTGTGCGCGATGGCGAGGCCGAAATTGTCGTTGACCTTCGAGGGGTCGGCGTGGCCCGCGTATCGCATGGTCAGGTTCTCCGCCTCGGAGCGCATGGCCAGGTCCGGGTGGAAGATCGCCTCGACCTTGCGGGGATCCAGATAGGCGTCGACCACGGATTGCCACTGCGACCGGCGCTCGACGGCGAACGTGTCGGGATTCGAGCGCTCCAGCTTCTCCATGCGGTCGTCGAATTCCTGCACGGCGCCCTTGAGCGGCAGGAAACCCGGCTGCGCCTGGTCGACGTACTCATCGAGGTCCCCGCAGAAGTCCTCGGGGAACATCGGCAGCAGGTGCGCCTGGGCCCAGTCGTAGTAGATCTCCCAGCTGGTCAGCTGCAACATCATCATGTACGGGTAGACCGGCTCGTCGTCCTCGTCGGTCTCCAGGCTCATCTGCCAGTTCGCGTAGAACTGGCCGACCTGCTGCCAGGGCGAGCTGGGGTCGATGATGAAGCCGTCCAGCTTGAACTGGTCGAGCGACGGCGTGGCACTGGAGTACACCTCTTCGGCCGAGCGGTTGGCGCCGACGTTGACCACGTGCGCCATCTCGTCGAAGGCCAGCACGCAGGAGGCCGGGCCACGCGCGGACATCAGCGTGGCCTCCTTCGGCTGGATCGTGAAGGTCGCCAGGTCGCTCACGGTCTGGATGCCGCGCTTGGCGATCTTCTTCATCCGGACGAAGTCGTGCGGCGCGAAGACGGTGAGGTTCTCCCCCAGGGCCCGCGAGATGTACGGGGTGAAGCAGGGCGCGCCCCGGACGACGGCGACGACGTCCTTCCACAGGTTCTCCCGGGCCTGCTGCTTCTTGCCCGCGTAGACGAACAGCGCCAGCTGCTTGTCCCGGTCGATGCCGTAGTGGCCCTGCGGGTCGCCCTTGGCCATGAACTTCCAGAGCACGTAGCTCATCGCCAGGGCACTGACGTAGCCCTTTCCGGCGCGGCGCCCGAGCACCAGCAGGACTTCGCGGAAGTAGTTGTAGCCCTGCAAGGCGAGGCTGGCCATGCGTGTCCGGATGCCAGGAGTGATGCCGTTGTTGCCGCTCTTGCGGAAGCTCTCCTCCCACTCGTCGAGCACCATGTGGTCGTACTCGGTGAGCAGGTCGTTACGGAGGAAGATGACCTTGAGCAGAGTCGCCTGGCGCGGATACAGCTGCGGCCGGTTGCACCACTGCGGGCTGACCACGAATGTGATCGGGTCCGGGACGTCCAGCCCGGTAAAAAGCTGAAAGTCCAGCGGCTTGAGCTGCGGCAGCGCCAGGCGAGTCGGCATCAGAGCAGACCGATCTCCGCGCCGTGCCGGGCGAGGAACTCGGGCCAGGACATCTCCACTCCGTCGGAAGTGCGCACCCGGCGCGGTGCCTCCTCGCCCTCGGGGGTCTCGACGAGGTCCCACGCCACGGCGAACAGCTCGCCGAGGCGCTTGCCGACCTTCTCCGCGCGGGCGATCGCGGCCGCCTTGTCGTCGGCCTTCACCTCGGTCATGCCGAAGGCGGTACCGCCGGGCAGGCCGGTGGTCTTCGAGGTGCGGCGATAGATCGCCGTCGCCTGGATGGTCATCAGTGCTGGCGTCCCTTCATCACAGGCGGGTTGAGCCGGAACAGCAGGTACGTAAAGGCCGCAACCGAGAGGAAGGCTGCGCCCGAAATCAGGTCCGACCTGAAGGCGTAATGCAGCGCACCGCTGGGGTCGCTCCCCTGGATATGGGAAAAATCCAGGACGGCCGAGTACAGCACGCCGCACCCCACCAGGAAGAAGACCTGCGCCAGGAGCAGCAATCGCGGCACGGAACGGAAGGCGCTCATCAGTGCTGGTGCCCCTTCGTCATCTCGCGGACGATCTGGTCGAGGTTCTTCTCCGCCTTGATCTGGCCGGGCTGCGCGCCCGGCAGCTGCAAGATGTTCGACTGCACCTCGTGGGCCATCTGCTCGTGGTCGAACTCGTGGGCATCGATCCGGCCGTTAACGGTGATGTCGAAGGACCAGAGGCCCTTGACCTCTTCCACCATCGGCTCGCGGGTGATCGGGTGGTAGCCCTTGACCTCGCCGGTGTAGAAGGTGTTCACGGCCACGTCGAAGCCGATTGCGGCGAACTTCTCCTTGGCCATGTCCACGAAGTCCTGCGGGTTCATCCGGGAGTCGCGTAGGGCGTTCAGCTCCCGGATCACCGCCTCCATCTTGAGGATCTCGGTGTCGTAGGGCATGGCGATCGAGTGGGTCACAGGGTCTCCTCGACGATCTCGGCGTCCAGCGGCTGCTGGGCTTCCTGACGGGTGCGGATGGACTTGAGCACGGGACTCGTGTTCAGGGCATGGCCGAAGGCCTGCCACTGATCGTCGGTCATGATCTCTCGGGCCTTCTCGAAGAACTCGGTGATCGCCTCGTCCCAGACGTCGCCGTCGACATCACCATCACCGTCGCCCTTCACCGCCTGCAACAGCTTGGCCGCGTTGAGGCCGTCGGTGATGGTCGGGCGCAGGGAGCCGTCGGCGATGCCCAGCTGGGTCATCGCCACCACCTGCTCGGCCAGATTGAGGCCGTCGATGATCCGCTCGGTCTCCTGCTCGTAGTGCTCGGAGAGCGCCTTGGCGCGACGGTCGGTGATGTCCCGCAGCACGGCCGCCTCGACGGGCAGGTGCCGCTCGGTGTGGTGCCGCCAGATGGCCGTGTAGTCCAGCGTCGGGTAGGTCTTGGTCTCGCCGCGATCCTCGTACTCCACCCCGGAGTACTGCTCGGCGATCGTGCGGTAGGGCACCTGGGAAAGGATCTTGTGCTCGATCTCGATCCGGGCCGGGTGGGTGCAGGTCTTGCAGTTCGGCACCCGGCGGGCGTCGTAGGTGCGGCCCGCGATCTGCACCTGGATCAGGGAACCGCGCAGGGTGGTGACCTCACGGGATTCCTCAGCCATGGGTATCCGTGCCCGAGAAGCTCGTCATCGCGATGGACATGTCCTGCTTGGCCGCCGACTGGGCGATCCCGTCGCGGGAGTTGAGGTAGGGCTTGGCGCGGTTGAGCACCCGGCCGTACATCCCCTGGCGGATGCTGGAGTCCGGGAACCCCGCCGCCGTGTAGACCTCGTGCCCGATGCGGTTCTTTTCCTTCCAGGGCGTCAGGATGTCCGACTTTGCCTCGCGGCTGGTGATCTGCTTCAGATGTGCGAAGAGGATGGCGTCGGCCTCCTCCTCCAGCGCGAGACTCGTGCCGTAGCGCACCCGGCCGCCGTGCCCCGCGATGAGTCGTGACTCGAACTCCTCCTCGTCGACCTGATCCGTGTCGTCGTCCCATACTGCCGTCATCGCTGCCTCCCGATCGTGCCCGCGCCCGCACCCGCGCGCCTGAGCATCCCGTGTTCGAAGTTCACGCACGCCTGGTCGAACTCGTCCATCGCCTGATGGCAGACGGTATAGCCCGGCGGAATCATCCCCCGGTGCGCCACGTACGTGACGAGCAGCGGGTGGACGTAAAAAAAGCCCGACGCCGTGGCGCGGGACCTGAGTCGTATGCGGGGCTCTTGACCGGGTGCGGTGAGCGTGTAGCGCAGGCAGCCGTCCATCACCCGGGTCGTGCTGGTCTTGATTCTGCCTGCCAACGCGGCCATGCTGCCGATCGCCTGGTGGTAGTGCGCGTGCTGCCAGTCGTCGGTATGACTGCGGAACCGGGCAATGCCGCCGGTCTCGATGAATTCGACGAGCTTCCGCAATCCGAGCGTGGCGTACATGCCGACGGGATTAGTCGGCGAAACACCCATCAGCTGCGCGGCGTCCTGCTCACGATGATCTTGTACGAGGAAGAGCTTGATGGCTGTGTACTGAGAGTGAGTGAGCAGTCGCGGAGCCTGTTCGAAGAGATACTCCAGGTCCCAGAGCGACCACTCGCGACCGGACGGGGAGATGATCTCATCGATCCCCTCGGTCTCGTAGAGGCTGCGAAACTCCTGCAAATACCTGAACAAAACACGCAATTCCGACACTGCTGGCAAGGATTGACTGGACGTCACGGTGGCGGAGCCCTTCGACCCTGGTGGCCCTGCCTGATATGGCAAGGCGGGCGGTCTGCTGGACCGCCCGCCACCCATAGTGATCGAGAGTCACCCACTTGGCAAGAACACCGACCCTGTGGGTGACAAACACGCATCTTATTCTCGTTAATTAGCCACGTGAATGTCCTTGATTCGCTGATTAAGTCTCTCCATTGAGCGGACGATTGCGTCGGCTTTTCGGGAGTAATAGGTCTTGAAAATGGCCAGGAACTGGTCCTCGGCAGCCACCATCTTGGCCCGCGCCGTCCGGCCCTCGATGGTGTCCTTGCTGCCCGAGGGCAGGTCATCGTAGCCGGAGGAGAACTGCTGCTCCCAGATGACCTTGGCGTACATGCTCTCGGCCCAGGCCTCGGCACCACGCTGCTCCCAGACGATCATCCGGGTGGTGATCTGGTAGAGGAACCGTTCGCGTTCCTTGGCGTTGAGCCTGCCCCAGTCCTCCACGAAGTCACCGGTACCCTGCTTGCGCTTCCACTCGACCGAGCCATCGTGGTTGATGATCGGCTCGCCGTTGAGCATGGCAGGCGTGCGCACCAGAAGAAACAGCTCCTCCTGGAGCGCGAAGGCGTCGGCGAAGGCCTTCTTGAGCTGGTCGTCGATGTTGCGGTGCATGATCCGCACGAACTGGGCCTGCTCGCTGTTCCAGTCGGTCTTCATCCGGGAGAACCCGGTCGTCTGGAACCGGCGCTCGCGCTCGTCGGGCAGCTCGACGTTCGGCTGCTCGGTCAACTCCTTGGCCTGCTCGGCGGTGACTTCTTCGTTGGTGGTCTTGCCGCTGGCGCGGGTCTTGTCGTCATCAGCCATGATCCTTTTCCTCCTGAAGCCTGCACGCCTTGCATGCGGTGACGATGGTGGTGGGGTTGGTCTTGCGGGCGATGGACCGGCCCCTGCGCAGACCGGTCTTGTGACCGCACTCCAGCCGGAGGACCGTCCGGTTGATCACTTGGCCGGTCTGGGTCTGGCCCATGGGAACCTCTTCGAAGGCCACGCCGCACCGCTTGATCGTGTCGTCACGCTTCTTGCCGTCCGGCCGCGTGGGCACCTCTTGCTCGGTCAGAATCTGGCGCACCCGCGATTCGTTGACGAAGAAGAACTCGGCGATCCGGCTGGTCGACCAGCCCGCGAGGTACAGCCGGACGACCTCCTCAGAACTCAGGTATGAAGGCGGTGGCCCGGACCGCTCCCGCAGCGGAATATCGTGCTGCTCCAGTGAGGCCTTGACTCTCTGCAAACCCACACCCAGAGCGCTCGCCACGTCGATCATGCTGCGGCCCTGGCGCACGTACATCCGCTCCAGCAGCTCCTTGTTCAGCGGAGGCAGCGCGCGGCTCCCCGGCAGTGTCAGCCGGTGCCCGGCATTGTTCTTGAGCGGGATCTCCAGCCTGATCAGCGCGTTGCGCACGGTCGTCGGCATCACGCCGTGCGCCACGGCGATCTGGCCCATCGAGAGGCCCTGCTCGTGGTAAAGCCGCGTCAGCTCCTCGCGGGTCGGATCGAACTTGCGTCGGGCGCTCACGGCTTCTCCCGGCTCAGCTGGAAAACCGCGACAGAGAGCGCGTCGCGCAGGTCGGCGTTCGTGATGAGGTCCAGCCCCTGCACGCCCCAGCTGGCCGCCAGCGGCATGAGCACCGCGTGGTGGGCCTTCTTGTTGAAGCCCTTCTTCCGGGCGGCCGGGCCGCAGACGAAGGCCTTGTGCGTCTGCGGCTGGACCATCGGCTGACACCGTGGCGGGAGGTGGTCGTTGCGGTCCAGGGCGAACCGCAGGGCCGCGCCGCCGAGCAGGGTGGCTTCCGGCCGGATCAGGGATCCACCGCCGACCGGTGGGCCTTCGTGCACGAACTCGATGCGCGACGGGACATACCCGGCAGCGGCGGTGAACACCCAGTCCTCGATCAGGTGCGACAGCTCCAGCGTCTTGCGCAGGCTCTCCTCGTAACCTCCGGCGCCGTGATCGGAGGTGGTGAACTTCTTCGCCGCCAGCACCTTGAGCTGCGGCTTGCCCCAGACCAGGCCGAAGGTCAGGAGCACCCCGGCGCAGCCGGACAGCGACGGGTCGAAGGCGAAGACCTGGCGGCCGTAGTAGTCGCCGGGATCCATGCCTTCCAGCGTCGGCGGCGCCCACTCGGGCTTGGCCGGGCGTCCGGCGGCGAATGACTCCAGTGCGTCGGTGTTCACGTGAGGACCTTCCCGATCGGGCAGAAGCGTGCCGACGGGCACGTCTTGGACTCCTTGGATCCGATGCCGCAGCACGCTTCCGGCAGGGTGCCACGCGACGCGTGCTCGATGGCGGTGCGGTACTTCGCCCGCTGGGCCGCCTGGAAGCGCGGGTCCGCGTGCACCACGAACTCCTCCATCGGGAAGCCCGGGACCATGCCGAGCACCAGGTATCGGGTCTTGGCCAGGCCGGTGACGGCGAGGTAGTCCTGGGTCTGCGAGTAGTAGCCGTACGGGTTCTTCTCCCGCAGGTAGGCCTCGCCGCCGTCGCGGTAGCTCTTGACGATCCGGTCGCTCGACGTGGTCTTGAACTCGAACAACTCGTCGTCGGCGGTGGCCATCCGGCCGTCGGCGTGGCCCAGGACGTTGTGGTGGGGGTCCCGGATCGGGATCTCGGCCTGCTTCTCGATCGGGTCCTTCCACTTGGTGCCCGGGTTGCGGCGCAGGATCTCCCCGCGCAGCAGGATCCGCTGGAACAGCTCATGCCAGAAGGATCCCTGGGTGACGGCGAGGACGAAGTGCACGTCCGGCCGCTCCTGCGGCATCTGGCCCCCGTGCATCAGGTAAAGGGCCAGCTGCCGGGCCGTCCAGGTGGCGTGGGTGGACGGGTGGAACCAGCCGTCGAACTCGCGCTGACCCTCCTGCCAGCCGCGCACGGTGACGTCGAAGCCCTTGAAGCCGGGGGCAGCCATCTCCGCGCGGATGTGCGGGACGATCACCTGCCCCTTGGCGGCGGCGGACAGGGTCCGCTGGAAGTTAGCCATCCGAGCCCCGCAGGTAGCCGCTGAGGACGTCGCTCAGCTCCGCGAGCGAGGTGGAGGCGTCGTCGGCCAGCTTCGCGATGTCGTCGCCTCCAGGCCAGCCTGAGGCCTCCGTTTCGAGGTCCTGGATGTTGCCGAGCGCGTCGTCCACGCGCTTCTGCGCGTAGATCACGTCCCGGAGCAGCTGGGCCTCGTCGATGGGGTCGCTCACAGGAACTCACCCCAGTACTCCTCCGCGATGCTCTCGCCCTCGCTCTGGTGCTCGGCCTCGCGCTCCAGCGACTTCCGGTAAGCGCGAGCATCCGCGAGAAGCTCGGCAAAGTCGTTGGCCTCTATGGCGATGAGGTCCAGCTCCGGGCGCAGCGCGTTGCCCGGGGAGTACCAGCGCAGGGCCAACACCGTGGTCAGGCCGTGACTCTGCTCGACGGCCTTGGCCCACATGTCCCGGGTCACGCCGACCGACTTGCCCCGGGTGGCCTTGCCGTCCCAGGCCAGCGGATGCGCCTGTTCGTGCCGGTCGTTCTTGCCGTCCATCTGGTCGGCGAACTGGTTGCCGGAGCCCTTAGTGCGGCGGCCGCCGAGCAGCTCGGCCAGGTAGATCTCGTGGCGATCACTGAGCTTGCGGGTGGTCGGGTCAGCGGCCATGGACGATCGCCTCCAGGTCGCCGGGCTGACAGGACAGGCAGTTCTGGAAGCTGACCCCGAGCGGGAGCCGGGTCTGCTTGTTCAGCAGCGGGGTCTGCCAGAACCACTGGCCGGGCAGGATTTCCCGCTCGCAGGTCAGGCAGTGCATCGCGCTCTCGAAGTCCTCCGGCCGGTATTGCAGGCGTTCGGACTCGCCCCAGGCCGTGGTCGGCGCTCCGATGATCTGCGCCAGCGCACGGTCCATGATCCGGTGGTCCGGCAGCTCGACCTGGTCCGGCTCCTCAACGTCGACGACCGGGGGTGGAGTCATGTGCTTGCCGACGTTGCCGACGACGAGTGCGACGACCGCGATCACAGCAATCGCCAGCGCGCCGATCAGCATCTCGACGGTGTTCGCGTTCACCCTTCCTCCAGTGGGTTCGTGACGACCTCGTGCGCCTTGGTGGCCAGGGTCTTCTCCCGGATCGGGTCGACGGCGGCCGGGTTCTCGCGCAGGTAGGCCAGCACGGCGGCCTCACCGTTGTGCTCGGAGCCGTCGGGCAGGTCGTACCAGGCGCCGCGTCGTCCGAACACCCCCGCGCGTTTGGCCGTGGCGAACACATCAAACGGCACATCCAGGCCGACCGGACCGTACTTCTCGGTGACCTGGTTGTAGAAGGTCATCTCCGCCGTCCGGCGCGGCGGCGCGACCTTGTTCTTCTCGATCAGGACGGCAAGCTTCTGCCCGACCTGCTCCTCCTCGCCCTTGCCGCCGATCATGATCGGCTTGTCCGCACGGCGAAATTTCAACCGGTGCGTGGTCACGTGGGAGAGCGCGAAGCCGCCGGTGCGCGTGATGTCGCCGCCGTAGGACAGGTTGGCCCGGACCTGATTGATGATCCACAGCATCCCGGCCGTCTGGTTCAGGTCGGCCGCCGCGATCTTCACCATGCGGGTGACGGTCTTGGCCACCAGGGCCATCGTGGCCTCGTCGGCGGCCTTGTCCTTCTCCTGCTGGGGAATCATGGCGCCGACCGAGTCCAGGACGATCGGACCGAACATCGGCTCGTTGCCGTCCTTGGCGTTGATCAGCTCCTTGACCAGGTCGGCCGTCTCCTCGGCGTTGTTCGGCTGCACGAGCAGGAATCGGTTCGAGTCCAGGCTGACCCCGTGCGCACGGGCCCAGTCCAGATCGAAGGTGTTCTCCGCGTCGATCCAGCCGACCATGCGCTTCGGGTGCTGGCGCTGGTACTCGGCGACGGACCAGGTGAGCAGGGTGGACTTGCCGGTCTGCTCCGGGCCCCACAGCTCCGAGACGCGGCCCTTCACGAAGCCGCCGCCCATCGCATAGTCCAGAGCCAGGGAGCCGGTGGAGGCGAACTCGGGGCCGGGACCGGAGGTGTCGCGGATGTTCACTTCCTCGTGTCGCTTGGTGAAGCCGTCCATGAAGCGGCCCAGCGCGGCCGCACCGGGACCCTCGGTCTTCTTGGGCATGGCGCTCCTCATTCGGTGTCGTCGATCGGCAGATAGACCTTCAGGGTCTGGCCCCGGTCGGTCTTCAACATGCTGGTGTAGACCAATCCGCCCTTGCGGAATTGGGGGGAGAACTGCTCCCACTCGTCCGGGAAGCAGACGGCGGAAACGGTGCCGCGCGGAGTGGTGAGTTTGACGAAGCCCATGTCCTGACGGTTCTTCGCGTGGTAGTGATCTTGCAGCAGTGCGGCGACCATGTAGGTGCCGTTCGGGCCGGACTCGACGTCCTCGGCGGTGGCGAACTCCGCCAGGTCCTCGGCCGGGATCGCGTCGAACGGCGTGGAGGACAGGTAGATGCCGAGCATGTCCTGCTCGATCTCGCGGATCTGCTTGTCGGTGTAGGGCGCCACGGTGCCTACGGCATCATCCACCGTGATCGGCTGCCATTGGCGGCAGGCCTTCGAGCACTTCTTCGGCGGCGGCTTGCGCCGGACCTTCTTGCCGGTGGCTGCATTGACCTCGTCCGGCTCGGTGGCCCAGTCGTAGCCGCAGGGGATGGCCCAGTCGATCTTCTCGGGCTCTTGCGAGGCCCCGCGCTTGGGCGTGGGCAGCCAGACGACATCCGACGTGGCCGGTCCACGGTGGACGCACTTCTCAGCGTCCTTGATCGCTCCGTGCTCCAGCACCCGTTCCAGGTACCGCCGGTTGGGCACCAGCGAATCCAGGGCGCCGATCCGGACGAGGGTCTTCACCACGCCGACGTTGGCGCCGGAGCGCTCACAGAAGTCCTCCCAGGACGCGTACGGCTGGCCACCCAGGATGCTCTCCACGGCGGCCGGGCCGACACCCTTGATCGAGTCAATCCCGAAGCGGATGTCGAGACCGGTGTCGCCGAGAGAGAAGCCACGCCCGGACAGGTTGATGTCCGGCGGCAGCACCTTGTACCCCATCCGCCGCGCCTCCTCGATGAAGGCCGGGTACTTCTCGGCGTCCACGATGGACAGTGCGGCGGTCAGGAAGTACAGCGGGTAATGGAATTTGAACCACGCCGTCCACACGCCGAGGATGGCATAGGCCAAGGCATGCGCATACCCGAACGAGTAGCGGGCGAACTCCTCCATCTGCTCCCAAAGGTCGCGCGTCACGTGCTCGGCGGTACCGTTGCCCATGGCCCGCTCGATGAAGTCGACGCCGAGCTTCTTGGCCTCCTCGACCTTCTTCTTGCCGAGCACCTTGCGCACCTTGTCGGCCTGCACGTCGTCGTAGCCCGCGAGCACCATGCACAGCTTCATCAGCTGCTCCTGGTAGATCATCGCGCCCCAGGTCTTGGCCAGCACGTCCTCCATACGCGGGTCGGCGTAGGAGACCTCCATTTCGCCCTTGCGGCGAGCCAGGTAGAGGTCGGTCAGCCCGGATCGCGACGGGCCCGGCCGGACCAGAGTGACGAGGTCGGCCAGTTCGTGCAGGTCCCTCGGCTTCATCCGGCGGGACATCGCGGTGCCGATCACCGAGCCGATCTGGAACAGCCCGAGGGTGTGGCCCTCGCTGATCTGCTCGTAGAGGTACGGGTCCTCCAGCTCGTCGACCCAGGCATAGGGATTGATCACCTTGCCGGTGCGCTCGCGAATGAGGTCCATGGCCTTTTGCAGCATGTCCAGGTTGGAGATGTTGAGCAGGTCGAATTTCACGTAGCCGAGCATCTCCAGCACCTTGAGGTCGAACTGGGCGATCATCTGCCCGTCCTCGCCCATCCGCAGGGGCAGGTTCTCGGTCAACGGCGCGTCGGGGTCGATGATGACGCCCGCCGGGTGCTTGCCGTAGCTCTTCAGGCGGCCGTGGAACTGCTCGGCCAGCTCGAACACCTGCGGGTACTTGTCCGCGTAGGTCTGCAACAGCTCGCCTGCGCGATCCCACAGGTCATCCCAGGACAGCCCCAGACCGGCCGTGTCGCCCTCGGCGGCCTCGATGATGGCCGAGCACGCCTGGATGTCGATCCAGTGGTCCTCGGGCAGCTGAGACTTCAGCGCGCGGGCCACGGCCTGGATGGCCGACTTGCTCTTGAGTCGCATGTGCGTGCCGACGGTGGCGACATTGTCGGCGCCCCAGCGCCGCGCCACGTAGCCGTACATCTCGGACTTCTTGCTCGACGGGAAGTCGATGTCGAAGTCCGGCAGCTCGGTGCGACCCTTGGTCATGAACCGCTCGAACAGCACGTCGTGCTCGACCGGGTCGATCTCGGTGATGCCGAGCAGGTAGGCCACCAGCGAGCCGCCGCCGGAGCCACGCCCCGGCCCGACCAGAATGCCGGTCTGCTTCGCGTAGCCGACCAGGTCGGCGACCATCAGGAAGTAGCCCGCGAAGCCCTTCTCGGCGATCAGGCCGAACTCGGTCTCGAACCGGGCCATGTAGGCGTCGGCGTCCAGCCGCTTGCCGAGGGTGCGCTCGTCCCAGCGGGTCAGGCAGTCGTCCAGCAGCCGGGTGATGTCCTGTTGGGCCGGGTCCGGAATCTCGGCGGTCTTCCGCGAGTAGACCGGGTTGTGGCTGGCCAGGGTGATCTCGGCGGTGCACCGGTCGGCGACGACCATCGTGTTGGCCACCAGCCGGTCGACGTGCGCGCCCAGGTAGGCCACCGACGCGCGGGCGTCGGCCTCGGTCATCAGGTGGTAGTCCTCGTCGCCCTCGAACATGGTCGAATCGGCCAGCTCGTCCAGCGTCTTGCCGATCGCGCTGGCCACCCAGACCTTGTGCGAGTGCTTGTCGTCCGGCATCGGGTAGTGCGAGTCGCAGGCGAGAATCGGCTCAATGCCGTAGGCGGTGGCCGCGTCGAGCAGCCACTGGTTGCCGCTGACCTGCTCGGGCGCGCTGCCCGGCTGGATCTCCAGGTAGAGCCGGTCGCCGAAGATCTCGTGCAGGCGCAGCAGATTGCTGGTGGCCAGCTCCTCGTCACCCCGGTTCAGCGGCTTAAGCACGGGGCCGCCGAGGCACGCGGTGGTGGCGATGACGCCCTTGTTCAGGCGTTGCAGGGTGTCCCAGTCGAGCCGGGCGTACTTGCCCCACAGGCCGTCACGGTAGGACTCGGTGGACATGGACCACAGGTTGCGCAGGCCCTCGTCGTCCATGGCCAGCAGGATCAGGTGCCAGTAGTCGGACGGCTTCTTGCCCCCCTCCTTGCGCTCGAACCGGTCATCGACGAAGTAGGCCTCCAGGCCGAAGATCGGCTTGATGCCCTCGGCCTTGCAGGCCAGCTGGAAGTCCGGATGCGCCGCGCAGATGCCGTGATCGGTGATGGCGAGCGCGGTCTGGCCGTCGGCGGCCGCGAGCTTGGCCAGCTCCTTCGGTGTGGAAAGGCCGTCCAACGCGGAATATTCTGAGTGCACGTGCAAATGGGTGAACATCTGGGCATCCTCTGGTACGGATGCGATGTGCGAGCGCCGGAGCCCCTACCTGGGCGAGGCTCCGGCGATCGGCTACATCGTATCGGACAGGTGAGTGGATCAGTCCGCCGATGCGGTGGAGACGTTCTTGAGACGGGCCTTCATCGCTTCCATCCGGTCCCGGGTGGTCGAACCCGAGGAGGCGTCGCCCTCCTCCGGAAGAGCGCCCGCCATGTCGCCGTCGTGGCTGGAGTCGGGCTCGCTGACCGGCTCCGCGCGCTTGGCCACGCGCTGCTTCGGCGTGGCCTTCTGCTCGTCCTTGGACTCGTCGTCGTCCTTGGTCCCGAGGACCGGGAACGGGTGCCGGGTGTCGAAGAACTTGTCGTAGTGGTTGTCGGCGGCCTGCTCCTCGATCACGGCTTCGAGGTCGAGGATCTTCGCGTACGACTCGCGCACCGCCGGGTCCTGAAGGGTGTACGGCTTGCCGTCGTCGTTGAAGATCTTGTCCAGGGGGACGATGTCGAAGTCGGTGTCCTTGCCGGAGCCCACCTTGGTGATCTTGTAGTCCCGGTCGAGGACCGTGCCGTAGGTCTCCGCGCAGGCCTGGAATTTCTGGAAGAAGTTGCTCATCGCCTGGTTGAGAACGATGACCTCCTTCTCCTTCTTGGTCTTGCCCGTCGACTCGCCCTTGACGTCGGTCTCCTCGATCTCGACCTCGCGGTCCTGGTAGCCGACCGGCAGTCCGACCTGGTACTCCTCGATCTCACCGCGCGCGAGCATGGCCTTCGTACCGATGATCTCGTCGCGCAGAACCGCGCGGGCCCAGACCCGGATCTGCGGGAAGTACTTGCCCCGCTTGTTGTTGGGGTTGGTCATCTCGTCGCAGATGAAGCACTCGCCGTCGAACTCGGGGAAGACCAGGTCGCCTTCCTTGGTCTTCGACTTGCGGCAGACGGCACCCATGGTCTCGGGCCACTTCTTGCCCGACTCGGACTTGAAGTCCGGCGGCGTGCCCTTGGTGGGGACGAAGCTGTGCTGGTGGATCCAGATCCACTCTTCGTGATCGTCGACCAGCCGCACGATCGCGGACTCGTCCTCTGCCAGCCGGAGGTAGTTGGTCTTGCGGAAGCCGGAGCGGGCGGCCTGCTCTTTGACCGCTTCGCGGGCGGACTTGCCACCCTTGTTGAAATTCGCCATTTTCGTGCCATTTCCTTCGCGTGTGGTGTCGTATTTTTGTCGTGTAACGCGTGGAGGTGTCGTGTTTTTAGTTTCCGTCCAGGAGTGCGGCGGCCGCTGCGGCTGCCATGTCCTGGTCGGGTTCGTGGTCTTCCCGGAGGTAGGCCGTGCTCATACCGTACGTGCGGTGTACGACAAAACGTGAGTCCGTGCGGCTGCGCCCGCAAAATCCGACGCAGAAACGGATCGACACCTCCTGTGCGGCGAGCTGACTGACGATCATCGACTGCCAGCGAGCCAGACGCCCGGTTTCCGGACACCCACTCGACCACCGGTAGTAGCCCCAGAGCCACGGCTGCTGATCGAGACCTTCATCATGCACGAGATCCGGCTCTTTGTCATCCCCTTCCGGGTAGTGGCGGGGTGACGAGTCACTCTCGGGCTCCAGACCCATCTCACGCATGATCTCGTGCTGCGTGGCCCGGGTGTCCGGAGACGGATTCCGGCGCATCGCCTCGCGCTTGATCCGCTCTTCGAGCAGCCGCTTCTGGACGCGGTCGAGGTGCGTCTCGCCGAGCGGGGCCCGGTTGTAGGCCCGGCGGGCGTCCTCGTCCAGCAGCAGCTGGAACACCTCGGTCAGGTACGGGTCGTCCGGTCCCCCGGCGGCCGCGTAGTGCTCCCGCAGACTCCGGCGGGTGATGCCCTCGTAGGGGAAGGAGAACCCCAGCGCGCGGTAGTAGCCGTTCACGTCGAAGACGACCATGGGCACGATGGCCAGCACCGTGCACGAGGACGCCTCCAGAGGCCCGCTGCCCGCACGCCGGGGTCGGTCGTACCAGCCGGGCTCCACGACCGCCTGCGGGGCAGCTGAGGGCCCGTACTGGTACCCGGAGAGATCCAGCGGCGGGCCGAATCCCCCGCTCATGCGCCTTCGGGATCAGCGACGGACCACTCCTGCGGCTCCTCGTCGTCCCAGTCGCCCGCCGGGGCGGCCGGGCGACCGTCGCCGGAGAGGCTGGCGCTCAGGGTGATGCCCTCGGGCAGCTCCTCGCCGCCCTCCTGCTGCTCCGCCTGGTGCTCGGTGCCGTACTTGCGCATGGCGATCATCCTTCTTTCCATTCGGTGAGAGCCGTGGGCCGCTGCCAGAGCGACCAGGGCACGGCGGTCTTGACGAACCGATCCACCACGTCGTCGGGCAGGTCGGCGGGATCCTTCCCACGGTAGGGGAACTCGACTACCCGGACCGGCACATACCGCGTCAGGGCACCGAGGAGTCGTTCGGTGCCCTCCCAGCCGCCGGGGTCCGGGTCGAACCAGACCGTCAGCGACCGGGCTCGTTGCAGGATGCGCACCTGCTCGTCGGTGACCACCTTGCCGAAGCTGGCGATCATCGGCTGGTGATGGCAGTGCCGCAGGACCGACATCGGGCTCTCCACGAGCACCTGGTCGAGGTTCGGGCCATCCCAGCCGTAGATGATCCGGTTACGCGGGCAGCCGACGGAGTTCCGGTACTTCTCCGGGTGCGCGTCCTGCGGGCGGATAGCGCGAGCCTGCCAGCCGACCAGACGGCCCTCCCACCGGATCGGGATGATGATCCGCTCTTGGGGGTCGCGCGGCACCGGCGATCCGTCATAGTCACGCAGAACCGCACCGGCCTCGTCGCGCTCGTATCCCATCGGATAGTGCTCGGCGTAGCCGATGCCGAAGCGGCGGCAGTTCTCTTCTGGGATCCCCCGGCAGGTGATGTCGCCGTAGGTCGCCTCGTCGGTCATGTACGGGTGGACGTTGTCCCAGGTCCACGGGTCCATGGTGGAATCCGGATAGACGGGCATCTCCTCGGCGCGCAGGGCCTGTCGGTTGAAGATCGCGTCGAGCTGCTCCAGGATCTTCGTCTTGTCCAGGACGTGCCCGTCGAGGCCCGTCTGCTCACCCAGCCATGCCCGTGCCGCCGTGTGGTCGTGCTCGCCGCGCACCAGGGCGATGAACCACAGCATGCCGCCGCGCGCACCGCAGCCGAGGCAGTTCCCCGTGAGCACGTTCCCGGCGAGCACGAAGGACTGCGTGGTCGGCACCTCGGCACAGTAGACATCCTCGATCCGGTCGGTCTCTTCCACAGAGACCACCCACCAGTGCGTCCGCTCGTATCGACGTCGCTCCTTGGCCTCCTCGAACCGCACCCGATGTGCGGGGATGAGGAAAAATTCAGGAGTCAGCGTGGAGTTGCGGAACGACAGCGCAGAAAGCTGGCCCTCTCGGCCGTGGATTCCAACTCGTGTCTTGGTCGAGAGTGAATAGGTGGCGACTCCGAGGCGATCACAGAGTGCCACGATGAAACGCAATGTCTCTTCCGATGCGCAGCTCAAGGTGATATGCCCGTCATCTGCCACGCACCCGTCGGCCGCGAAGTACCCGGCCAACCAGCCCCAGAGGTAGCTTGCCCCCTCGTTCAATGAAGGGAGGCTCTTCCAGGAGCGGGGAAGTCCTCGGGTGATCACAGATCGGTCAGAGTAGTGCTTCACCTCATGGCCTGCGAAGTGCGGCAACATGGCCGCATCTTTTGCTCCGAAGAAGTTCGCTCGTGCGCCGTGTTCGGTCTGCTGACCATCTCCGTAAACAAATCCGGCCATGATCCCGATGGGCGACAGTCCGGTGCGGCCCGTGCGCGTCATGGCCCACACTGACGGGATTCGCTGACGGGGTTTGAGCTGGACCGTAGTGGTCTCCACCAGCCTGCTTTCGCGCCCCTTGGGCCGGATGTACCAGCGATGCTCGCCCGTGGTCTCCACGACGCGCTGGACACCGTTGCGTGACATCGTGACGCGGTAGATCCGATCGCGCCCATAGTGCTTGACCGGCGCATCCACCCACTTGCCATTGCCGTCAAGCAGCCGCACAGTCTGCCCAGCCAGCTTCGCGATCGGCACCTCGCCGTCGTAGGTCTTCACCAGGGTGTCCCCGGTGAGGCAGTGAAAGGCGAGCTTTTTGTAATTAAGTGACGCCGAAGGGTTACGGTCACCGTGGGCATGCGCATCCGGCACCGGGCAGCTGTGCACGATCTCGCCACGCGCCGTCGGCTGGCGGATGTTCTGGGCCCCGATCTCGGCCAGCAGATCCAGGCAAAGCTGCTTCTTGGTCTCGTCGTCGAGCAGGCCTGCATCGAACAGTCCCGCGCCCTGCGGCAGCGTCGCGGCACCCCGGTTGAAGTTAGCCATCGGTCGCCTCCGACAGGGCGCGGATGTCGCCGACCCCGAGGCGCCAGGCCATGTTCCAGGCGTTCGGCATGGGTTCCACACGACGGCCCTTGAGCTTCTGCCAGAGCACGCCGTCCTCGTTGTCCTCGGTCGGTTGCAGCATGGCGGTGTGCACGTGGTCGGCGCTGCGCTCGACCTCGGAGGACTCGGCGAAATCCTCCATGTGGTGCCGCCCGCCCTTGCGCGCGTTCTTGATGCCCTCACGGTTGATCTGGGCCATCACCATCAGCGAGAGCTTGTCCGCGCCCGAGGAGACCAGTCGCTTGAATCCGCGCATGATCTGCGCGACTTCCTCGTTGCGCTTGTAGGTGCGGGAGCCGGGCATCGGCTCGACGTGCGAGAGCTGGTCGACGATCAGCGACTCGGCCCCGACGGAGAGGGCCCGGCGGACGATGGCCACGGGGTCGCGGTCGCCCTCGTCGGGCATGACCGCGATCGGGCCGTGCTCGGTGTCGGACACCTGGCGCCGTGCCACGTGGAAGCGCAACAGCGAGCCCTCGTCGAGCTTGCCTTGCTGGAACCGGGCGTAGGAGATGCCCGCCAGCACGCAGGCCATCCGGTCGTAGGTCATCTCCAGGTCGTTCTCCAGGGTGACCAGCATGCAGCGGCGCCCCCGGCGCCAGTCGGCCACGGCCGCCTTGATCGCGACCCAGCTCTTGCCGACGCCGGAGCCCGCGCCGAAGATGGCGATCTCGCCGGGCCAGATGCCCATCAGGTGCTCGTCGATCAGCGGCAGGCCGAAGGTCAGGCCTTTGACGTGGTTGCGCGCCGTGGCGCGCTCCTGGTAGCGGATCCAGGCGTCGTCCAGGCCGATGTCGGCGGCCATCTCCTGGTGATGGCTGGTGACCCGCTGAGAGAGGTCGTAGAGCTGCCCCGCATAAGTCCGGACCAATTCCGGCCGGTCGGGTGCCGGAGCGTCGGCCATCTCGACCGCCAGGGCCTTGACGAACACCTGCACCACGTGGTTGGCGTACTGGCTGCGCAGCTCCTCGACGGCCCACTGGATCGAGTCGTCGTCGTACTCGTCGTCCACGACCAGGCCGAGCCGCTCCATCTCGCGGCCCCAGGTGGTGGTGATGCCCTCTTTCGTGGGCGCGAGCTTGCGGCCGCTCTTGTGGTACTGGTCGAGTGTCCAGGCCACGAGATCGCGACCCAGCTCGGTGGGGATGCACTCGCGGTTGTGTTCGCTGGAGAAGCCCTCGCGGACGAGATAGTCCAGCGAATCGGTGGTGGTGAGGTTGTTGTAGAGGACTTCCTCGGCGTGGTTCATTGCGGCTCCGGTGCGCCTGTGCCTGTGGGCATGAACATGGTGCTGCTCCTGATCACTGCCCCCGCCCTGATGGAGCGGGGGCCCTCGGCGAGGTCAGAGCATGGACGAAATCCTGGCGGCGAACACGGGGTCACTGGTCTTGTGGAAGCGAGCCACCGAGACCGGCGCGCCGAGCCACTCGCCACCGGCCTGCTCGAAGGCGTACCGGGCGATGTCCATCCCCAGTCCCTCCCAGCGAGCGGCGAACCCCATGAAAACGGTGTTTTCCTTGCGGACGTCACGCGGGAACGGCCCGTGGACGGCCAGCAGCTGTTCGATCACGTAGTCGCGGACGTGTTCCCACTCGTAGGAGCCGGACGCGTCTACGTCATTCTTCGGGTCGTGGGCGGGCTCCTGGGGTGCAGGAGCGACGGCCGGGATGACCGTGACCCGCTCCTGCACCATGGGAACCTCAGCCCGGACTGTCTGGACCTCTGCGGCTTGGGTCGTCCGCGCACGGTCCGTATCGGTCTGGAAGTTCAGCACCGGTTCTCCTCATGGTCGAATGCTTATCTGCCCAGGTCAGAGCAGTCTTCCTAACGCCTGTCGAAGACGTTCTTGGTGATCCAGGTCCGGAACCGGATGATCAAGATATCCATCTCGCCCTTGAGGGGCTCCTGATCATAGGTGCGGTCCGTGTGGATCTCCAGGTGCGGGACACTGTCTCGAAGCAGGAGATGATGACGCAAGATCTGCTTCTCCTGTTGCGGGGTGTGCTCCGGCTGGAGGATGAACCAGCAATCGTCGTCGTATCCGGCGAAGTAGCCGGACACGCTGGCGGCCTCTGAACCACGGATGTAAGCCGTGATCTTCTGGCCCCTGATCGTGGCCCGGCCGAGCTGACGGAGCATCGTCGTCGCGGTGTCCCGCAACGGTGTCAGCTCCTCGTCCGTGCCAGGATCGATCGGCGTGCTGGGCACAACGTCCTCCTGGTGTCATATCCCTGGGGCACCCATTGGGTGCTCCGGAAGTGGCTAGGGCTGGCTACCACTCCTCTCCGCCCGGTCGCGGCGCAACGAATGCCCCGGCAGCCGGGTCTTGATCCAGAGCCGGTTCGCCTGGTGGCGGGCCAGCAGGGTGGTCAGTTCATACCGGCGGAAAAAGATCTCCACCGGGTCACCCGGAGTGGCCTCGTCGTGCTGACGCAGCCGGGTGGGTTCGGGGGCGGGCAGGAGCGGCGTCGCCACGAGCAGGTCCACCAGTTCGACGTTCGTGAGGATCCGGTCCCGCTCGGAGGGGTATTCCTCCCGCAGGGCGCGGTCGAGATTCCAGTCGTACCGGGCCAGCAGGGCCAGGGCACGCTTGGGGCCGACCCCGGCGATACCGATGACATTGTCGGAGGAGTCGCCGCGCAGCGCGGTCACCAGCGGCCAGCGGCGGGGCGTGCAGCCCAGCTCGGCCTCGACCCGGTCGGCGTCCCAGTAGTCCGGGCCGGTACTCAGGTCGGGGAATCGCCGGACGATGGTGTGCCCGTCGAACGGATTCTGCCCGGCCAGCTGGAGCAGGTCCTTGTCCCCGGAGACGATGATGATCTCCTCTTCGCCGACGATGGAATTCCACCAGCCCGCGATGAGGTCATCCGCCTCCTCATCCGGGCGCCAGGCGCTCTGGATACCCGCGCGGGTGAGGAAGTCCCGCATGGCCGCGAAGGTGGCGTCCTTGGCGAACTCAGGGGCCTCTTTCCGGTTGCCCTTGTAGCTCGCCGACAACGCGAGCCGCCGAACACTGCGGCCGTCCCAGGCCACGGCCACGTGGCTGGCGTCCTCTCCGCCGACGATCTTCGTGAGCATGTTGACGAAGATCATCAAGGCACCGGTCGGCACACCGTCATCCGTGGACAGCGCCGTACCCGAGGCCGAGGCCGCATGCACGGCCCGCATGGCCAGATTGTTGCCGTCGATAAGCAGATACTTGCTCACGGTCACTCGCCTCTTTCCGGCTGGGCCAGCCCCGAAAGGACTTTCAGTGCGATGTGATTGAGCAGGTCCTGCAAGAGAACGGGCGCGGAATCACGCCGTTGCGGGCCGGTGCTGGGCAGCCGCTCGGACTCGTTGAGCCGCTCCAGGCACATCTCCAGGGCGCGGGACAGTTCCTCGCGGACGACGTCCTGCGGGTCCGGGCGCGGCCCGTGCACCGTCGGCGCGATGTGCTGGCACTGTGCGCACAGCGGGGTGCCGTCATGCGGGCACTCGTAGAGCGCCTCGTACTTTTCACAGCTGGCGCAGATCAAACCCAGGTGCGCAGGGCACCGGTGCTCGTCGCCCTCGGGCATGCTCTTGCAGTACGAGCTGTCCCGCAGGCCGTAGCCGCAGATCCCTCGGTCGCCGGTCACTCGGACTCCTTGTCGTTCAGGAAGGTGATGTCGCGCTCGGCGCGCAGCAGGGCCGTGGAGGCCTTCTTGATGTCGGCGCCGTAGCTCGGCATCGGCCGGTCGTCGTCGGCGTGCTCCATCTGGTCCAGGACCAGGGTGATCACCTGGCGGCGCACCTGGGACGCGCCGTTCCAGTGCTTGACCAGGAATCCGCCGTCACCGATCTCGTACAAGTTCAGGATGGCCACGGCCTTGACCACACGGATGGTCATGGCGAACTGCAAGGCGCTGATCGCCCGGTCGGCGAGCAGGATGTGCGCGAGGTTCTCGACGTCGTGCAGGCCGAAGCGGCGATGGCCGGAATCGGTGCGGGGCGGGTCGTAGGTACCCCGGCGCTCGACCAGCCGCTGACGCAACCACACGGTGCTCTTGCCGAAGAAGACGTGTGCGACTTCCATCGCGGTGAACGTCGGCTTCTGACCGGCGGCCAGGAACATCTCCTCGGTCACCCAGCGCGGTCTGTCCGGCGGAGTGAGGACGCCTTCGCCGGAGACGACGAACGGCTCGATCGGGTATTGCATGGGCCCTCCAGGCGAGGCGAAGGGCCGCCCGGCATCCCCCTGCGGAGCCGGGCGGCCCGAGATCACTTCTTGTCGCGCAGTTGCAGCGCGGCGGTGGCGCGGTCGCGCTTGGCGGCCTTGGCCAGCGCCTCGGCGCGGCCCGGGTTCTTCCGGATCCAGGCCAGCGTCGCGGCCTCGTCCAGGACGCGTCGCGGCGAGGTCATCTCCAGGTATTCCTGGTGGGTGATCTCGCCGTCCGCCTCCAGCTGGCGCAGGCCGTCCTCGCCGAGGTTCAGCGAGCCCAGGCGCGGCTCGCGCACGGCGTTGTGGTGGTCGCCCTCGATCACGCCCTCGGTGATCGCCCAGCCCTCCTTGGTGAAGAGGGTCTCCTCGGTGATCCGGCCGTTCGCGCGCTCGACCTCATCGAGGTGGTTGAACAGGGTGGCCTTGAGCTGTGCCTCGCTGACCTTCAGGGCCTTGGCGACCGGCTTGAGCGAGGCCAGCGCGCCGACCACAGCCTTCTGCTCGGCCGGAGAGAGCTGACGGTGGCCGTCGGGCAGGGCCAGATTCGCCAGCTGGCTGGCCAGGTCGAGCAGTGCAGCCGAGGACGCGTTCAGCTCCGGGCTCTGCGGCAGCGGCGTGGTGGGCGCCTTTTCCGCGACCGGCTCGGGCAGCGCGGCCTTGAGCACGTCGGAGACGGTGGCCTTTGGCTTGGCGAGGGCCAGGCTCACGGACGGGGTCGGGACGAGTTCGGACATCTGCGCCTCCTGTGCGGCTGTGGTGTCTGCCGAGTCAGCATAGCGCACTCACTCAGAATTTCAAGTGAGGGTCAGTAGCCCAGGATCTCGCGGCGGTCGGCGGCGGAGACGTAGTTCTCCTCGCCGCCCTCGGTAGTGAGTGCGTCGTGGTCGCGGTTGCGGGTCAGCACCTTGCGCACGATGCCCTCCTCCACGGTGTTCTCGGCGATCAGGGTGTAGCAGGTCACCGACGGGTGACCGGAGCCGATGCGGTGCACCCGGTTGATCCGCTGCTCGCGCAGGGCGAAGGTCAGGGCGCTCTCGTACTCGAACACGTAGGAGGCGTTCTGGAGGTTGAGCCCGCGCGCGGCCGCGTCGGAGGCCAGCAGGATCTCGGCGCCGCCGCTGATGAAGGTGTTCTTCGCCTGCTCGTTGACCGCGACCGAGTTGCCGCCGTGGTACTCGACCACGCCGAACCCGGCCGCACGCAGGTCGTCGCCGAGGGCCCGGAGCACGGACTGGCCGTAGAAGGTGAAGACGATCGTCTGCGCGCCCTGCCCCTTGATCAGCGGCTTGAGCCGGTTGATCAGCTCCACGGACTTGGACGAGGGGATCGCGCGCAGGGCCTGCTCGCCAAGCGTCTCCACGATCAGTTTCGAGACGTCGTTCCCGGCGTGCAGGTGGCTGGCCGGGTGACCGGCGGTCATCCGCAGGACGGTGAAGGCGAGCTGCTCGGCCTGCTGCGCGGTCGGGCTGGAATAGTCGGGCGCGACCATCTCGGCGATGGCGTCGTAGAACTTCCGGTGCGCCTGGTCCAGCTCCACGTGGACGGCCTTCTCGACCTTCTGCGGGAACTGCGCGATGACGTCGGGGTCGGTCTTGTGCTTGATCAGCGCGTGCTGCTGGAAGACCTTGCCGAACCGGTCGCGGGCGTGCGGCTTGTAGCTGTACCGGCCGTACGGGTCACGGCCCCGGGTGTAGTCCTCCTCGAACGAGGCCACCGTGGGCATGGCGTCCGGGGTGAGGATCCGGGCGATGTTGTAGGCGTCCTCGATATCGGCCTCGGCCGGGGTTGCCGTCAGGCCGAAGGCCCGGACGTGGCCGGTCTTGCGCAGCTCGCCGAGGATGTAGGCGAACGCCTTGTGCCGCTGGGATCCCCGGCTCTTGAGCGCGGTCACCTCGTCGAAGATCACCATCACCCGCTGGCCGCGCAGGCTCAGGGTGTCCATCAGCGGGCCGTCGGCGAGCTTCTTGGACTTGCGGCCCGGCACCTCGACCAAGGCCGTCAGATCACGGCTCAGCGTCTCGTAGGTGGACACCAGCACCCGGGGACTTCCGGCCTTGGCCAGTCGCTTCTGGCGGCCCTGGCCGTGATAGAGATGCGTGTCCAGCTTGGTGAACCGGGCGAAGTCGTCCCGCCAGTCGACGATCTTGTTCCGCTCGGCGGCGATGAGCACCAGGTCCACCGCGTCGTCCTCGAACAGCAGCGAGGCCAGGGCCATGCCGAAGATGGTCTTGCCGATGCCGGTGGACCACAGCACGGCCAGGCCCTGCTCGGCGCCCGGTTCGGTGCGCAGGTAGGCCTCGGCGATGTCGTCGATCTGGAACGGGAACAGGCCCAAGGGGCTGTGGAACAACGGACCCTCGGGCAGTGCCGACTCCACGGTGGACGCGGTCACGCGGCCATTTCTCCGGACAGCGACAGCTCGTAGGTGAGGTTGCTGCCGTGCGCGCCGCCGGACACGTCGCGGATCACGATGACGAACTCGTCACGCAGCCACAGCTCGGCGAGGCCGCCACAGCGGGCCGGGACGTGGAAGCGGAAGGAGACGGCCTGGTCGGTGACCTCACGGTCGGCGGGGACCATGAGGGAGCCGGTGCGGACATACCACGGGCCCGGCTCGTACAGAGCGCGCTCCAGAGCGTGGATCTTGGTGATCGCTCGGGAGACCGCGAGTTCGATCGCCATGCCGACCTTCCTGAGGTAGGAGTTCCCACCGCTATTCTCGCAGATGGCGGCCCTATTCTCAAGATATGAAGGCTCTATTCCCACGTTAATGACTGACGCAGTCGGGCCAAGTATTGGGATTCTGGATAGTCGATCACACACGAAGGGCCGCCCCTCCTCAGAGAGACGGCCCTTCGTGATCACACTCCCCCGCTGGCAGATCGTGATGATCTTACCTGCCGCAGCGGTGCACCGAACCTCGGGGGTCTGCGGACTTCGGGTGTTGCCAAGGATCTTACTGGGCGTTGCCGTTCGCATCGACCGGGGCGGTCACCTGTGTGCGCAGGTAGAAGGCGACCCCGGCTTCCACGAGCACCATGATCCCGGACTGCACGTCGATCGAGAAGTGGAAATGCAGGGCCAGCGCCAGCGCGAGCAGCGCCTTGATGATGCCCGCGACCAGCGGCGCCGCCTTGTCCTTGGACACGGCCAGTGCGGTGAGGAAGGCGAACGCGGCGGTGAGGACCGCCAGGATCGCGCCGGTGAGGTCCACCGACAGGTGCAGCAGCGGAGTCAGGAAGATCAGCAGGCCGGAGGCGAGGGCCAGCCACTGGACGGGCTCGCGACCGAACAGCTTGATCGTGGGCAGGGTGGGGGCGGTCATCGTGGGGGGTCCCTTCAGGCGTTCTTGCGGTGGAGCGCGGCCTTGCCGCGCACGTCGTGGGTGACGTTGCCCTGGGCGTCGACCGGGTTGGCCAGCGACCAGTTGACCTCGGCGCCGATGACCTCGCCCTGGGCGCGAGCCAGGGTCAGGCCGTTGTTGCCCTTGCCGTCGTCGCCGACGCTCCACGGCCGGTCGGCGTCGACCCGCTGCGAGCCGGACGTGGTCCAGCGCCAGGAGACGCCGGTGGCCGGGCTGCGGCCGAAGAAGGCCACCTTGGTGATGGTGACGCTGGACCAGGGAACCTGGATGATCAGCTCGTCGGCGGCCGGATCGACGTCCAGGATCACCGACCCTGCGGGAGTCGGGTACAGCTCCGCACTGTCCATGTCGGGAACGCCTTTCTTGGTGGGGGTTACCGGAGTGGAGCCGCCACCGCCGGAGAAGGGGTTGATGATCAGGATGCGGTCGGTCTGGATGCCGCCGACGAGGGGCTGGATGTTGTTGTCCTGCCACCCGTTGACCCAGCTGCGCACGGCCGAGCGGCCCCCGCACTGCACGAAGAAGTTCACGTGCCCGCGCGCGGCGTCGGCCGCGTCGGAGAAGCCGTAGCCGCCCGCGCGGTCGCCGAGCACGGAGACCGCGCCGTCGAGGTAGGCCTGCCAGGAGGCCACCGGGATCGTGACGTTCGGCGGGTTGTAGAGCCACCGATCGGCGCACATCAGGATCTTGCCGGTGAAGCCGAGGTAGTTCGCCCCGGCCAGGGCCCGGCGTGCGTACGCCTGGCCCTGCGCATAGCCGCCGAGCGGGTCGTTGGTGGAGACCTCCATGAACATCGCGGGCATCGCCACTCCGGCCGCTTGCAGCGACTGGTACTCGGCCCGGGTGACGTGCTTGGTGCGCACCAGGGACGGGTTGGTGATGTCGTCGATGTAGCGCAGGGCGCCGGTGGCGCGCTCGCCGTTGGGGCCGACCGCCGCGTTGACGACGGTCGGACCGCTCAGGTGACCGGCGCTGTAGTCGATGTACCAGGTATCGGCCATGTCAGAGCCCCTTGGTGTGGAGCCACTTCCTGGCTTCGTCGGCCACCAGGTGTGCCTGACCGAAGTGGTGCTCGGCCACCCACGGCTTCAGTGCGGCCGCCAGCCGCCGGTCGGCCTCGTCGCCGGGCTTGGGTGCCGGGACGGGCGCGGGACCCGGAGCAGGTGCCGGGCTCGGCAGCGGCAGCGCCTTGCCGGTCAGTTCCTGGTAGGCCTGCCCCAGGGCGGTGAGGTCGATGCCCTGCTCGAAGGCCGTGGTGCCCAGGTGCTCGGGCCAGATGACCACCCAGGCCTCCTGGACCTGGTTGCTCCAGAACGCGTTGGTGGCCTCGAACTTCTCCGCCCAGCTGATCAGGGCGACGTCGTCGGCGTCGTAGCCGAAGACGGGGACCGCGTGGCCGCCCCAGTCGCCCGAGCCCGAGACGTAGTCCCAGGTGCCGGTCTGGTTCTGCTGGGCCGTGGAAAGGTCCACGCCGAGCAGCAGCGAGCCGAAGATGGCCACGGCCGCGCGGATCTCGTCGGTCTTGGTCACGTCGACCTTGGCGAAGGCCAGGGCCTTGGTGCCCGCGATGCCGCCGGAGTGGACGGCTTCGAGCATGGTCTGCATGTCGACGCCCTGGTCACCGGGACCCTCGGGGTCGGCCGGGTCGAAGTCCGGGTTGCCCGACCGCTTGTACAGGTCGAACACGTCGGTCTGGGTGGGCGAGACCTGCGTACCGGTCAGGTACTTGGTGACCTGGCGGCGGTCGTTGGCCACCGAGGTGGGTCCACAGTCGCCGTAGGTGTCGTTGTCGTAGAGGCCGTAGGTCGCTTTCGAGAGGTAGTCGACCGAGGCCGGATGCGCCGGGACCGCGCCGGTGAGGAACGCGCTCAGCTTCAGGGCCGGGGCGTTCTTCGGTGCGCGGCGGCCCAGCTTGCGGGCGGCGGTGTTCGTCATGGTGGCAGTGCTCCCTTCCGTGGATTGGGGAGCGCAGACATGCCCGGCGACCGGGAACCGGGATGATCTACCGCGACCTTGACTTGCCCACAATGAGCCACCGTGTACAGTCATGAACCATGACGGTAGAAATTGACGAATGGATGACGCGGCCGGAGGTGGCTCGATACTTCCGCGTGAGCATCGCGACCATCAAGCGCTGGGAGAAGACCCAGCTCCCGGTCTATCACGTCGCCGAGCACACGGTTCGCTACAAAAGGGACGATGTGCTCGCGCTGGCCAAGCGCACCGCACCGGCCTCGACGGAGTAGCTGATGAGCGCACGCCCTTTCCGGGCGATGCACTGGGCCGACGACATGCCCCCGATCCGCAACGACAAGGGGCACGTGGATCTGCTCGCGCATCGCGTGCTCGGCCACCTCGCGCGCCGGGCCAACAACGAGACCCTCCAGGCGTGGCCGACGGTCCAGCAAATGGCCATCCGCACCGGCTTCGAGCGCCGGGAGATCCGGCGCGCCCTGATGACCCTGGAGAAGCTGGGCATCATCGTCGACTACGGCGAGGCTGACAGCGGCGCCACGATCTGGTTTCTCGCCCTGAGCGAGCCCGGCCCGGTGGAGCATCTCCAGATGCTCGAAGCCCAGCGGACGGCCATTCTCACGAAATCCAACGCCGAACGGCAGTCGCGGCACCGCGCCCGCCGTAACAGCACTGGCGGCGTTACGGCGCATCCCGAGCCTGCGACCAGCGAGAGTAACAGCGGAGGCCCCGTTACAGTCCCTAAGGCTCCTGCGCCGAGTAACAGCGAGGAGCCCGTTATGTCACAGCGAGGAGCCCGTTACGTAACAGCGGAGACCCCGTTACGTAACGCCGCCAGTGCACCCCTAACTACTAAGGCTCAACTGCCCATGGTTGAACTACCCACGGTTGAACTGCCCACCCCCGCCGACCGCTCAGCCCATCCGACCGAGGAGGCACCCCGCATGCTGAGGAACTTCAACGGGTACCGGCCACCCGAGGAACCGGCCAAGCCAACCAAGTCCCGGACGAGCCCGCCCACCGACGACCCGGACTTCGACCGGGCCTGGGAGTTGTACGGCTACAAGACCGGGCGCGTGGCTGCGATCAAGAAGTGGGCCCAGGCGATGAAGATCGTGGACGCTGAGACGATCATCGCCGCCATCCCGGCCTACGTGGCCATCTCCCGCCTGCCCAAAGAGCCCGAGCGCAAGGGCGTGACCATCCGGGCACACTTCGCCACCTGGCTGCACGGCCAGCGCTGGGAGGACGAGATCGAACCGCCGAGGAAGGGCTATCAGGGCCAAGCCGGGTCCGACGCCCGGCCGCGCCAGGAGTACGAGGACGACACCAAGCACCTTCCGGTCCCGGCGCTCATGCGCAAGAGCCCGTTCATCCTCAACCGGCAGGGCTGCTACGCGTGGTACTGGTACTGGAACCGCGACCAGGCCGACTGGGACCTGGACCAGCTGATCGCCTTCGGGAACACCCCCGACGACGCGCGGGTTCTCCACGAGGTCTTCCGCACCGGACCCCGCGAGGGCTGGGCCGATCTGCTGGCCACCGTCAACATCGAAATGGAACGCCCGTGACCGACATCTTGCAGACCAAGTTCGTCACGATCCTCCCGGAGGACGTGTACCCGGACTTCGACATCGACAACGAGCCGGATCCCGGCCCGCATTTCGATCCGGCCACCGGCGAGCACTCACCCGCGTACCTGGCCGATCGTGACCTGTGGGGCCTGGTGCGCCGGTACATCCGGATGCACTCGCGCAAGTACGTGCCCGAGCCGGAGTCGTACTCGATGCCCGAGCCGGTGCATGCCTGGGCCGAACGCTTCTGCACTGGAGAGCTGAGCGAGAAGCCGGTGCTGCTGCTGTACGGCCCCGTCGGGGTAGGCAAGACCTACTCGGCCAGCGCCCTGGCCTGCTACCTCGGTGCCTTCTGGCCGAAGATGTTCTTCACCGACGCGCCGACGATCGTGTTCAAGACCGCCAGCGTGCTGCTGCGCGAACTGAAGAACTTCAGCGCGAGCGAGAGCCGGGACCGGGCGGGCTTCGAGGTGACCCGGGCCAAGGTGCTGGTGGTCGACGACCTGACCCGATTCAAGGTCACCGACTACGACATGGAATCCCTGGGCGAAGTGATCGACTACCGGAACCAGCATGGCCAGCCGACGGTCATCACGATCAACAACATCACGAACCTGCCCGATCAGCTGCCCGAGATGCTGCCGGAGTTCCTGGCCAGCCGCCTGCTCGCGGGATACTCGATCCCGATCTTCGGCCCGGATCGGCGGCGATCCTGAGGTGGACAGCGAACTACCCGTTCTGGTAGTCTCATCTTACCAGCCCGCACCGGAGGGAAAATCATGATCACTTGGGCCGAATTCGAGTTGCTCTGCGAGCAGCAGATGCCGGGCTACGAGCCCCGTCCGCAGCAGCGCAAGCTGGCCACGGCGATCGAGGACTCCCTCGCCACCGGAGAGGTCATCATCGGCCAGGGCGGCACCGGCGTGGGCAAGTCCTTCGCCAACCTGGTCCCGGCCGTGGCGCACAGCAAGCTCACGAAGCAGCCGGTCATCGTCTCCACGGCCACCAAGGCCCTCCAGTCGCAGTACGCGAACCAGGATGTGCCCCGGCTCCAGGAGATGCTCTCCGAGGAGGATGGCGTTCCGGGCTTCACCGCAGCCGTGGTCAAGGGCCGGGCCTCGTTCGTCTGCCACCAGAAGCTCAAGGAGCTGACCCCGGGCGACGTCGAGCGGATCGAGCAGCTGCGCGCCGAGGTGACCGTCGCGGGTCACACCGGCGACCTGGACGACGTCACGACCCCGTTGCAGCCCTACGAGCGCGGCAAGGTCGTCACCAGCTCCGACGAGTGCCCCGGCAAGCGCGACTGCCCGTTCGGCGACATCTGCTTCGCCGAGGCAGCCAAGGCCCGCGCCCATTCGGCCAACATCGTGATCGTCAACCACGCGGCCCTGATCACCGACCTGAAGCTCAAGATGGAGACCGACGGCAAGGCGGGCATGCTGCCCGACGCGTCGGCCGTGGTCATCGACGAGTCGCACGAGCTGAGCAACTACGCGACCAACACCCTGGGCGGCGAGGTCACCCACCGGGGGATCAAAAACGTCACGGGCGAGGTGGCCAACCTGACCGGTCCGGCCGGTGGCCCGGCCGTCGGCGCAGTCCTGCATGCCGCCGAGGAGTTGTTCGGCCACCTGGGCAACCTGGTGCAGCGCGAGCGCACGGTGAAGCTCACCGACGAGGCCATCCTGGCCGCTGAGAACGTCATTGCGGGCTTCCTGGGCGCCATGGCGGGTCTGCACCGGGTCGTGGTGGGTTTCCCCGTCCACGGCGACGACAACGCCGCGATGAAGCGCAAGCGGCTGATGAAGAAGACCAGCGCCCTGTCGGGCAAGCTTTCCGAGATCATCACCGCCGACCCGGAGGACATGGTCCGCTGGATCGAGTCCGACGAGAAGCGCGGTGTGCTGCTCAAGTACGCGCCCCTGCACGTCGGCCCGTTCCTGCGCGAGATGATCTGGAACCGGACGCCCGCCGTGCTCACCTCGGCGACCGTGGCGATCGGCTCGGACTTCTCCTTCGTGGCCGAGCAGCACGGCATCGACGAGTACAACGCGGTCGACGCCGGAACCCCGTTCGACTACCCGAAGCAGGCCCGGCTGTACGTGCCCAAGGGCTGCGTGCCGGACGCGGCAGGCCGGGGCAACTGGGAGATGCAGTTGCAGATCACCGCCAGCGAGCTGATCCCGGCGGCGGGCGGCCGGACGTTGCTGCTGTTCAGCTCGCGGACGTCGATGAACACCGCGCACCGCACCCTGACTCCGATGCTGCGCAAGCGCGGCTTCACCATCCTGAAGCAGGGCGAGGACACCACCAAGGCCCTGGCGGCGAAGTTCAAGGCCGACGAGTCGTCGGTCCTGTTCGGGCTGGCCTCGTTCGGCACCGGTTTCGACGTGCAGGGCGACGCGCTGCGACTGGTCATCATCGACAAGATGCCGTTCCCGGTGCCGACCGACGTGATCTTCAAGGCCCGCTGCGAGGCGATCGACAAGCACGCCCGGGGCTGGAACGACGGGGCGTTCATGAAGCTCTCGGTGCCGATGATGGCACTGTCGCTGTTGCAGTGGGCCGGTCGGCTGATCCGCTCGACCGGTGATGAGGGCCTGCTGGTGATCATGGATTCACGGCTGGACACCAAGGGCTACGGCAAGAAGGTCCGCGCCGCCCTCCCGGCCGCCGGTCGGCTCGGCAACCTCGGCGAGGCCGTGGACTACCTGGAAGAGCTTTCCTCCCGCCGCGACTAGCAGGAGGATGCGAGACGAGACCCCCGCGACCGGTGAGCGCGGGGGTCTCGTCGTCTCACCAGATGGCCAGCCACGGAGCCCGGGTGGTCGGCGCCAGACTCGTCATGGTCAGCGCCGAGGGCAGCGCGGTGAGCCCGGTCCCGTAGGAGGCCTGCCGGTAGATGCCCTGGGTGATCAGCTGACCGGAGCCGACTCCGGCGACCGACGGTGCCGAGCCGACCAGCGTGGGCATGACCGTGCCGACGATCAGCGCGGCCGCGTAGCAGGCGCCGGTGCCGTCCAGGGTCGCCGGAGTCAGCAGAGCCGGGCCGTACTCCCCGGGCGCCGTCAGCAGGGACGTCAGATCGGTCGTCTGGCCGAGCAGCATGCCGTTGATGTCGTAGAGGCCCAGGATGTTGCTCCCGGTCGTCAGCGTGCCGCTGGTGGCCAGCGCGAGGCTCATCCCGGACACCGACTGGCCGTCCACCCACTGCGGGATCCGCTGGAGCATGAGCACGCCGGACACGGGGGTGATGGCCGGGGTGATGATGGCCGGATCGTGGCTCCAGCCGAGGTAGCCGTAATCGGCCGGGCCCGGGGTGGCCAGAGCCTGCATGGCCGCGCGGGACGCGCCCTGTACACCGGTCTCCAGGGTGGTCAGGCGCAGAGCGTTCACCGGTGTCTGCCCGGCGACACCGTCGATCCAGGTCTGCGGGTCGTAGACGGTCATCAGGACACTCCCGGGTAAAGGGTCGAGGAGGGGAACATCAGCGGGTCGGGGTAGTTGGCCAGCGTGGCGTTCTGGTTCGCCGGAGGCAGGGCCTGCGCCCGCTGGATGATCTTGAACTTGTACCACCACCAGCGCGGCACCGGCTTGTTCCACACCTGGAACCGGGCGTCGGCGCGGATGTCGCCGTAGTCGTCGTAGGGCATGACGTTCGGCGACGAAGCCACGAGCCCAGCCCGGTGGTCGATGCCGCTCATCAGGCCGCCGTACCAGGGCCGGATCACCAGGGAGCTGATCGTGGAACCGGCCTTGTGGGAGACGGCCTTCCAGACCAGGGCGGTGCCCGGCTTCTGGTTCAAGTTGATCACCGGCAGTGTCTCCGGGAAGACCAAGACCCCCTCGGGGTTGTTGCGTACCTCGTAGGCCGGGAACCAGGTGAAGCCGCCGTCATTGGAGAAGCTCCACACGATCGGGTCGGCGAACAAACTGATCGTGTCCACGTCCCACTTGTCCGACGTCGGACCGCGCTGCACGACCCGGGCCATGACCATCTGCGTGGTGCTGGGCTTCTGGGCCATGATCTGGCCGTAGGTCAGGGTGCCGTTCTTGGTCACCTGGCCCCAGGTCGGCGCGCCCGACGGATTGGCCAGCAGCAGGGCGTTGGGGCCCCAGTTGAACCCGGCGAAGCTGGTGTCGATGCTGTAGTTCGGGCCGTCCGGGCGGGTGACGCCGACGAACATCGAGCCCGCCACGCCGCGCTTCGTACCGGTGATCAGGACGCTGTTGGCGAGTAGCACCGTGCCGACGACCGTGCGCGAGACCAGGGTCTGCACCGTGCGCAGGCTGGGCAGCGCCGAGTTGTACTCGCGCTGGTTGAGGAAGGCGATCTGGATGTCGGTGTTCATCGGGAGCGGCGCGGGCACCAGCCCGGCCTGGATGATCGTGCCGTTCTGCACGAGGTTGCCGCTGGCGTCCAGGTAGATCCCGGCGTCGAAATCGAGGCAGGCCACGTTGCCGTAGACCGGACCGAACACGATGTTGTCCAGGCCGAAGGTCGCGCCGGAGGCCAGGACGCCGGTGAGGTAGACCACCGCCTGGACCGCGTTCGTCGGCGCCAGGTGGTAGGTGGCCACGTTCACCCAGGCACTGGTGGTGGCGGTGACCGATTGCGTCGTGGTGGACAGCACCGTGCCGGACGTATTGCGCCACTCCACGTTCATCGTGAGCAGCGTGGTCGCCGCGCTGGGCTTGACGTCGGCCCGGAACTTGTAGACCGAACCGGCGACCAGGCCGGTGATCGCCGCCGAGGTGCCGACTCCGAAGGCAGCGCTGCTGGTCGAGGTCACCAGGCAATACGCGCTGCTGCTGTACGGGCCGCCGGTGGACTGCCAGGCCAGCGTCGCGCTACTGCGCCCGGCCCAGCCGGTCGTGTTGGTGGTGAAGCTCGGGTTGGGTGCGAGGTTGGCGGAAACCGCCAGGCTGCGCAGCCGCAGCGACATCACGCCTTCCCACTGGGCGACGTCCGTCCAGAAGACCGCGTCGTTGCTGGACACCACCAGCGGCGGTTTCATGTCGTCGCGCCCGGCGGCCTCGACGCCGTTCGTGGCGTCCCAGCTCGCCAGCGGCGTGGTGGCCAGGTTGGACGAGCCCACCTGCCAGTTTGTCGGGCCGAAGGCATCCAGCCAGAGCTGCATCGTGGTTGCGTCGATCCAGCCGCCGTTGCCGTTGCGCGGTACGCCGACGACTGCGTTGCCCTGTACCCGGCCGTAGTCGGCGGGAACCCAGGAGAAGCGGGTGAAGCGCTGGCCGAGGCGGCCCTTGATGCCGACGGTGCCGGGCAGGCCCAGGCTGTGGTTGCGGGTGCATTTCCAGACACCGTTCACCCAGAACATGTAGGCGTACTGGGCGTAGGGGCTCGGGCTGGGGTCCAGCTTGCCCGAGGGCACCTGGTCCGCTGGCAGGCAATCGATCCGGATCACGTCGCCCGCCACCACCGTGTACGGGGTGTTGTTGTTCGTGAGCACGTAGGCACGGGTGGGGTCCGGCACGCTCCCGCCGAGGTTGCCGAGGTAGCCGGTTTCGGTGATGAAGAGCGGGTTGGCCCGGATCAGGGCCACCGTCGAGGTCGCCGACGAGCCCATGGTGCCCACGGTGACCGTGAGCGTGCCCCAGGGCGATCCGGTGTTGACCCAGTCGTACTGGCCCTCCACGGTCGACTGGGCGGCGTTGGAGACGAGATCGAGTGACGACTCGTTGCCGGATCCGTCGACCGGCCAGTTCCAGGACTGACCGGTGTCCATCGGCGGCAGGGTGGTCTGGTTCGCCGCGCTGAAGCTCGCGACCATGCTCGGACTGGTGTAGCCGGTTGCGAAATCGCGGTAGAGCCAGGGCGTATTCGTCACGCCGTCGCCGACGGTGTAATCGGAGTACCACTCGACGATCTGGCCCGCCTTCACCACGGCGTCGCTCTCGGCCAGGATGGCCTGGGTCCCGGCGTCCACGATCTGCACGGACAACGGCAGCGTGAGGTCCTTCTGGGCGGTTACCCGGGCCGCGACATGCACCCGGCCCCCGGCGGGCAGTGCGATGGGCGTCGAGGAGATCCCGCCGTCCTCGCCGGGGACCTGGGAACCGGCCATGATCTGGCCGTAGGAGGCGTTCTGCGCGAGGAAGGCTCCGTAGGTGCCGTACCCGGCCGCGACGGCGCCCCAGGTCATCGGCGGTTCGGACCGGTCGATCCGGCGCGTCGAGTCCAGGGTCGGGTTCTGGCTGGAGGAGTCGGAGAGCACCGCGTCGCCGACGACCGTCCAGCTGGCCATGGTCGGGTCGGTCAGGTCCGGGTCGGCGAGCAGCTGTACCGGTTCGGACTGCTGCGCAGCGAACTGGACGGCCGACACGACACGGTTCGAGGGGAACGGCTGGCTCTTCACCTCGGAGTAGCTGCTCTGCCCGGACGTGAGCAGATGATCTTCGGTCAGTATCCAGTTGCCCTGCGCGGAGAGGTTCGCGGTGTCGTAGAACATTTCCACGTACTGCGGCGCGTCGTCGGTGGACACGTAGTTGAGCTTGTAGGCACCGACCGAGCGGAGCCCGACCATGTATCCGATCTTGGTGACCTGGGTGTAGTCGATCACCTGGTAGGTGTGCAGGCCGGTGGACTCGAAGCTCGGCGTCACGCCGGTGGTGTGCGTGGGCAGGAAGCTCCACGCCCAGTACGCCTCGCCGATGCGGGCTCGTGCTTCCTCGTCGTAGACGATGCGCGCCGTGGTCTTGCTCGACGTCGCCCCGGTACCGACGATGGCCGTCTGGCCGCCGTCGAGCGTCTGGGTCAGGGTGTTGACGGTGTAGACGTTGTTCTGGCCGGGGAAGAGGGCGCTCAGCCCGGCCGTAGAGACGTTCCCCGTGTCGCTGACGGCCCGCTGCCACATCGCCGAGGGGAAGACCTGCACGCTCTTCTGGACGGGCTTGTAGACCTCGTAGGGCTGCGGGCTGAGGTTGGTGAACTCCAGCTTCCAGTACTTGGCCCGCTGCGGGCTGAAGCTCATGTAGCCCTTGCGCAGGATGTAGCTGCGGGCGATGGGGGTCCACTCCATGTCCGCGTAGCGGTCCGGCGCGCCGCCGATCATCGCGGCCGGGAAGTCGACGGTGTAGAGGCTCGGGTGGTAGCGCACCAACGCGTTGTCCGTACGCGGGTCGTTGACGCCCAGGTAGGTCGAGCCCAGCACGTACGGGAACGGATCGGTGAGGAAGTCCTCGCGGGTGGCGTCGTCCAGCACCGCGTCCTGCTTGATCACCAGCGCCTGCATGATGCCCTTGAACACGCCGGGGCTGGTGCCGAGCCAGCCGCCGATGCGGATGGTGGTGACGTCCTGGACGAACGCCACGCTGACCGCCTGGGAGCCGCTGAACTCGACCCGGCCGTAGCGGACGGCCACGCCGAAGTCCGTGCCGTCATACCAGGCGGTGAAGTTCAACGGCGTGTTCGGATCGAAGCCGAGGAAGACCGGGTCCGGGTCGCCCAGCTGCGGGTCGGGACCGGGGGTGGTGATGTCGGCCGCGCCCACACCCAGCGGCGCCGTCTGGGTGACCAGCAGAAGGGCATCGCCGAACTCGGTGGTCAGCAACGGCCCCTGCGGCGTCCAGGTCAGCGTGAAGGCTCCGCAATCGATGATCGGGTGGTCGTCGTTCTGAGTGCCGTGGGCGAACTTCCAGTTCAGCTGGCCGCCCACCCACCAGGGGCGCGACGGGTCGAAGCTGATGCCCCGGTTGTCGAGGTCGACGAAGCCGATCGCGTCGATCAGCGTCGGGTCGTTGAAGTGCAGGACGTCGCCGGTGATGCCCTGGCTGTTGTTGACCTGGGCGATCGCGGGTGGGATCGGATCGGAGTTGGCGGTGAACGCACCGGTGGGCTCCGAGTTCGACCAGTAGAGGTTCACCGTGGGCCCGTCGTAGAGCGGGTCCAGGTAGAGCCGGTCGAGAATCTGGCCCGCGCCGAGGGAATCCCGGCAGTCCAGGTAGTAGTTGACCACCGCCCAGGGGATCGGCTGCGGTTCGGATTTCCACACGGTGGTCAGGCCGTTCGAGCCGGAGGTCGTGCCGATGGCGTTGGTGGCCGCGTTGACGCGCACCGAGAAATCGACGACCGAGCCGAACAGGTCGCTGGTGCTGGCGAAGGTGTCGCGCTGTTCACCGGTGCCCGGGGTCGTCCACGGCACGTCGGCCAGCTGCGTGATCGCGTAGGTGAGGTTCAGGTTGCGGATGGCCAGCGAGTAGGGAATGGCGACGGCCTGGGCGTTGGTCGGCGCGTTGCCCAGCGTGCTGCGCGAGAGCAGGATGCGCAGGTTCTTCGTCGATACCGGCTTGATCGAGAAGCTGACCGTGCGCCAGTGGCCGGTGAAGCTGTGCTGCGGGTGCAGGTGACCACTGACCGACTGAGGCGAGGGCAGGACGCCGGGCACCGAGTCGCGCACGGCCGCCGAGATCGGCACCGGCGAGGCCGCGCTGGCGTCCAGGCATGCGGTCCAGACCTTCGTCTGGTCGTCGTAGAACTCGACGGTCACGTCCTGCGGGAAGATCGCGACATCGAACTCCAGCTGGTTGATCCGGCGCGCGGCCGCCAGGGTGATCTGCATGACCTCCCGCGAGGTGTCCGTCGCCGCGCGGGCCGGAGTCGACCAGAAACGCTGTGTGTCCACGCTCTGCTGGGTCGAGCCGACCTGGTTCTGCTGGATGCCCTCGACGAGGTCGTCCAGGCTCATGCCGCCCGTCCAGGCACCGGCGACGGCGGAATTCGGGTCGGGCGTCGTCGTCATGCGTTTACTCCCGCGAGCGTCGAGGCCGTGTTCAGCGAGCTGCGGCCGGGTGCATAGGAGATCGAGGTCATCACGCCGTCGGTGACCAGCTCGGCGGCGGTGGCCTGGGCCACGGTCATCACGCCGTCCTTGGCCTGGTAGGACCGGTCGGTGCCGTCGGAGTAGGTGATCAGCTCGTCGTTGCCGGGCGTTACGTTGCCCATGTCGTCCAGCACCAGGCTCGTCACCGTGGTTACGTCGCCGTTGAGCGTCCACTCCTGGCCCTGGAAGCCCGAGAACACCGGGCGAGCCTGCGGGTAAACGGCCTGCTGGGCTGAGCCGGTCAGGCTGTTCGCGTAGGGGTTGAAGTTCAGGTTGGCGCTCGGCGTGACCTCGGAGACGATCTCCCAGCACTCCGAGCTGGCCGATACGGTCCGGATGGCCAGCGGCAGGCTCACCGTCAGGCCCTTGGGCGAGACGGTGAACTGGGTCCCGGCGGGCTTGAAGACGTTCAGCACCCGTACCACCTGGTACTGCTCGTCGGTGGAAAGCGCCCGCTTCGGGTAGATCACCCACTCGGACCGGTTGCGGGTGTTCGTCCGGCCGGAGAACAGCTGGCCCGCGCCGGACCAGTCGCCGTAGGTCTTCTGCGCCATGGCGCCGTAGGTCTTGACGTTGTCGCGCAGGAATCCCCAGGTGTAGGTGAGGATCCCGGAGCTGAAGCGCCCGGCGTTCTGCTCGTCGATCCAGTTCCAGGACTCGTAGATCTCGACCTCGGTACCGATCAGCGCCTCGGCCATCAGTTTGAGCCCGGCGTAGCTGGCGCCGTACGGGATCGAGCGGGTGAACTTGATCAGCCGGTCGCGGTAACTGGCGTCGCGCGAGTGCAGGTCGTCCCACTCGGCCGGGGTCGCCGGATCGGTGTAGGGGTTGAACGCGAAGTCCGGCTGCAACTCGGCCTGGGTCCGCTGGATGCCGAAGAGGGCGCCATAGAAGCGGTCCAGGTCCAGGAAGTGCATGCCGGAGAAGGCGTTTTGCAGCCGCGCCACGGCCGTCTGCTTGCGCAGGCCGCCGACGCCGCTGGCGCCGAGCAGGACCTTGAGCAGCTTCATCAGGTTCGAGCTGTCGCGCAGATCGTAGAGCGTCGGGTCGAGGTGGCTCAGGCGGCTGCTGGTGAGCCGGTCCGGCACGATCGGGTCGGACACCTGGAAGACGCCCTGGGAGACGTCCGGCTGGCCGGGGGTCAGCTGCTGGGAGAGCAGGCTCTTCGTGGCGTCGCTATCGAAGCTCTGGAAGAAGCTGGGGTTGTCGATCCAGGTCCCGGCCATCACGCCCCCGTCCGGAAGCTGTTCTTCGCGCGCTGGGAGATCTGCACGTCGAAGAAGACCGGGTACTGGTTGTCGGCGAAGGTCGCGTCGATGACCCGGCCGCCGCTCGCGTACAGGCTGATCTGGGTCGGCGTGGTCGCCCAGGCGCTCATCAGGGCCATGGCGTAGTTCGTGGCGTTGTCGCCGGAGGTCTGGAATCTGACGTTGTCCACGCCCGGCACGTTGTGCACGGCCTGGATCACGTCGGAGACCTGGAGCTGGTTGTTGAAGCCGACCCCGGCGCACAGGGTGGCCAGGGCCGTGGAGATGTTGGTGTTCACCGAGGACGGGTCGTACTGGCGGTCGTAGACGATCGCGAGGTAGAACCGGATCGGCATCGGGATGCCGCAGTGCACGCGCGCGTCGGTGCCGACCAGGCGCCACTGATCGACGTTCTCCTGGGCGTTGCGGGCCACGGTGTTGTAGTTGTAGGTGATCGAGAAGGCCGCGCCGTTGGCCGGAACCCGGGTGGTCTGCCAGAGGATGCCCTGGAGCGAGCGCGGCGACCGGCCGAAGGCGTCGTTGCGCCAGACCGCCCAGTAGTCGGTGCCCTGGGTGTAGGTCGTGCCGCCGATGATCAGCGTGGTGGGCAGCGTCAGGATCGGCCCGAAGGCGAGTGGGATGAAGAAGTAGCCGATCGGCGGCGTCGGGCTGCTGGGGTTGCTCGTAGCGAACTGGCTGGCCTGGTACGGGCTGTTCAGGGTGGTGTTGAAGACCCGGCTGTTGGAGAAGACCACCGACTGGACGGCGGTCGTGCCGATCTGGCCGTTGATCCAGATGTCGACCCTGTTGTTGATGCCGCCCAGGGCGAAGCGGGTGTTGCCCGGGTCGTTGCGGCTGGCCTGCGGCACGTATTCGATGTCGAGGTCGTAGAGGCCGTCGGGCATGTTCGCCGAGGTCGAGGTGATCACGGCCGTGGAGTTGGCGCCGGTGGTCGAGTTGGTGGGCGTGAAGGTGAAGTCCGTGCCCTGCGTGAGCATCGAGCCCGCGTCGATGTCGCGGCCGCAGTACATGTTGTCGGAGAAGATATAGGCGGCGTTCTGCACGGTGCTCGTCGCCGAGCCGGAGACGATCTGGATCTGCTCGCGGTAACGCTTGGACGAGCCGAGCACGTTGACCTGGCTGACTGCGTTCACACCCGGCGTCGTCGGGTCCTGCGGCGTGGCCAGGGCGATGGCCTGGTACATGCTCTGGGTGCCCGCCAGCGAGCGGAAGACGGTCGCCTTGAACCGGGTGCGCAGGTCGGCGTCCGACTCCTGGTTCGAGCCGCCGGTCATCGGTGCCGCGTTGATCACGCTGGTGACCCCGGAGAGGCCGGTGCCCATCGTGATCAGCAGACCGGCGGCCACGTTGCCCGACGCACCTGCTGCGACGGCCTGCACGGGGATGTCGCCGGTGAGCTGGCCGGGGTTGAGCACGGTCGAGACGGTGGTCTGCACGATCACCGGCGGGTTGGTCAGGGCGATCACCTGCGTGCCGGGCGGGATGACCAGGGCCGAGCCGGAGCTGAAGGCGTCCGAGGGCCGGGTGAAGGTCACCACGCCCTGCGCGCGGGAGGCGGGCAGGCGGGTGATGCCGAACAGCGAGCAGAAGTCGTCAAGATCGCCGCCGACCTTCGAATCGATGTCGTACTGGTAGTTGATCAGGTGCGAGTCCGAGTACGACTCGGCGATCGCCTCCGATACGGCGTCGAGGATCTTGCGCGTGGGCGTGCCGGGACTGGTGTCGAGGTCGGGGATGGACGCGTTGAGCGCGGCGACCATTTTCGCGGCGATGTCACCTGTTGACGTCATGCGGACACCTGCTGTGAGATAGTCACGGTTTGTCGGGCGAGGGTGGTCAGCGTGGCGGACAGGTAGATGGCGTCGAGTACCTGGGTCACGGTGACCTTGCCAACCGCCTGCACCACGTCGGAGGTGTCGTACCGGCCCTGGATGTCCACGGTGGTGTCCCTGATGACGTCGCTCTGCTGGATGATCAAGTAGTTCTGCAACACCCGGTTGACCTCGGCACGCACCAGCTGCTGCATCTCGGGGGAGAGCAGCTGGCCGAGGTACTGCGTCAGCACGGAGCCCCAGGTCGGATGGAAGCGGTCAGTGCCGTACTCCTCACCCAGGGCCAGGGTCAGATCCTGCTTGATCCGGGGCGCGCCGGAGTACATCAGCATGCCGCCGTCGGTGCCGATGGCGATGTCCCCGTTGATGAGGGCTATCTGGCGCACGTCTCCACCTCCTCGTCCTGCTCATTGGGGCTCCGCGCTGCCTGCTGGAACAGGTCAGGCGGGTGGCGCGTCGGTCGTGATGCCCCACTTGAACAGGACGTCCGTCGGGTACTCCTCCGGGTCGTACTGTTGCAGGAAGTCCTCGTTGCTGAGCACGGTCAGGCCCCCGCCCCTGAGCCAGCTGCCGAGGGGCGCATGCGCGGTATAGCCGCTGTAGTCCATGTCCAGCGAGCTGTCCTCGGAGTTTTCGACAACGAGGCCTCCATTTGTATTAACGTAGGTCTCCACTTCGGCGAAGTTATCACCGGTCCAATGGATCATTTCTTCAGGAACGGGACGGCTGAAAAAGAGGGGCATCTCGCTTTATCCTTTCTAGGGAACCGGCTTGAGTTCTGCATAAATCTTATTCAGCGGTCCACCATTGATCTGATATCCATTCGTACCACCGAACCTGCTGAGCGTGAGATGTACGGTACGAGACCCCGTCAGGGTGGCTAAAGTCGTCCCGCTGATCATGTAGGTAATGAACGCGGCGGAGTCTCGCAAAGAGCCACTGTTAATCAGGGCCGGGATCGAGTTCGGCGGGATCAGGTTGGCTCCCGTGTTCGAGCCATCGCGAGGAACGATGTCGAGGCCGATCTGGTTGTTGATCGACAGGCAGATGGATCCGGAGAACGCGATCTGGTAGGGCCACCCCGGATCGGGGATCGAGATGGTCACAGCCGTGAACGGCGAGGTCGACTGGGCGCCGGTCGCCGGGATTGAGGGGCTGGCCACGCGCAGGGGCGTCACACCGTGCCAGGAGCTGCCGTTGTAGACGTCCGTGAGGCCCGAGTCCAGGCGGATGACCATCTGGCCCGCCACCACGTCGGTCAGGGCGTCCCGGGCCGCCTGGGAAGCCACGGCGAGCACTGCGGGCCGAGGAGTCGGTGGCACGGGGGTCGTGGACGGCGAGATGAGCAGTCCGAAGGACCAGACGTTGCCGAACTCTTTCGTGATCATCCAGACCTCGCCGGGCTGCGGCAGGTCGGTGCCCTTGGCACGCATCCAGTCCCGACGCACCTGGAGCTGGCGGCCGAGCTGATCCTGGACGGCCGCCAGGTTGCCGTCGACCGACAGCACCTTGGCCTGGAGCGAGGACAGGCCGGTGGACGGTTGGTAGGGCGCGGTCACATCAGCCTCCCGGGATGGACGAGTTCACGGTGGATGAGCCGGACTTCGACGTGCTGTCCAGCCGGGTGACGTTGTATTTCTTCCCGCCGAGGGGCAGCAGGCCGAATACGTCGTTGTCCTGCTGGGTGATGCGGCTGGGCGCGACCACCGACACCGAAGTTCGGAAGAAGCCGTCCTTGCCCATCTGGAACGAGTGCTCGACCTGAGTGATGTAGGCCTGGAAGTTGAATTCCGGCAGCCGCACGATCATGCCGGGCCACGCCTCGGGCATCCAGGTCATCGGAATGGATGCCGAGAACTGGTTGGCCCACTTGCGCATGAACAGGAACAGGGCCATGAAGAACTCCGGCATGCCCTGCTTCACCGTGGGGATGGTAACCATGTTCGGCCGGGCACCGAACCGGCCGAGGAAGCTGTCCAGGAACTCCTGGGTGGCGTCCTGGCCGAAAATGGCCCGGAAGATCTGCGGGAACTCCATGGTGGCGATGCCGCTGGTGGTCAGCTGCCAGGCCAGTCCGCTGGCGCCGTCGTCGCCGAGCGGGGAGGTCGCGCCGGACTGGTCGATGGCCACTGTCAGGGGCGTGCCGACCACGTACTGGTGGGTAACTGTCTGGAGGTCCGACCAGGTGACGGTGAAGTCCATCAGCTCGATCGGGTGCACGTCGAGCTTGGCCGTGATGCCCCACAGGTCGAAGTAGTCGGGGAACCAGGCCATGAAGTCGCCGTTGGGTGCGCTGCACCAGGACCGCATGGACGCGCCCATCAGATTGGCGATGAACGGCAGGATCGGCTGGTCGTTCATCAGGGCCCGGGGCCCGGCCAGCGCGATGGACTGCACGTTGGGGACGTAGCCCCAGGTGTAGATGTTGATCAATGAGTTGAACACGTCCTGCGAGCTGACGCCCGTGCCGCTGCCGCCGGTGCCCTGGGCCGCGTCGACCGGGCTGCCGGTGCCGAACTCGTTCGGGTCGGTGACGTTGGCGCTGTAGCCCAGCTTGCTCTGGATCAGCTGGGCGGCCGCCGGGGTGGTGGCCGCATCCGAGTAGTTGATGCCCGGCAGCAGGCCGCCGCCATCGAAGCTGTTCCCGGCCGCCGAGACATTCACCTGGTTGGCCAGCGGCACGCCGTCGGTGTGCGCGGCGGCAGTGCTGCCGTTGCCCAGGGAAACCTCGACGTGGCCGGTGCCGATGAAAAGCATGGCGCCCTTGATCAGCTTGGCCGTGGTCGCGTCGATGGCCACACACTTCTGCCGGATCATGGCAGCCGTCGAGCGGGGGGAGTTCAGCGGCCGCCCGGCCGCGCGGTAGTAGGCCACGTCCACGAACGAGCTGCAATCGAGCGTGGTCGGGTCCGGGCTGTTGTAGGGATCGTCGCCGCCCTCGCGGTAGCGGATGTGGCCCGGCGGGTGCGAGACGATCAAGTTGTAGGCCTGCGCGGCCACGTTGCGGCCCGTGGCTCCCTGCGGCTTGCCCACGTTGGTGGCAGTACCGACGCTCGGTGTGCCACCCGCGCCGCCGACCACGTTGGTGGCTCCGCTCGTCGCGGCGGCCTGGATGGCGGCCACCATGGCCTCGGCCGGAGCTTCTTGCTGAGCGTATTTGTTCGGGAAGGCGCTGCGCTGCACGGCCTGGCAGGTGAGCCCGAAGTCGCCGGTCTGGTAGTTCGGCACCTTCACCAGTGCGTCGAAGAACTTCCCCGCCGCGTACTGCGGGTCTTGCAGCTGCGCGGGGGTGCCCCAGCCCTGGCTCGGCCGCTGCTGGAACAGGCCGACCGAGTCCCGGTCTCCGCTGGGGAGGTTGCGCAGGCCCGCCTCCACGATCGCCGTGGCGATGCCCTGCGCGGCGGCGCGACCGGCGAGAGCACGCCCGGCCGCCACGGAGTAGATGATGGCCGCGTTGCTGGCCTGCTCGGCATTGACCTGGTAGCCCGCGTAGGTGCCGGGCGCGAGGTTGCCCACGACCAGCGGGCCGCCGGAAGTGCCGGTGCCGCCGGACATGCCGCTGCCCATCGAGCCGATCAAGTTCGAGTAGTCCGACGCCTTGATGATCTCGTCACCGACGTCGGTGGCGAACTGGAACCAGTCGTTCGGAATGGCGCCGATGTGCACCTTGGATGCGGGCCAGCCGACGACCTTGTCCAGGATCGCCAGGGTCAGGTCGCGCATGCCGCCATCGCCGGAGGTCTGGCCCGCGTTGGTGCTCGGCTGCGCGGCTTCCCCGCTGGGCGTGGTCGGCGTGCCGGAGGTACCGGAGATCTGCGCGCCCATCTGGTTGATCAGGGCGGCGGAGTCGGCGGCGCCGGAGTCCCAGTACCAGTACTGCAAGCGCTTCATCGTGCACGAGGCCGAGAGGGTCAGCACACGCGGCCAGACCGAGTAGACGGGCCCCACGTTCATGTACCCGGAGAAGACCCGCATCGGTGCGCCGATGCGCTGCATGGACACGATGATCCGGTCCATCGGCTTGATCTTGCCGTCGTACCGACGCTGGGGATTTTGCAAGTTGAACTGGAAGGTGTGCACGCCCTCGGTGCGCAGAATCATGTCGCCGCTGGCGAGGTCCTCGGAGATGTCGATGACCTGCTGATTCTGGCCATTGGCATCACTGATGGAGATCAGCGCGGTCACCCGGGGCTGGTAGATCAATGTGGACACTGCGTGCTCACCTCCTCACTTATTGTGGCTGATGCAGGTTGGGGTTGTAGGTGGTCACCGGCTGGTTCGGGTTCGGTGCGGGCGCCGGAACGGGCAGGGGTGCCGAGTCGTAGAAGCTGTTCGCCGTGGCGTTCGGGTCATTGACCGAGGCGCTGACCGGGTAGAAGAACTTCGCCGCGTCGTCGGCCGGGGTCGAGCCCAGGTCCACGGAAGACGTGGTCGGGGTGGAGGTGTCCAGCGGGTCGGTGACCGACTCGAAGACGATCTGCGGCAGGAACAGGTTCGAGCCGGTCTGGTCCATGTCCATCACTCCGCCGGTCGGCACACCCTGGCGGAGAAAGTTGCGCGAGGGAACCTGCACGGTCATCGAGACCGAGCCCGCGCCGACCACGGAGTTCATGTAGCCGATCAGCCACTGCACGACCATCTGGTACTGCGTGTACCCGGCCAGCTCCAGGGTGATCGAAAACGGATCGACGGCGCGCTGGTGCGGGTAGAAGGCCCGGTGCCGACGGCCGGTGGACTCGCTGGCGATGACCGTGAAGCCGTGCTGGATGCCCCGGCAGCGCAGTTTGAGCGCGTACGGCGTCCCGGCGCGCGCGTAGGACAGCGTGCAGTTGGTGACGCCCGGCAGGGCCGTGGTGGGCATGTCAGTCCCGCTCCGGCACATCGAGCGGCGCGTGGGTGGGGAACAGGAACGTCTCCACGTCGCTCGTGGTGAGGTCGTGCACGAGCCCGAAGCGGCCGAAGGCGAAGCCACCTCCGGCGGTGCGCACCGGCTCCTCGGCGGGCGGGATGGGCATCGAGACGGGCACGTCGGTGCCCCATGAGACATTCGTGCTGCTGGCCATGATCAACCACCTTCCACGTTGCCGGACGCTGCGGTTGTGAACTGGGCCAGTACGTAGCTGTGGATGTCCGAGAAACCCTTGGAACTCAAGTACTTTTGCAGGTCGTCGATGGTCATGTCGCCGTTGTAGGTGGTCCGCTTCCAGCCCAGACCGGTGGACAGCCGGTCGATGAAGGAGTTCTGGGCGACGGTTTGCAGCTTGCCGGTGTTCTCCTGGACCACGAACAGCGTCAGCGTGTAGCCGTAGGAGTACTTGCCGGTGGTGTGTTCCATGGTCGCGGAGGCGGTCACGTCGCGCAGGGACTTGATGTAGACGTTGAAGTCCCAGTTGTGCACCGGGAGCCCGCGCCGGGTCGGGCTGGCGGAATCCTGGTAGGTGAAGCGGAATGTGGGGTGCATCGGGGTCGGGTCGCTGCCGTTGAGCTGGGCCATGGTCGGGCGCGCCGACTGCACGTCGATCATCCGGCCGATCGAGGTGGCGAAGTCCTCGGCCAGCTGCCAGGACTCCTTCTTGTTCGCCCGGTCCTGGCCGAACAGGCCCCGGATGGTCAGGTCGCCCCACGTCATGCCGTGCACCTGCACGACCCGGCCGCCGACGGTGGGCGTGGTCGCGACGTTCATCGAGTAGTCGATGGCGACCTGGGACGGGTCGATGCGGAAGGTCAGGCCGCCCAGGTTGGCGCTGCCCATTACTTCGGTCCGGTGGACTGGTCGGCGGGCACTCCGGCCGAGGCCGAGCTGTTCAGCGAGACTGCGCCCGAGGTGGAGAAGGTGAACAGCTTCTGCGCCTCGGGGGAGAGCGACACGCTGATCGTGCCGCCGGTGCCGGATGAGGCCGCGTTGTTGTCGGCCTGGCTGCCGCCCTGGCCGGTGTCGGTGTTGGTCGCGCCGATCTCACCGGCCACCGTGCCGTAGTCCGAGCCGGACCAGCTGCTGGACGTGGAGGTGACCTTCGTGCCCGCGACGGTCCCGGCGATCGAGCCGACGCTCTGGCCGTTGAGGTCACCATTGGAGGAGACGATCTGGGCGGTGCCCGAGGACAGCTGGTCGGAGAAATTCTGGATGGCCTCGCCGAAGGTGACGGCCTTGTCGCCGTCCTTCGTCTTGACCTTGAAACGGATGTTCGGGTCGTTGCCGTACTGGTTCAGCAGTTTCTCGATGACCGGATTGTTCTTCTTGTTGTTTTTCTCGTACGTGTTGTAGTACGTCGCGTTCGTCTGCCTCGTCACGGCCGCGTCACTCTGACTGCCGCCGAACAGGTTCGACCAGAAACCGGCGGCGCTGTAGTCCTTCTCGCCCTGCTGCTTCATATTCCAGGCGTAGTTGGAGAAGCCGACGCCCTTCACGCCGCCGTCGTTGATGTCCGGCGCCTTCTTGGACTGGAACTCCTGCTGGCCGACGGCCTGCGGCTTGTTCGCGGCGGTCATGTTGGCCGCCTGGCTGGAGAGGTTGTTCCCGGCGCCCTGGTTGGCGATCCAGGCGGCGATCTGGTCGTCGGAGGCGTTGGCCATGCCGGGGTCGACGTACTGCATCATGGCGCGCACGGCGGTGACGTTGTAGCCGCCGGTCTGCATCAGCTGGCGGCCGACCTCCATCTGGAGGCCCGGGCTCTTGGAGACGGCCGCGCCGCCACCGTTCTGCTGGATGAGCTGGCTCAGCGAGCCCATGGTGCCGCTACCCAGGTAGGACTGCATCATCTTCTGGGTGGTCGCGCCGAGGGCGCCGGTCATCAGTGCCGGGTTGCCCTGCGAGCCCGCCTCCAGCTGCCCGGGCGTCATCCCTTGCTGGCTGGCGGCCATGTAGAGCATGGCCGGGTTGTTCAGCGCGCTGAGCTGGTTGGAGGACGTGGTGGCCCGTCCGCCCGCCGCCGCGACGTTGGTGGCGGCACTGGCGATCTGGCCCGCTCCCTGGCCCATGCCCGACTGCAAGGCCTGGGCGTAGTTCTGGGTGAAGGCCGCCTGGACCGACTGCGCGCTCAGCCCCGTCTGCTGAGCGGCCTTGGTGACGTTCTGCAACTGAGTGGCCAGGCCCGCGAGACTGCCCTGCGCGTGCTGGGCGCTCAAGGTGATCAGCTGCATGGACTGCTGCTGATTCATCCCGAGGCTCTGGTAGTTGCCGGTGGCGAAGTTCAGTGCGCCGGAACGTCGGTCACCCGTATAACCCAGGGCCGAGACGCCCTGGAACAAGGCCCGGGAGTCGGCATCATTCATGCCGCCGCCGGTGAAGCGCTGGCCGAGCGAGAAGCCCTCTTCGGCCATCCGGTTGCCCAGGCCCGTGGTCGAATTCGAGTCGCCGCCGGAGAAGAACTGGCCGAGGTCGCCGAACAGGCCCGGCACGTCGGTCTCGCTGGCCATGCCGGTGTTGCCGCCGCCGTAGATGCTCTGGTAGGGCGCGTTGGCCGCGCGCTGGTCGGTCAGCCACGTGGCTGCCTTGTTGACCGACTCCCCCGCCGCGATCGCCGCACCCACGTACGGCACACGGCTCAGGGCCGAGCCGACACCGCCCTGCGCGAGACCTCCGGCGATGTTGGTCACGGCGGCCGCCTTCCGCAGCCTGCCGGGGTTGGTGGCGCCCTTGGGCAGACCCGCCGTGCCGTGCGTGTTGGCCAGGTAGTTCGCCGCGCCCGCGCGCATGCGCTGACCGAGACTGCCGTAGGACTGGTAGCTGCCGTTCTGGGGGTTGTAGCCCATGCCACCGTGGCCGCCGCCACCATGACCACCCGAGCCGCCGCCGGTGCCGCCGCCTCCGAGCCCGCCGTTCATCGTGAGGACCTGGATGAGCTGGGTCATCTGGTCACGGTCCTGCTGGCGTTGCTGGGCGAACTGGCCGCTCATCTGCGTCATCATGGTTGCGCTGGAGGACTGAAGATCACGGATCATCGCCGCCGTGGCCTTCATCTCCTGGGTGATGTCGTGGGCCGCCTGAGTCATGGCCTTCTGGCTCTGGATGATCGCGTCGAACTGGTTCTTGCCGCCCGCCTGGCCGCCGCCGGACTGCCCTCCGCCGACGAAGTTCTTGAGCTGCTCGAAGAAGTCGTCACCGACGATCTGGACCTTCTGGATCTTGCCCGGGTCCGGGGTGCCGCCCTGCGGGTTGTTGAAGGGGATCTTGCCCGCCGCGATCATCTCGTCCTGCGTCGGGCGCCGCTTGTCCGAGCCGTCGCTGGAATCGCCCTGGGACCGGTTCTTCTTCGGCATCTACATCCACCCCCCGTCGTCGGCGTGCAGGTCGGTACCACTCAGTGACCCGGAGGTCAGGCCGCCGATCTGCTGCATGAGCTGCTCGTACTCCTCGATCGCCTCGCTGCCCTTGAAGTCCACGCCCGAGTAGTCCACGCCGAGCTTGCCCTCCTCGGTTTCCACGTCGAGCGACCCGACGGCGTCGGCATCCACGTGTTCACTCGTTGGGGCGGCGATCCGGTCCGGCAACAGGTCCCAGGGCACCCAGACCGGGTCGTTACGGGAGACCAGCGCGAGCTTGACCTGCTCGGTCATCCGCTTGCCGGACTCCAGATCCTCGGCCCACTGCAAGATCTGGGTGGCCTTGAACTGGACATGGCTCAGCCCGGCGCCGGTGAGCAGGCCCTGGCGTTGGGCCAACCGCAACTCCCCGAGCATCGTCGGGTCGATCTCGGTCAGCCCGACGCTTTTCCCATGTCGTCCAGCACCTCGTCGACCTTGCCCTCCAGCGTGAGGACCTTGTCGAACAGGGCCTCGACCACGGGTCGGCGCAAGTTGGCCTGGACCCAGGTGAACCGGCCGGGCAGGCCCGAGTCCTTCGGCCCGATGGGCAGCGGCAGCGGCAGGTCGTCCACCTGGCGCAGGTAGGCGGCCACCAGCATGGCCTGGTAGGCGATCTGGCCGGTCGGAGTGCCCTGGTACGGCGCCAGCAGCGGCCCCATCTCCAGCCGCTCGCCGGTGGTCGGGGTGACAATCTCGAAGGAGTGGCCGAACAGCACCAGCTGTTCGGTGAGGTGCCCGACCCAGAGCAGGCCGGTGAACACGTCGCGATGCCGAGGATCGAACTCCAGGACACCCTCCACGGACGGCGGCGCGGCCGGTTCCGGGGGCTGTGCGGCCTCCTGGGCGGCCGGGTGCTCCTGCCGGGTCTCCTCGGCCGGTGGCGGCGTCGGAGGCAGCTGAGCGAGCGCCTGGGCGGCCGCGTCGTCGGCGAAGAACTCCGTCATGAAGGCTCCCTGGTCCTGGTGCTGAGTCGAGCCCGGCCCGCGCTGGCAGACCGGGCTCGATAATGATGATCTTGTCAGACGGCCGTCGAGTGCGTGTAGGCCACAACGATGCCCTTGGCCACGGCCAGGGCGCCGACGGTGATCGTGTCGTTGTCGGCGATGTCGACGACCACGCAGTTGTGGTAGACCTTCCCGCGCGGCCGGGAGCCGTCCGGCGGCTGGATGACCGTCTGGCAGGTCACGTAGGCCGGGTTGGCCGCCAGCGCGTCGTAGATGTCGACGATGTTCGTGGTGCCTTGCAGGCCCGAGAGCTGGTTCCAGATCGGGGCGTTCCACAGCTCGCGAATGGTCAGGTTGAGGGTGCCGCCCGCGAGTACACGGGACGTGGCGATCTCGACCGGGTGCCGCGAGCCGAGCGGGTGGATGAACTGGTACGACTGACCGGCGTCGGAGAACGCGCGCTGGCCGCTGTCCTCGACTCCTTCCAGGAATGCGATAGGCTGTCCCTGGTACGAAAAAGTCGAGAAGCCTGAGCCGACGACCCTGACCTGCGTATTTGGCATTGTCAGTGCCCTCTCTGTGTAGAGCCTACCACAGAAGAAAGCGTGGTAGCATGGCTTGCATGGAAGAGAAAAAGCTCATCGAGCTGTGGCCAGCCATGCTGGCCTACGACAACCGGTTGACCATCGAGGCCGAGTTGCAGGCTGCCAAGGATGAACGAGAACGTGTCCTGAGAGACCTGGACAGCCGTATCGCAGGACTGACTGCCCAAAGGGACAGGCAAGAACGCATTGTCGCCCCACTGCACTCGCTGGGAGTTGCAGATGAGGAGATCAAGTTCTGGTCGCGAGTACGCATCCTCGGCGATGGAGACTCTTGTTGGGAGTTCACCGGTTCGACGAGAGACCGCAAGAACGAGAACTACGGGAACATCCGCTTCCAGGGCAAAATCCAGTTGGCTCACCGAGTCGCGTTCCAACTCGCGCATCCCGGAGAGCCGATGCCCGCCGCCGTGATGCACTCCTGCGACAACCCGCCTTGTTGCCGACCGGGACATCTGCGCGGAGGCACGCAAGCAGACAACGTCATCGACGCTGCCAGCAAGAAGCGGATGCGCGGGAAGGCAAACCAGCGAGGAGAAGCCAACGACTGGGCTCGTCTGACCGATCAGATCGTCCTGGAAGGACGCCGCCGGTACCGTTTGGGAGAAAGTATCGGCCAGCTCGCCCAACACTTCGACGTACCCTTGGGGACACTCCAAGGGGCGCTCAACGGCAAGACGTGGACCCACCTCAATGCCATCGAGCCGCCTATCGAAGGCCGCCGTAGCGGAACCAGGTTCACCGAAGACGACATTCGAGCCATCCGGGCCGACTACGCCCGGAAGCTGGGAGAGAATCCGCCCAGGGGCCTGCATGGCCGACTCTGCGAGGAGATCGCGCGACGACACGGCGGCATGACTGCCGCCAACATCAACGCGATCGTCCGTCGCAAGTCGTGGGCACATGTCGAGTGATCCCCGTTCAGGGCGTGGTGGTGGTGTCGGTGACCGAGCCGTTCGACGTGTCGACGGTGAAGCTCACCAGGATGTAGTTCAGCGGCCAGGACGGCTTGTAGGCGAAGCGCACCTCGATCACCGTCGGATCGCCGCTCGGCGGCGACTGCTCACGCACCTGCAACGAGTTGTAGTCCACGATCAGCCCGACGGTGGCCGACTTGGCGTTCTCCAGGGCACCGGCCACGATGGACTTGACGTTCAGGGCCGTGCCCGCGTCGATCGGGATGCCGATCAGGCCCGAGGACTCCATGGTCTGCTGGAGCAGGTCGTAGAGCGCATCCTGGGCGCGAACCAGGGAGATCTCCCGCAGCAGCACGCCACCCGCGTAGTTGGTCGTCAGGCCGTGCCGGACGCGCAGCTGGCTCTGGCGGTTCGGCTCGACCACCATCACACCGGACTTGGCCATGGTGTCCTTGTTCGTCGGGGTCATCGCCCGCGACACCGCAGCCGGGAAACCGGAGAAGCCCGAGACCACCTTGTTCGTCAGCGGCATCTGCGGCTGCTGGGCAACCAGGATCCCGGCGCATCCGGCAGCCAGGTAGTAGCCGTCCACGGTGATGGTGGTGTTCGTGACGCCGTTGAAGAAGTTCAGCTGGTTCGGGTAGGCCAGCACGATGCGCGAAGAGCTGATCCCGCTTGCCAGCGCGGCCACACCGGACGCCGATCCCGCATAGGCCTTGTCCAGGCCGACCATGGCCATCCGCAGGACGCCCTTGTTGGCGTCCTGCATGAGGGCCGCGTTCAGCGTGGCGAACATGCCTGCGAGCGCGGCCGGATCGGTTACCCCGGAGAACAGGGGAACCACCACGTTCACATCCGAGTTGGCGGCCGAGAGCGTCTGGTAGGCGTCGGCGAACTGCTGGCTGATGGTGCCGATCGCCGGGTCGACCGCCAGGGTGTAGATCTGGTTCGCACCGTTGGTGATGGCCGTCTGGGCCGCGAAGGTCAGGGGGCTGACGAGCGCGCCGGTCGAGGGATCCAGCGACGGACCGTAGGTGTCGGCGATCGAGGCGAAATCTTCGAAGAAGTTCAGCGCGAAGTACGAGGCGTCGGTGTACTGATAGCTGACCGTCACCTGCGGGTAGGCGTCCTCGATCTTGCCGCCCGAGGAGCGGTTGATCGTGGTGACCGAGTTCTCCGTGCCGCCGCTGGTGTTCGCACTCAGCGAGTAGTCGTGCGGCGTGCTGGTGGCGTCCTTGGTGAAGGTGTAGGGCACCGACTGGCCCGAGGCATTCGGGTCGGTGATGTAGCCCTTGACCACGACCGACGCGAGGTTGATGCCCTTCTGCGTCAGGGTCACCGCCGTGACGCCGCCTGCGAAGGAGACCGTCTCGGAGTAGGTGTGGTAGCCGATGCCACTGCCGACCAGGCACACGACCGTAGGGGCGACCCCGGACACGGCGACGGTCGGACTGGAGCCTGCCTCGACGTACACCCCCGGGTGGAGGTAACTACCGAAATTGGGGCCGGTCATCGCTGCTCCTCTTCGCTGGCCGGGGCCAGAAGACGCTCGTTCACTGGTTGTGGCGTGTGTGCTCTGGCTGGAACAGGAATCAGGTCCACTGCGTCCGGTTCCAGTTCCCGGCGTTCAGCGGCTGCTCGGCGGGATCCGACGGCGGCGTGGTCCCGTCCACCCAGGTGACGAACTCGACCTTGCTCAGGGGCAGCAGGGAGCCGGTGTGGACGTCGGTGAGGAACTCGCCGATCACGTCGAAGCTGGCCGACGTCTCGTAGACCACCTCGTCGGTGCCCCACGGCGTGCCCTGACCGGCCGAGTCACCGAAGGGCTGGAGGTCGTCGAAGTTCGCGTTCATGGCGATGAACGGATTCTGCTCGATCTGTGCGCGGAAGGCGGCGAGTGCCGGGTTGAACTTCGAGCTGATGAAGATCTCCACGAACAGGTCGAACAACCGATCGCGTTGCAGGGAGGTCAGGGCGACGACGGTCAGGGACACCGACCCGGAGAACTTCCAGCGTGAGCACTGCGTGAGGGCACCGCCCACCACGGCCGACTCGACGTGCCCGATGCCCGCGATGGAGATCTCGGCGTTGTCGGCGTACTGCACCCACACGCCCGGGTAGGCACTCTGCTGCACCGGGAATTCCACCGACACCAACGGCGCGTTGTCGCCGGAGAAATCCGGGTCGGCCACGGCCGCGAACCCGGCCTGCAAGGCCACGGTCACGGCCGTCTTCAGGTGTGTCCGGTACATGGCTACAGCCCTCCTCGGTTCAGGAAGTACTCCCACTCGGCGCCGGTGGTGGCGTAGATGGTCGTGAGCGGGACGTTCGCTTCCCAGGCGGCCTCGGCGAGGGCGCCGTTCAGGTATTGGAGGGCCCGCAGGCCCGGGTGCCGCCAGCGCACGCCGACATTGCCGCCGCCGATCTGGCCGTTCGAGCTGCGCTGGGAGATGCGCCCGGGAGCGCCGGGGTAGCTGGCCACCGTCCAGGTCAGTTCCATCTGGCCGGTGTCCTTGTTCCGCTTGCGGACCTGGCGCCGCTCACCGATCCGGGCCGCCCTTCGGAAGATCAGCACTTGCGTCCGGCCGTCCTCGGTATGCCGGACCTTGATCTTCGGGTTCTTCGCCCGCAGGGATCCGTCGGCATCCGCGACCCACATCGGGATGAGCTTGCCCGCCAGCGAGCGCATGGTGCGCGGCGCCGTGCCGTGCTCCATGAACCATGCCTGCGGGTCGGGGAAGTAGATCCCGAACCACCCCTCGCCGTAGAGCGGCACGAGCCGGTTGGCGGTGGCACCGGTGACGCGCGGCATCGTCTGGCGGGCCCGGTGCACGGCGTCGATGGCAAGGTATTTGGCCTCGTCGTCGTTGATGTCCGGAGCCCGCAGGACCATCCGGTCCGGCGTGCCGCTGCCCAGCACCAGCTGCGGCGCGGTGACCGGGGCCATCAGCACTCCTCCCAGCAGAGGATCGAGGGCTCGACGTGCAGCGGATCCAGGGAGTGCAGCTGCCAGACGGCCCGGGTGTGGCCCTGGTTCTCCGGGACGTCGAAGTTGACTCCGCCAGCGCAAGGCTCGCCCTCGGGTATGTGGTTGCCGCCCGCCGAGGGATGCACGTGGAAGAAGCCGACCTTGGCCTCGTCGCGGACGATGAAGCGCGCCCAGTGCCCGCCGCCGAGGTCCACCGCCCCGTCGCCGAGCAGGTCCAGCAGGTAGTCCGTGCGGGCCATCAGTCGATCACCCCGTCGGTCGGGATCAGCGGAGCCCGGATCAGCTCGATCGCCGGGAACGACTGCGGCGTGTACGAGCGCTGGGTGAGCACGGTGTGGAGGGTGACCTTGTCCGTGGGGGTGAGCAGGTACGCCACGGTGCCGGGTTCCTCGAAGCGGGCCTGGATCTGTGCGTAGGTGATCGAGTTGTGCTTCTGGTCCGGGTGGTCGTAGCCGGTGCGCAGCGTCGTGCGGCGCGGGCTCGCGGGCAGCCGCCAGCGGGACCCGTCGGCGCGGATGATGTAGTCGCCCTCGCGCATCCGGAAGTCCCAGGTGGTCTCCACGCCCACCGACTCCGGGTGGACGACGCCGCGCTTGTCGAGCTTCTCCGACTCGTCGTTGTCCGACCACAGTGCGGGCCGCACGATCCGGGCCCGGTAGCCGCCCTCGAAGGTGGTGCCGAAGCAGTCCGGGCACTTGTTGATCTTCGGCTGCTGGTAGACCTTGGCCACCGCGTTCTGGACCGAGCCGGATGTGCCGTAACAGGTGGCGCATCGCGTGACGAGCCCGGCCTCCAGGTCCAGCAGGCTCCACATCAGATAAAAGATCGAATACTCGCCGAGCCGGTACAAGGCCTGGTCGTGCCGGTACCGCATCTGGTCGACGGCCCAGTTCTGGCGGTCACGGACGTAGAGCTGATTCGGCGGTGTCGAGGTCGGGATGCCGGGCTGCGGCAGGGGGATCGGCATGACCAGCTCCTCAGTACAACTCGGCCCAGATCCGGAATCTCCAGGGCACGATCACTCCGGCGCCGGGGGTGATCGTGTTGACGGTTTCGAACAGGTTGCTCGCCTGGGCACTGATCACGGCGGTGTCTCCCGAGAAGCCCGAGAGGCAGAAGCCCAGACCTGTTCGTCCCTGGTAGTTGATGGCTTCCGTGGCGCCCACGAACAGGTTCGCCACGGCCAGGGCCGGGAAGGTAACGGCCAGCACGACCGCGTATCCGGCGGGGATCCAGACCGGCGCGCCGGTGAGCGCGTTGTCGATCAGGGCGTTGGCGGGCGGTGCCGTGCCACTGCTGCTGACGACCGCCGTGGTGCTCGCCGGATCACCGGATCGCCAGCCAGAGCTGGTTCCCGTGGTCACCACGCCGAGCTTCGCCGGATCGGCACCGGCCAGCACCGACCAGCTCCGGGCCGGAGCCGTGCCGGTGAACGCGGCCGTGGCGAAGCGGACCCCGTAGTAGTAGCGGCCCGGCGAGATGTCCAGGACCGCCCACAGGGTGCCCGCGTTCGTGCCCGGGAGCATGGGTGAGCCCGAGACGCCCAGGGTGCGCGGCATCGACTGCAACGGCGGCTCGCCGACGGGTCGGTAAGAGGGCGGCGCGATCGGCATCATCTGCCGACCGTGGATCACCGGCTCCATCTGCTGAGCCGTGTAGGCGGCCTGCACGACGGCGGCCGTCGACACCGGATGCGCGCCGTCGGCGGTGTAACCCGGGTTCCACTTCCACGAGGTCTGGGGATCGGCGATCAGCGATCGCCAGTCGAGGAGCCCGTCGAGCGGATGACCACGCTGGCCGACCTTGACCGTCGCGCCGTCCGGCGTCGTGAGTGACGCGCCGGACTGCGAAAGCCACATGGCGATCTGCCCGTAGACGGAGGTCAGGTAGGAGGCGTCGTCGGTGGGGTTCTGGGTCGTGTTGACCGCGCCCGCATTGGTGAAGCGGGACTGATTCGTCGTGGTCGCCCAGGCATCCGAGCTGGCCGAGATCGGGGTGGGATAGCCCGAGTAGACCGGCGTGCCGGTGGCACCCAGTGTGGTCCACAGGGTTTGCATGGCCGCCTTGACCTGGGCGACCGTCAGGTTCGCGTTGATGTCGTTCATGGCCAGGTTGGCGACCACGCCGCTGCACCTGGCCACGACGCTCATCTGCCAGGAGGCGTTGCCGGGCACGTAGCAGCCCGCGCGGTTGCCGCCCTGAGCGATGCGCCACCAGGGGATGCCGTCGAGTGCCCGGGGGAAAATCCCGCACGGCTCGCCATCCCGGATGTCGCCGCCGGTGCCCTGGACCAGGCTGTCACCGAACAGGGCCACGCAGCGCTTCACCGGGACATTGCCGGTGATGGCGGTGGCGTACGGGATCTTCATCCAGGCGCTGGCCGTGGTGCTGTTCGCCGTGGTCGTGTTGCCATTGGTCTGGGTCGTCACGCCGGTGTCGCACAGGGCGCTGCCGACGGCGGGCAGGCCCGTGGACGTGGAGTCGAGCACCCAGTCCACGAAGGGCGCTGTGTTGCACGCTCCGGCGCTCCCGGCGTAGGGCAGGTATCCGGTGCTCGATCCGGTGTCGAACGAGCCCAGGACGGCGATGCAGTCGCCCTGGCGCACATACTCGGAGAGCTGGATCGGCTGGCTCTTGCGGTAGTCGCCCGCCGCGAAAACCACGGTGCCGGACGTGTCGGTCTGGGTGTCCCAGTTGACCACGTAGCGGTTGACCTGGCGCCAGTACGCGGATCCGGCCGCCGGGGTCTGGCCGGTACCCGCCTGGATGCACACCCAGCTCGCGCCGGAGTTGGTGACCTGGTCGAGCAGCGCGTAGGCCGTGACGGCGCTGTAGGCCACGCTGCCGGACACCTGGCGCGGGCTTCCGGCCGGGTATTCGATGGTCATGCGCGCGGTGACCGACTGCTGACCGGCGATCTCGCACGAGGCGTTGCCGCCCTGCGGGGTGTTGCTCGTCCAGATGTTGGCCCATTCGACCTGGAGAACGTTTGCCCCTGCGGCGATCACGCGCAGCAGCTTGCGGGTTTGGCGGCACCGGGTCTGGATGAGCCCGGCCGTGGCCGTGGCGCCGCCGTTGCCGTTGAAGTGCGTGCCGTTGGCGACCGGCAGGAATGTTCTGGCCTGGGCGTCCACGTACCCTTTGCTCACGAGCCCGGACGCCAGCACACCATCGGCCGTCAGGTTGACGGGTCCTGCGATCGCCATGGTCATGAGGACCTCCTCAGAAAAACTCGAAGAATGAGCTGGTGTCGGCGACTACCGGACCCGGCACGGGAGTGGCCATCCAGGTCGACATGCTGGCGCTCTCGTCGGTGTTGAAGTAGCGCACGTCGTCCACTGTTGTGCGCGCAGTGCCCTCGCTGGCGTGCCCGGCGACGTAGAACGTGGTGACGTTGCTGACGGTGTTGGTGTTGGCTACCGAAGCGATCATCGTGGCGTTCAGCCACAACTTCAGTGTGAAGCCGTCGTAGGTCATCGCAATGTGAGCCCACGTGCCAGCGGTTAGCGCGGTCCCGTTGACCGGCACCACGCCGCCTCCAAGCCGGGCATTGCCCTGCAACACATTGGCTGTGCTGAAGTCCCCGCGCTGGGACCAGATATTGAAGTACGACGAGGCGCCCGAGTCGAGCGCACCGCAGATCAGGTGCGTGCCTCCAGCAGCCAACGTGGACGGATTGACCCAGGCCATGAGAGTGCATGCCGCACCGGTCACAGCAGGCACCGTGCCGGACGCACCGGTGGTTGCCGAGCCGGTGACGTTCTGGAATCCAGCCCCCGTATGCCCGGATCCCGTGAAGGAGCCCGACCCGACGGTGAGGGTGCTACTGGTTCCCTCGTTGCCAGAGATCGTCGATCCGGACCCCGCGTCGAAGTTCCAAGCGGCAATTGGCGTCCCTGGCATCAGCTCACCTTGAGCAGAACGAACGTCCAGAGCACCGCGACATCCTGGTCGAAGGTCAGGCTCTTGAATACTCCCCAGAAGGTGTTGGAATCACGAACTGTCGCGGTTCGGATCTGCACTTCCGGGAAACCGCCCTGCACGCCCCACGAAAGGATCTTGTACCCCTCCGGCGGCGCGTAGATGTAGTCGTCCACGTTGCCGTTGCTGGAGTTGGCAGGGATCGACCGAAGGACGCTGTCGTAGGACAGTTCCAGGTCCACAGTGGTGTCGAAAGTGATCTTTGACATCTAGAACCCCTTGCTGAATGCGATGACGTACCACTTGGTGGCCGTGGCGTTGTAGACGGCGCCGAGCATGTCCCGCTTGGACGCTGTGGTCGTCAGCGTGACCGAGGCGAGTGTGGTGCCGAGTGCGAAAGCGGTGTCCAGGGTGATCGTGCGCGAGCCGGTCGCGTCCTGGATCAGCTCCCAGATGATCTTCTGTCCATCGGTGGGGTTGGTCGGATTGCCCAGGGTCCGGTTGCCGCCCAGGGTCACGCGGAAATGGTTGCCCAGGGCAGCGTTGGTAGCGATCGTGGCCGCGTCGGTGAGCGTCTGCGGCGGCGCGATGTAGCCCGAGGTGGAGAGGCCGCCTTCGATGCGTACCGTGTACTGGTTTGTCGTGGGGGCTGTGGTGAAGGTCAGCACCACCGCGCTCGTGCTCGTGGCCTGGTTCGGCACCGTGACCGCGTTACCGGAGGCGTCGCGTACGGTCACGTTCACCTGGGTCGTACCGAGGCCGTGGGTGATCGTGGGCGTTGTCGACCCGGCGGGGACCGTGCCGTTGTAAACGCCGGTCGCCCTGTTGTCGACGTACTGCTTCGTGGCGTAATCCAGGGTCGCTGAAGGGTCCAACACGCCCTGGACGCGGGAGATGGCGACCCTGGCGGCCATGGTCAGACCACCTTGGAGACCACGACGGTGTACTCGCCGGAGGCCATGGCGATGTCTGGCGTGATGCCGATCGTGGTCGTGGTGTCGCGGGTGATGTAGACCTCGACCTCGTCGAACGGGCTCGCGGTCCGGTAGACGGCCACGGTGACCGCCTTCGAGCCCAGGGAGTGCGTCACGGTCCAGGTGGCGCCCGCGCTGACCGAGGGGGACGTGGTGGTGTAGCCCGTGTCGTTGTCAGACGCCGCCGCCGGGTTCAGGAAGACGAACGCCGCCGTGGTGGTACCCAGGGTAAAAGTATCGTTCGACATGATCGCGAGCTGGTTATCGAACGAGCCCTGCTGAACCACCCAGAGAGAGCCCGGCGTCGCCAGCGCGGTGGTGCTCCAGTTAGCCGCGTAGGCCATGGCCGCAGCTGCTGCGGTCCACACACGCGGGCCGTTCTCCGAGCCAGTCGTCTGGCCGGTCAGCAGGAATACGTCACCGGCCGTCGGCGTCACACCGTCGATAGTGGACGGCGCCGAGGTGACCGAGACGTTGGCCGCCGTGGCCGCCCGGACCTTGCCCTTGAAGACCAGACCGGCGGACAACGTGGCCACCGAACTATCGACGTAGTTCCTGGTCGCAGCGTCCTGGGCACTGGTGGGGTCCAGCAGGCCCGTGATCTTATGGCTGCCCCAGGCCACGTCGGTGTTCGGCGCGGCGAACTGGTCGAGCCGCTTCGACTGGATCGCGGTGTCCCAGTCGTTGATCGCCGTGTGGTCCGTCGTGGTCGAGCCACGGTTCGCCAGCGAGGCGCCGAACGCCTGAGCCGCGTCCACCTGCTGCTTGGTGGCGCTGTCGGTCGCCGAAGTACCGTCGGCCTGATTGACGATCTTCAGACCGCCCATGTCCTTCTGGGAGATCGCCTTCTTCGCGGTCATCTCATCCTCCGATGAAGGCCACGCCCGCGATGGGCGCGTCCGTCGTGATGGTCAGGTTGGAGTGGTCCACGTGCGTCACAACGAACTCGTCCCACTGGGTTTGCAGATCGGCGCTGAACACGCTCACGGCCGCCGGATAGTGCCCGAGCCCATGCGTCACATGCCAGACGGTCTGCGAGACGCTCTGGGTGTGCTGGTAGGCGCCGCCGGTGCCTCCTCCGCCGGTCTGCGACAGAACATCCAAGGCCTGAGCATCCAGCGGGTAGGCCGTCGTGCCTGTCCGCGCGGCCCACACCCGCGTCACACCGTCGGGCCCCAGAAACTCCGGCACGAGGCCCTGTTCGACGTAGACCGTCGAGTCCGGCACGGCACCGCCATCGAGGTCCTGCACGTCGGCCAGCAGTGTCATGGCCTCGTCGGCATAGAGCACCAGCGCGGTGCGCGGCGGCGTCAGGATCGGCGCGAAGTCCTGGCCGTAGACGAAGGCGGACCTGTCGGCGGGGAAGCGGTATCGGGCCATGCGCTCCCCCTCAGTAGCTCGTGCGGAAGTAGTAGCGCGGCCGCCCGCGCGAGGACATGTAGGCGAAGCCGCCGGGGCTGCGGCCGTAGGCGCCGCCGGAGACCAGCACGGCCGGTCGGCCCAGGCCCATAGACGCGATCTTGAAGGTGTCGAGCTGGCTCTTCAGGAGCTGCTGCTCATCGGAGAGCACCTGGCTCCAGCGGTCCATGTAGTCGCGCCGGTCCTCGTAGGTGACCTGGCCGCCTTGCAGCATCGGCTGCTCCACATAGGACCGTCGCAGGTGCTTGACCACCTCGACGTAGAGCGCCTGCTCCAGCAGCGGACCCCATTGCTGAACGGGGAAGGTGGCTCCGCCATTGCCGTCGAGGGTGTAGGTCTGGTACGGCTGGGCGGTGGTGTTGAGGATGCCCATGGCGATCCGCAGCAGCTGGGCGATCCGGCCCCGGGTGAAGTGGGACTGGAAGTACACCTGCAAGTTCGGGCCGCCGTCGGGGGAGTCGAACATGTCCGCGAACCGATGCCAGCAGGACTCGACGATCATTTTCATGCTGTCGGACAACGCCGCGTAGTCCGGGCTGAACTGGCCGACCTCGATGGCCGTCTGCATGCTCTGCGCGACGCCGGACAGCGCATAGCTCCAAACGAGGGTGAAACCACCGGTGGCCGAGGTGTCCTCGGAGGACATCTGGATCTCGTAGGCGCCCAGCTCGGCGCGGGTCGCCGGGCGGGCGGTGAACACCGGTGCGCCGGTCACGGTGTTCGTCATGGTGACCGTGACCGCGTTACCGTCCGGGTCTCCGACCTGGCCGTGCACGTACACGTTGATGCCCAGCACGACGGGGTCGTACTGGTTGACCCAGATCTCTTCGGGCAGCATCGCGGTCACGGTGGCTCCCTACAGCTCGAACACGGCGATGGTGGGGCTCCAGATGGCGCTGGTGCCGCCGCCCTGGTCCGGGCCGACGATGGCCGGGTCCTGGGCGCGGATGCGCACCTGGAAGTTCACCGACTGCTGCGTGGGCTGCGCTCCCCGGACGTAGAAGTACCCACCGCCGCCGGGGGGCATGTGCGGCACGACTCCGAAGGACGAACCGGTGAATCGGCGCTCGACGGCGGAACTGGAGTTCTCGACGAAGTTCAGGGTGATCTGGTTCGAGTGGTCGTTGGCGACGAACATCCAGGAGACCATGATCAGGCAAGGTCGGCCGCCGGGCACCATCGCCGTGGTTTGCACGGCGACCGGCGCGGCCGTCCAGTTGATCTGGGTGGCGTTGACCTGGGTCGGGTTGCTTGCACTGGCCAGCAGGCCGTAGCCGCCCAGACGGCTCCAGGCGCCCGCCACGAGCGAGCTGGGCTGGTTCCAGATCCACATGACGTTCAGGTCGGCCTGCCACACCAGGCGGCCGTGCTGGGTGTTGTTCCAGCCGGTCGGGCGAGACGCCTGGTTCGCCACCGTGAGCACGCCGGGGTTCTGGTCCAGGATCGCGAACGTGGCGTCGTAGTCGGCCGGGTCGAACGGGTCGGAAGCGACCGGGCTCATCAGCCCCAGGTTCGGCGTCTTGCTGGCGGTTGACATGTCCACCTCAGGGAGTCATGGGTCGGTCGGAGGGGTGGGCCGGGGAGGAAGGGCACTCCCCGGCCCGGCTCTCGGGTGAAGCGTCAGCCGTTCTCGGGCTTGACGTCCTCAGGCGGTACTTCCGGGTCCTGAGCGGGCTCCTGCGCGACGTCGTCCTTGGCCGGGTCCGCAGGCGCGTCACCGCCGAAGAAGCTCTGCTCGGGCAGGCTGGCGGCCTCCTGAACGGTCTGCGCCTTCACCGCGTCGGCCTCGGCCTCGTCGTCGGGCAGGATGACGTTCTCGTCGGCGGTGTCGGTGTCCGGGTCGAACACGTCGGCCGCGTGCTTCACGAGGGCCTGCCGCGTCTGCTCGAACACCGGCGAGACGGACTTGAGGTCCACCAGGGCGCCGCTGCTCGTGTCGACGCTGCCCGTCTGCCAGGTCGGGAAGATCCGGGCACCGGCTTCGCGAGCCGCGCTCAACGGGTGCTGCTCGTCGGCCTTCGGGTCCTGCTCGTCGCTCATCGGATCTCCTTGCTCGGATCGGTTTCCCGGGTCACCAGGCCCCGGCCTCGCTGACGATGACGCGAGCTTTCTTGATCTTCGGCACGGCCTGGTCGTCCTCGATGGTCACGCCGATCACGTTGTCCAGGGTCTTGGGCACCTCACCGGGGCCGACCTGGGCCGTCGGGCGCGGCGCCTCGGTGGGCACGGTGCCGTCCTCGGCCGGGAGCTGGCCGACGTCCTTGCCGGTGATCTCGCGCATGCGGGCCGTCTGGCGCTGCCAGGCCTTGGCGTGCTGCTCCATCCGGCTCTTGGACGCGGCGTCGGCCTCGATGATCTCGAAGACGCCGAGGAAGGCGCAGCGCTGGAACTGGCTGTCGTCGAGGATGCTGGCCGACACGGGCAGCACGTCTTCGCCGCCGGGGTCGCCTGAACCGGCCCACCGCAGCGCCGGGAAGTCCGGGGTGTCGAACACCGTCGGGCCGGGCTGGGTGTTGCGGACGAAGAGGGTCTTGGTGTTGACGGACATGGTGATCTCCTTTGCGGTCCCTTCGCTGGTTGTGGCGTCCGGGTAGTTCCCGGGACAGCAGAACGGCCCCGGCCTCCCTGTGCGGGAGAGCGGGGCCGGTCTGCGAGGTGGATCAGGCCAGGCCGCTGAGGTAGACGGCCAGATCCTGAGTGCACATCGCTTCGTCCAACTCGTCGCGGCCGAGCACGGCGAGTCGCCGATCTTCGCGGAACTTCCTCCAGCGGGCGGGGTCGCTCTCGTCCGCGATGCCCTTGACCTCCACAGCCAGCTCCAGGCTTGGGACCCAGAAGTCCGGGGCGTACCAGCCGTCCGCCTTCCAGAGCACACCGCTCTCCCGGGCGAACCGTTCTACGGTGATCTTCCGGAAGCCGCACAGGCCCCAGAACAGCGCCTCCCAGGTCGAGTCCAGAACGACTGCCTCATCCACCACGATGTGCCTCTTCAACTTCGTGTGCCGCTGGGCGCAGGTGTTTGAGCAGTACTTGTGGTACTTCCCGTAGCTCTTCCGCCGGGTGACCGTCTCCCCGCACCCCTGACAGGTGAAGGTCAGGTAGTTCTCGGGATCGGCCTGCTTCTTCTTGCCGTACAAGGCTCGGCATTCCGGCGAGCAGTACTTAGTGGTGGCGCGCACCTCGTACGGAATCCGTCCCTCGCCACAGCTGCACTGCGACTGCGGACTGGCATCCCATGCTCGCCTCTTCTCCTGACCGCGTTCTCGGTTGATCTCGGTCATATGGCACTTGCGAGAGCAGAAGCGCTGAACGGCACTCCGAGCCTCGGTGAGCCTGCTCTCAAAGGGCTTCTGACACTCGGACAGCGCACAGATCTTGGTAACAACAAGGGCCTCGGTTCGAGTCATGGGTTGAAGCTTACCTCAACACCATTTCGTCGAACCGAGGCCCTTGTTTATGCAGGTCAGGTTGCCGCAGGCACCGTCAGAGGAGTGCTGGAGACAGTCTTCGTAATGGTGGCCAGGCCCCTGGGATTGAGCACTGCCATGCTCACCATCTCGTCGAACACCCAGCCCTTCCAGAACGACTCCACCGTGTGGTTCTCCTCCACGTCGAGGGAGTAGAGCACCGGGAAGACGCCGAGGAAGTTCGGCTCGGGCGCGAGGAAGATGGTGCCCTGCGGGACCATGATCGAACGCTGGATCTGGAACTCGCCGAACGAGGTGATCGACTCACCGGCGACGACGCGGTCCTTGAAGGCCCAGCCGGTGTCGTTGATCGTCCACTGGTACAGGTCCCGGTAGTCCTGCGGGTTGACCAGCAGCCGGGCCGACTGAAGCTCGTGCATGTCGGTCAGCGAGACGGCGGCGTACAGCGCGGCCGGGGTGAACTGCGTCCCCGCCTGGGTCACCCGGTGGTCCGGGGTGACCACGTGGTCCGCGCGGTTGGCGTAGGCGTTGACCGCCGCCTGGAGGATGAGCATCAGGCGGGCATCCTCCTGCTTGAGGATGCTCTGCTTGGTCTCGTCCTGGGCCTGCTCGACCGCATTGATCCGCAGGTAGACCAGGTCTTCCTTGCGGATCGCGGGGAACGAGGCGATCCGGAAGAACCGGATCGGCACGCGCTTGCCCTCGAAGGCGTTGATCCGGACTTCGCCCTCGTGGCCGGACATGATGTAGGCCTGGCCGAGGTCGTCCCACACGTCGTACTCGACGGGGGTACCCGGGGTGACCGGGTCCTCCATGAGCACGTTGCGCGTGATGCCCTGGTAGCGCAGCTTCAGCTGGATCGGGCCGACCATGCCGACGCCGAGGCGCCGGATGCCGTTCGCGCCGTCCTGGAGGACGAGGGCCAGCTTCTCGGTCTTGGCGGTGTGGGTCAGGGTCTTGCCCTGCTCCCGCAGCGACATGATGTCCGAGACGTAGTCGTCCGACTTCCTGGCCGTTCGCTTGAGACCACCGGAGAGACCCGGCGTGGAAACGAGAGCAGTGCTCATCTTCGGTATTCCTTTCTGGCTCTCGCCGGGTCAGGCGACGTCGCTCGCCCAGTTGGGGTCCAGACCGCCGATGACGATCTGGGTGGACGACACGATCTTCAGCAGGCGGCCCACCGGCTTGTCGGTGATCGTGGTGCCCGGGGTGCCCGCGCCGACCGGGCACAGCTGGCCCCGCTTGGCGGTGGTGATGTAGGCGTACACGAGCGGCGCGAAGCCGGTGCCCGGGTCGACCCACGTGGCGGTGGAGTCCATTGCCGGGGCCGAGACCTGGAACTCCGCGTCGGGGCTGAGGACCCACACGGCGCAGGCGTTCACGCCACCCTGGTTGGAGATCTCCGACTCGACGCCGGTGACGCCTTCGATGAAGGCGGCCAGCCCGTACGGGGTCTTCGGGCCGGTGGTGCCGTCACCGACGACCGTGACGAGGTCACCGATCGTCTTGGCCATCGCCATTCCGGCGCTCACCGGCACGGCAGGGACGCCGTTGGTGTAGAACGCCGGGTCGAGGTAGACGGCCTTCGGGGTGCTCTGGCTGAAGGCGTACAGGGGCTTCAGCGTCCGGTGGTACTGGGCGTTGTCGAGCGTGGTCCGGATCATGATCCTCTTTCCCTCCTCCATGAGGATGAAGGTGTAGCGGCGGAGGGCATCCCCGAGGACCGGGCTCGCTCCCTCTCTCGAAGGTTGAGCGAGCTTGAATTTCCCGTTGAACAGGAAAAGACCCCGAAATCCAAGCCGATTTCGGGGTCTTTCCGTGGCGCTTGCGGACTACGAAAGGAACAGGTCCGTGGCGTCGTCCGTCATCGAGTGCGTCGAGCGGGAACCGCCCGACATCGGCGGCGCCTCCCGGCGCGTGGCCGTCCGGGGCACCAGCGACGGGTTGCGCTGCGACGAGGCCTGCGCGCGCTTGCGCACGGCAGTCAGGGTGATGATCTCCTGCTCGATGTGGTCGGTCGACAGCGCCGCGTCCTTCTCGATCCGGGTGGCCAGTTCGAGATCGGCGCCCTCGGTGCCCGGCTCGACGTCGTGCAGGCCCGCGCTGATGCGCAGCCGAGCCAGGCGCAGGGACGCCATGGTGCGGTTCGACGCCTCCTCGGCCAGCTGCTGTGCGGTCTTGCGGGACGCGGTCCGCTGGGCGTTGGCGAAGCCACCCTGGAGCGGGAACGCGGTCTGCGGGTTCATCGGGTCGCCGACGCGCACATCGTGCTCGGTGCGGGTCTCCGACAGCGGCCGCTGGGTCTGCGTACCGTCGACCGGCGCGGTGACGTCCTGAAGGTTCCGGAAGGCGGGGGCCGGGATGTCCTGGCCCGGGGTGTAGTTGGTCGTGGTCACGTCGGCGGCCACGTCGTTGGTCGACCCCGGCACCAGACCCGGCGCGGTCACGTCGGCGAAGGCCTCCGGCGTCTTGGTTTGGACGGTGCCGTCGACTGCCGGGACGGCCGGGGGCTCCGGGACCGGCTCGGCCGGGTTCTCGACGTCGGCCTGAACGAACTTCAGACCCATCGCCGAGGCGACGTGACCTTCCAGACCGGCGATCCGGGACAGGTGCTGCAAGCCCCGGGTGAGCCGGTTGATCTGGTCCTGCTGGCGCTCGGCGACCTTGAGCAGGTTGGACAGGTCCGAATCCTGCGCGGCGGCGGTCTTGCGCTGCGTCTCCGCCAGCCGGACGATCATCTGCTGCTGCTCGTCGAGAGCCTCGATGGCCTTACGTGGTGCCATGATCTACTCCTTAAACCTTCAATCGTGGCGTGGGTTCTTGGGCCGACGGCCCAGGTCTACTGGTTGGGCTTCTTCTTGCTCTTCGGAACAGGAGGCGCGTCGTCCTCGTCGTCGGGGTCCTCGTCATCGGCCTCGTCGTCGAGCGGTCCGTCGGTGGACTTCACCGCGACACCGGGCGCGTCCTGCTCGTCCTCGTCGTCGGGCTTGGCCTCATCGCCGCCGGTCGGGGGCTCTTCCTCGTCCTCGCCGACCTGGCCGCCCTGATCGGCGACCTCCGGATCGACTGCACCTTCGGCGGCCTCCTCGTCCTCCAGGGTGTCCTGGGCCTCCAGCACACCCTCACCGCACACGGGGCACAGGTCGCCCTCGGCGGCCCCCAGGCCCTCCTCCGACTCGCCAGCGGCCACGTCAGGCGCCGCCTCGTCGGTATCCACGGACTCCGGCGGTGCCTGCGGGAACTCGGTGCCGCAGGCCGGGCAGATCAGGGTGCCGCCGGACTCGTCGGCCATCTCGCGCTCGGGATCCGGGATCTGGGTCTGGTCGTAGGCCTGCTGCTCCTGGCGGAGGTCGATCTGCTTGGCCTTGTCCAGGTTCGGGTCGTTGAACGGGCTCGGCGGCGCGACGTAGCCGCACACCCGGCACCGGCTGCCGTCGTAGGCGTTGTCCTCGCCGCAGATCGGGCAGCTCTCCTCGCGCAGGGTGTCGACCTTCGGCGGCGCGACCTGCTCGCCATAGGCGGTGCGCCGGGTTCCCTTACGGGCCCGTACGAAAGGGCGGCGGCCCCGAGAGGACTCCTTGACGTACCCGGTTCCCGGGCCTCCCTGTTCGATGCCGTGCTCGTTGCGGAAGCCCTCCCAGGCGTCCTCGGCCTTGGTGCGCGACACCTGGCGGCCCTTGTTCAGCCGGACGTCGTTGCCGGTGGCGTTCTTCTCGCCCTCCTGGTTCAGCCGCTGGCGCACGAGCCACGTGGTGGCCTGCACCGCATGACCCGGTACGTGCTCGCCCTCCTGGTCGGAGATCCGCTTGCTGGCCTGGTGGTAGGCGTCCACCACGTGGTCGTATCCGGCCGAGCGGGGGATCGTGCCGTCCCTGCGCCGGGACGCGGCCGCCACCGGCGCCGAGCCGTAGTCCTCGTTGGACAGCCGCTTGCCCGCCGCGACGCCCAGGGCGTGCCGGTCGATGACCACGTGGGCCTGGTAGTCCGGATGCTCCGGCGGGTGCTCGTCGCCACCGTGCTCGATCAAGTGGCCGAAGTCGCGGATCTTCGGGCCGGACACGGCCTCGTGCATGTGCGCGCCGCCGAGCACCTTGTCCATCGAATTGGCCTGGCTCTTGGAGGCGAACATCCCACTGCCGGGACCGCCGATGCCGTGGCCCTCGTGCAGGGCCCGCGCAGCATTGTGCATGTTCCCGGCCCAGCCCTGCTGCGGGCTGTAGATCGCCAGGGCCGAGGCGCCCAGATGCGCATCCCCGAGCGGGTGGCGGGCGTCGGTGTCGGACTCCTTCTTGCCCGGCCGCACCGGGGCCAGCTTGGCGATCGACTTGCCCACCAGGTGCGCGTCGGCGTACCAGCGCTTGCCGGAGGCTTTCTCGTCCGGCGTCGCCTGGTTCCAGTGATCCACGATGTTGTCCGGGTGCACCGGATTCGCCTGGAACCACGGGTGCTCAGAGGGGTGGCTGTACCGCGCCGCCTGCATGGTCAAGCCCAGCTCGGCGAACTGCGGTCCGGCGTCGACCGTCCGGAAACTGCTCACGACGTTGATCCTCTCGCGGGAAGCCGTGCGCTGGAGCCCGGCAGTCAGGTGTTCCAGACCCGGCCCGGCAACGACGCTGCCGGTCACATAGGCCGTCGGGTCGGCGGGCGGCTCGACCAGGAGCGAGTTCTCGAAGAACTTCAGCCCGTGGCAGACCTCGTAGATGTACTTGCCCGGCTGGCCGGAGGCGAAAAACTTGCGGCCCTTCTGGCCGGGGATGTGCTGGCAGTACGAGAACGTGTCGACGGCCTTGTTTCCGCAGGCGCTACAGATCGAATAGTCGACGTCCACACCCATGCTGGTGCGCTCGATTTTCTTCGCCAGGATGGCCCGCGCGAGCTTGGGGTAGGTCAGCCCGTCGATCTCGTGCAGGCCCTCGACCCAGGTGTCCGGACTGCCGTCCGGGTTGCGGTGCTCGTGCAGGACCGCATCCACGATCACGCCGCGCATCTTGCGATGGTTCGAGTTGTGATGGTTGACGAAGGCCGGTTTCCCGAGGAACGTCTGCCAGCCGTAGCCCGGCCGGGTGTCGGCGATCTGCTCGGCCGGGAAGCCGTCCCAGTTGTCGTTCACCCGGGAGCTGATCATGCGCGACGGAACGTACAGGTAGCCCTCGCGGGGCTCGTACTGGAACTCGTGCCGGGCGGCATCCTTGATCAGCCCGGTGCGGGGGTGCACCTGGGCATCCAGGATCTGCCCGAAGGCCCACTTCCGCATACGCCGTCACCGCCCTCTCGCTCGTTCATTGGGCGGCCGGGCGGTGACGGGCGACAGTCAGGACGTAGGAGGAGCGCTCGACGAGGGAGTGACCGGCGCGGCGCAGCTGTACTGCGGGTTCGAGTAGTCGAAATTCGCCACCCGGGAGCAGGTGGACACCTTGCCGTTGGAGTAGGTCTGGGTCCAGCCCGTCGGCGGTTCGCCGTTGTTGCCCGGCGGGCCAGGGGGCAGTGCGCCGAGATCGGTGGCACTGCCGTCGGTGTAGTTGACGATCAGGTGTCCGTTCACGATGCCCACGCTGGAGATCCCCCGGCCGTCCTGACCGTTCGCGCCGTTGGTCCCATTCACGCCGTTGACGCCGTCCTTGCCGTCGCGTCCGACCACTTGGCCCAGGTCTTCAGACGTCCCGTCGGAGTAAGTCAGGGTTAGGTGGCCGTTGCCGATGGACGAGCCGGTGATACCGCGCCCGGTGTCGCCTTTGACGCCGTTCTGGCCGACAATCTGGCCCTTGTCCTCGGTGGTGCCGTCGGAGTAGGTGACCTGGAAGCGGCCGCCGACGATGGCCGTCGAGGCGATCCCCCGCCCGTTCGCACCGGTCGAGCCGGTCTTCCCTGGCTGTCCGGTGCTTCCGGCTGCCGGAACGGGGATGGCGGCGATGATGGCCTGCTTGAGCTGCTGGGCCTCCGCGCACGAGCCGGAGTCGGTGAGTGTTTTCTTCGTCTGATCGTCACCGAACAGGCACTGCTCCAGGGTGCGGTCGCTGAGCTGACTCGCTTGGCTGGCGAGGTCCTGCTTGGAGGAGACGGCCTGGTTCTTCTCCTGGGTGGCCGTGTCGGCAACCGACACGGGGACGCTGTAGATCCCCGCCATGATCACTACTGCCAGACCCGCACCGGCGAGGGCGCTCAGCCAGCTTCCGCGCCGCTCGCGCCGCTTTCCGGCGTAGTACTCGCGGACGAGGTCCTGGGCTTCGGGGGTCAGGGTCTGGTCATTGCTCATGGTCGGTCCCCTCAAGGGGAAGTTTGGGTACCCTGACACCGGATTGAATCAGAGTTCGTCGGTACAAGGCCGCGAGGTCCTCGGACTTCATCGCGGTCTTGCGGTACTTCGCTGTCTCCGCTTCGGCATTATCCGCCCTCTTCTCTGCTTCGTCGGCACGGGATTTGGCACGGATATTCTCCGTCTCCAGCCGACCGAGGGCGGAATCCTCATTTTCGATCTTGCCCTTGCGACGGCTGTCGAAGATCTTAGCGATCGTCGCAATCAGCGTGGCCAGGCCACCGCCGAAGATCGCTCCCAGGATGAGTTGAAGGTTCACTCCTGGCCTCCTGGAGGCGCCAAGGGAGTGCGAACCAGCTGCCACAACTCGATGTAGCGCCGGGCCAGCAGGAAGACCAGAGCCACGATGGAGGCGAAGACGAACAGGTTGCCCGTGACCACCTCGGAATGCCCGGCCTTGATCGTCTGAACCAGGCGCGCCACCAAAATCACTGCGTAAGCGAGATATCCGGTCAGCAGCAGCGTGATGCCCAGCAACTCCACGCTAGTCCTACGCAGCAAGGCTGCAATGGCCCCCATAGCCCCTCCAGCGGTCAGGCATGAGGCCCAGACGTAGATCCACACAATCCAGCTCACGAGCTGGAAGCTCGCCAGCGGGATGAAGAACGACATCACGGCCGAGATGCACATGAACAAGTACGCAGAAAAAAGGAGGCCGCGCGGCAACGGCTTCATCACCACCAAAAACCTCCTTACGTCGTGGACGGGGTCAGCTACCCGCGATATGCAGGAAGGCGAACAGGGTGCCCAGGAAGCCGACGAACGCCGCGACGTGGAACATCAGCGGGCTGCGATAGGTGGGCACGAATCGCCACAGAACGGCATGTAGGAAGATCAGCACCAGGGCGATGATGACCAGGATGGCGGCAAGGGACATGATTTCCTCCTTCGTCACGAATTGGGCATGAAAAAGGGGTCCGGGTACAGGCGACTCCGGGACCCCTTTGGTCACACTCCGGTCAGTTCACGTAACTCATGCGCACCAGCAGGCCCTTGACCGCCGTCTGCATCTCGTCGGTGGTCAGAGAGACCGAGGGGTCGCCCTGCACCTTGGCCAGCAGAGCGCGGTAGGCCTGCACGGATTCGGGGATGCCCCAGTTCGGGTCGGGCACATGTGCGTCGATGGCCGCCTGCACCTTGGCTCGATCCACGGAGGAGGGCACCACCCACAGGTAGCTCTCGATCGTGGCGCCCGGCATGCCCGGCGTGGCGGACGTCGTGGCCATCTGCACGGGACTGCCGAGCGCCACGCCCAGTTCCTGCAAGAGCTGCTGCTGGTTGAACGACTTGTTCAGGTCGAACCGGGCACAGTCCGGGAACGGCTGATAGGGCTCTTCCACCGTCTCGGGCGCGGTCGGGTTGGTCATGGCTCTCCCAGGTCAGAGGAACAGGCCGGACGGGTCGACCTCGCCGTTGAGCATGGCCTCCTCCAGCAGGGCGTAGTGCGTCCCGTCGATCTTCAGGTCACCGAAGTTGCGGGCGCGGGCGTCCTCGGCGCCCTCGTTGATCAGCTCGCGTTGCTCGGCCGGGCTGAACTCGGTCAGAGCCGACTTGCTCAGGTGCGACCGTGCGGCCGCCGCGATGTCGTCGGCGTCCGCGTCCGTGGGCATCATCAGGGCCTGCGCGGCCGCCGACTTCTGGAAGTCGGCCACGATCTCCGCCGCCGTCCGCGACGAGTGGTAGGTGTTCGGGGTGGCCGAGCCGCCGTCCTGCAACGTGATGCCGGGCGTCGACTGGTACGGGTCCGGCTGGGCCTCATCATCCGGAACCGGGTCGAGGTCCTCCTGGCTGAACTCCGGGTGGTACTCGGCGCCGCCGTCCGTGGAGGGCAGCGCGGGCTCCGGCTGCGCGTGCAGCGTGGAGTCGAAGGACATGTTCGTGGTGAGGCTGGTCGGGCTGGCGTCGAGGTTGTCCCAGTTGGACGGGTCGTCGGACGTGGCGAACCCGGTGCTGACCGGGTTCTTCGAGGTGGAGTGCTCCGGCTCGGACAGGTTGCGGCCCGGCTGGCTGACCGTGGTGTTGCTGATCGGGTCCCAGCTGGAGGCCGTTTTGGCCGTGTCCAGGCTGGCCCGTTCGATCTCCTTCCACGGCGTGTTCGCCTTGACCTCCGGGCGCAGGTTCGGGATCTTCTTTGCGTGCTCGACAGACCACCAGGCAGCCTGCTCATGGTGGTCACCCTTGGGGTCGTCAGGGTTGGGCACGACGCGACCGTCCTTCATGGACAGATCCTTCTCGGATGGGATCACCACCACGTGGCCCTGGTACACCCCATTCGGACTGGTCCAGGTGTGCTTGACGACGCCGTGCAGCGGAAACTCCTGGCCAACCTCCTCTTCGAACTCGCGGATGCCCGCGTGCAGGCTGGTGAGGTCGCCGGACTCGTGGTGGCCACCAGGCATTTCCCAGGTACCCGCCGCCGGATCCTTCTCGTCCTCCAGGCCGCGTTGGAGCATCAGCACGCGGCCGGTGTCGTGCGCTTTCAGGGCGATACCGGAGACCGTCGGGCCGGGAGTGTCTTCCTTGGCCGCGAGCACCGGGCCCAGCTCGCCAGCGTCCACCATGTCCAGCGCAGCCTCATGGTGGCCCTCCTCGACGTGTGCGGTCTTCCACAGCTCGCGCGCGGCGGCGTGCTTCATACCGGTCTGGATCAGGGTGCCGATGATCTCGGCCGGGTCGACATCGTCGGCCCGGAGGTGGGCCACGGCCACGGCGGCCAGCGAGCCTTCGTACGGGCGTGCGAAGACACTCTGCCCGTTGTCCGGGTCGTACTTGACCACGGTGGGCACCGTGCGCGCGGGCTCGGCCGGATGGATCTCCTTGCCGAACATGCCTTGGGACTGGGCCTCGAACTGGAGGGCCAGGGCGTGCGAGCACTTGCGGCCCTCGAAGTGCTTGAAAGCCGGGGACCGGTCGAAGGCGTAGGCGGCCCAGGCGCAGCCGCAGGTCCAGTCGGCGACCTTGTGCGTGCCGGGCCGGAACACGAGGATCGCCTCGTAGGTGTGCTTGTCGCCCTTCACCTGGCCGCCGATGCCGTCGTTGGAGGCGATGACGATGGTCACGCCGCCCTCGGCGCGGATGCGCTTGGCCTTGCGCTGCACGTCGGCCCATGACGCGGTGACTTCGAAGCCCAGTTCCCGGTCGCGGGCGGCGGTACGCAGGATGCCCATGAAGTCGAGGTTCTTGCGGGCGCGCCACTTCGCCTCGTCGGTGGGCCGGTGCAGGTCCTCCAGCGCGGCGTTGGCCGGATGGTCGAGGTTCATGTGCGGTCCCGCCGGATCCTCGTACTTGTCCAGGAAGGCTTGGCCGGACGGCGACTTGGCGCCGTGATCGAACATGTGGGCCGGGTGCTGGCCGCGCAGCTCGTCCATCATGGCCGAGCCGACACCCCGGCCCCGATCGCCGTACGTCTTGATCATGTGGATGGCGACGGTCGGATGCGGGTGGCCGTCGGGAGTCGCGCTGTAGTTGAGGATGCCGTCCGGACGACCCCGCTCGCTGCCGGGCAGGTGGGCGTAGATCTGCCGATGCGCCCAGCCCGGGTGCGTTTGCTCGTTCTCGTACTCGTACGGATCGATGCCGGTCGTGAAGCGAAGGCCCTCCGGCGGCTCCGGGTGGTTGCGCGAGGGCATCGCCGTGCGGTGGTCCATCAGTCCTCCGTACCGAGTGCCGTGCGCATCTGGGCGGCGATGCGGTGCAGGGCGGCCGTGCTCTGCGGCGTGCGGGCCAACTGCTCCGCGCGCTGTTTCATGGCTTCATCACGACGCTGCTGGCGTTCCGGCGTCATGACCTCGGCGAGATCGATCCCGGGCCGCTTGCTCGCACGCGGCGACGGGTAAGGACAGAGGTGGTTGGTGCAGTACTTGGTCTTCACGCCGTCCGGATGATCCACCCTGTCCAGATGATCTTTGATCTGACTCTTCAGGCTCTGCGCGCGAGTAACTCGTTGCTGGGCCAGCTCTTCATCCGAGACCGCGTCTGCATGGCCCGTACCGCCGCAGTCCTCGCACGTCTCACGGCGCATCCGATAGGCATCCGGATCCTCATCGGGGTGGATGTCCTGCTTCTCTTGGTAACTGGGGTCGGGCTCCTCAATGTCGTAGTGGCCCTTGCCGCCGCACTCCGGACACGGACCGGCCGGGATGGCACCCTCGGCCGTCAGCGAGCCTTTCGCGTGCATGAGCGCCATCGGGCCCGGCTCCGAGATCGGGCACACCTGCTGCTGCCAGGGTGTCTCCCACGGACACGGCCCCCGGTCCTGGGGGATGGCCAGGGACACGGCCGTGGAGTCACCGGGGAAGGTGCAGCGAGCCTCGCGGCGCCAGGTGCACCAGTCGTGCCCGGCCAGGGCGGCCGTGGTGTTCAGCGCTGCGGCAGTGCCTGCAAGTCCTGCTCCACCTTCGCGAGCGCCTGCTGCACCTCGGGCGTCTGCTCCTTGGCCTCCAGCTCCATGCGCAGCTGCTGGAGCTGTTCCGCGTTCGGCAGCTTCGTCGTCATGGATGCCCTCCAGGTGGTGCCCGACGGCCTGCGCGGCCGGGCTGGGATTCGGCGAGTGATGGTGCTCAGCATAAAGCTCGGCGACCAGTTCGTTCGGACTCGTCGCCGCGTAGGTGCCCACGTGGTTGATGATGTGCTCGCGGTTGCGCTGGACCCAGTCGTCCGCATCCTTGCCGTGCCCCATGCCGTGAAACGGCTCGGCGCCCGGGATGTGCCGGGACACGTCGTGCAGCATGGCCGAGCGTGCCGTGGTGCTTTTCAAGGATCGGTCACCGAATTGCTTGTCGTCCATGAAATGGCCGAACTCGTGCGCGGTGACATGCCCGAGTAGTGACCGCGCACCCGACTTCGCGAACCAGGGCGTGTCCGGGTGGTTGCCCTCGTGCTCATCATGAGCCAGATCGTGGCGGATGGTGATGTCGCCCCGGCCGTACATGCCCAGCGCGTTATCGGGCAACCCGGCATTATCGTGAGGGTGCTCGATGTTGACCGAGGGCCAGCCGATGTGGTGCCCGACTGCACTGCTCATGCGCCGGATGTTGCCGGACAGGTGGGTCGCCACGGCGGCCTTGGCGTCCGGACGCACGTCGGCGAGAGTGCGGAAGTTGAACCGGGGCACACCGTGCTCCCGGTGATGCGCGGCCAGCGGGTGGTCTTCGTCGGCGTAGTCGCTGTTGTCCTCGTAGCGGTGGCTGAGGTGTTCGTAGTGCTGGCTGAGCTTGTCGAAGCGCTCGCCGGGGCTGTCGTCGTGGCTCAGCAGCGGGAGACCGGACTCGCGGACCTGGTCGTTCTCTTTGGCGCCCGCCTCGTGCAGCGCGGCCGCCGTGCTCACCCGTGCGTCGAAGTCGATCAGGTCGTTGATTCCGGCCTGGCCGCCTGCGCCGGACGCGCCCGAGGCCGGATCGACGGTGGCGCTCGGATGGTTCGAGGGGTCACCGATCAGCTCCGGCGTCCACTGCGCGCCGGGGTGCGCCGACATGGTGCCGCCGCAGGTGGCGCAGGTAGCCTGCTTGACCCGGCCGTTGTCGGTCTGGCCGGTGAAGTCCTGAGAGCCGCAGTACGAGCACGAGTCCGGCTGGTCGGTGTCCCGCAGCTGCGCACCCTCCTCCGGTGCCTCAGCGGCCTGCTGAGCGGCCGCGAAGGTGAGCTTCCCGGGGTCGGGACGGTCATACAGGATGGTCCCTAGCTCCTCGTAGTCCTCCGAGGCCACGTGCAGACCGGCGGCCTCGTGACCGGACGCGGTGCGGGGGTGATGCAGCGCGCTGAGCTGGCCCGAGGAATAGTCGCCGCCGCCCATGCCGTTGTGCAGCTCGACCCGGTAATTCTCGTTCCCCGGGACCGGGCCGTCGGACACCTCGATGACCGTGCCGGGGTATCCGTCGACCGTCTGGACCACATCGCCGGGGCGGTGGTCCCAGTACTGGTCGTTGTCCATCGCGTGGCGACGGTGGGTCATGGCGGCCTCCTCGCCTGTTGGGCAGGCCGCAGCCGCCGGGAAGCAGGTCCTAGACGACTTCCTCGTCCCAGTCCTGCTGCCACTTCTCGCTCGTGGCGATGGTCACGTGCTTGCGC